GCCGACGACACGATGTTACCAGCCTGCCCCATCTGACTCGGAGCCTTCGCAGCGTTCACGATGTTACCAGCCTGCCCCATCTGACTCGGAGCCTTCGCAGCGTTCACGATGTTACCAGCCTGCCCCAGCGTGTTAGGAGCCGCCCCACCCAGCAATGCTGCCAGCGGCGGAGCCGGCTGTTGTGCCGCGGGTGGCTTGACTGGCGCCGGTCCGCCGCTCGACGCGATCGTTGGAGTCGGCCCTGTGATATTCGACGGCTTGGAAGCAGCCCCGGACCCTGGGCTCGTGGTCCCAGAGCCCGAGCCTGCAACCTGGGAGGGACGCGACCGGCCTCGGCCACCACGGCCTCCGCCTTTCCCTCGTCCCTTACCTCGTCGGGTAGACTTGGCTGTGGCGGTCGGCGACGGAGCAGCTGGTGATCCGATGCCAGCCGCTGCTGCTCTCGCAGCCGCTGCTGACTGATATGCTCCACCCATCTGATCCGGGGACGGCTTGTTCCCCACTGTCCACGGTGGTGTGGCGCCATCGTCGTTCAAGATGTCTCGATCGCGTGTGGCTTGATTGCGGGCGTCATGTGCCCTGACCAACGCTTCGTACTGCGGCGTGCCCGGTTTGGGAGCCGCCAGCTTCTCAAAGAGCTGTGAGGAGCCACACAGCGACTTAGCTGGTGCTTGCGAGCTGTGAGACGTTTCACAGCCGCTTATCTTCTCACGGAGCTGTGAGGCGTTTAACAGCGTCGAAGCAACGAACACGGTGCTGTCAGAGCTCTCACAGCTTCCTTGGCTCGCTTGCTTGTCTCGCATCGTGCTCAGGAGCCTCTCGCCGTCTCGGCCAGTGGTCATGCCCAACGATGTCAGCAGACCCATCACGCCCTCGGTCGGCAGAGTTGGGTGCTGCGAGGCTACGACTTCACGCAGTTCGCTCTCCACAGTCTTGTCCTGTGACCACGAAGCCACCTTGAAACCCTTGGCCACGCCCGTAGCGTGGTTGCCGTCGATTGTATTATTCACGGGATCGAGCCCTCCGTTAGAGTCAATGGGGTTAGCCGCGATGGCACTGCCAGCACCAGGAAACGACGGAGCTTTCTGGCCACCTGCCGGTAGTCCTATCTGCATCGGGCCGAAGCCCGCCATCTGGGGCTTACCACTCGGTGGTTGCAGGAACTGTTGCATTCCTGCCATCGCCTGTGGCATAGCAAATGACGACGATTGTGGCGACTGCATATTTGGCGACATTGGAGGCTGCATACCAGGAACTGCCGCTGTCTTGTCGCGGCCCTCCAACTTGGAGCCGTCGGGGAGCAGGAATGGGAAAAAGTCACGGATGACCCCTGCTGCTTTAAGTCGTGTGCTATCAAGGATTTGCCGCTTATTGGGGCTCGCAGGCACGCTGGCTAAGTTGCTGTCAGAGCTCTCACAGCCCGTCACAGCAGATAAACCAGGACGTCCCAAGGCACCCAAATCAATAAAACCTGCCTGTTTTGGCACCCTATTGGGGTAAACCGTGCCCAAAACACCCCCTGAATCCACTTTACCCCGCGCCGCGTATAACGTACTTAGGTGTCGTGTTTTGGCAAGTTCGCTGTGAGCTTTCTTCTCTTTCCGCTCCCTGTCGTCCTTTTTATTTGGCAATTTGTCGTGTTTCGTTCTCGCGAAATTGCTCGCGAGATTGCTGGCGCCAGGTGGCTTGATTGACGACGCAACAGACTTTACAATGGCTGGCGGGTGGGATGGCTCTGCCTTCTGGTGAGCTCGCACCATGCCAAACAACCGCTGCTGTGGTTTAGACTTTGCTGGCATCCTAGTACCTTTCATCGTGAACTGGTATGATCGCTGCCTGCTTGTTATCATTAGTGTAGCCTGATGACCGTCACTATTGCAACCCCGTAAGGAAGAGATTCATGTCAACACACGCAGATCAGCCATTCGCTGATGCTCCCAGTCCCGAAGCGTACGCTATCGCCCCGCCAGAGCCTTTCGCTCAACTCATGCCAGGACTGATAGTCATGGAGGGGGACATCCGCCTCGGGCTCGACCACCTGGGTGATGGTTGGAATGAAGTCACCCAAGGGTACGTCGGTATCACCGTGCCTGATGCTCAGGTGGCTTATGCTCGCTTGATCATGCCCGAGAACTTCTCTCGACTCGTCAATGGGACCTTCGTTCATCCCCGTGATCAGCTCTGGCGGAGTGGTGAGCCTCGCTGGGTGCCGGTACCGGCTGAGTGGATCGCTCGTGGCATGACCGTTGATGGTATCCGGGAGGAACTCGCGGAAGAAGCCCAGCTCTACATCTGCCGTCCTGACTTCGATGCTCCTGATCACCGAGTGTTGCCCATTCCGCCCCATCACCGAGCCCTTGCAGCTGCCGAACCGATCCGATATGGCGATAAAGCCATCCACGCAGGGCTCGATGACTGGCAAACTGTCGCTGTTGGGCTCCGTGGGCAGGAATGTGGTGAACCGTGCGAACCGAACAAGTTCGTCCGCTACTGCCGGCCTATCCACCCCCAAGCCCAGAACTGGTATGTTGACCTTCGACCCGATCGAGGTGACGATACCGGCCCCGGATCAGCCGTCACACCCTTCGCAACGCTCGAAGGTGGCCAAAATGCGATCGAAAAGGCCTCCCAAGACGCCAATATCACCGTCTATGGCGTGATTTGGGAGGTTCGAGGCACCCCGCTGGTCGCTTATGACCTCCCTGAGCCTCAAAAACAGGGTTATCAGGCCCCAATACTCGAATGTGACCCTGCTGAAGAGGCCGATCGAGCTCGGCTGAGCGCCCTGGCACCCAAAATACCGATCGAACCGACCGGTGCGGCCGAAAAGACCGCTGCTACCCCTAAATTGCAAAAAGAACACATCAAGGCGATGATCCAGAGCCTCGAACAAGCACTTCTGGTAGCTCATACCATGCTAGCGGAGATTGAGAGCGGAGAATGACCATGCGTGACCGAATTATCGACCTAGATGGTGCCGATGACAAGCCTACGCGGGCTGAGCGGAGCTACACCGTCTATTGCGAGTGCGAAAACTGCGGAGAGCTCGAATATATCGAGATCGAACGCGGTATTCTCATCACCAACGCCGTCTGCCCCTTCTGTGACTGCATGTCGCTCATCCGAGCGGCTGAACCGGGCAGTCTCGAAGAGTTCGAGGACCTCGAAGACGACCCATTGGACACCGGGGTGGACTTTCAGACGATTGTGGACTCCCTGGAGCTCCAAAAAGCGAGGGAATCACAAGAAGGCATGCCTCACATGCCGATCAGCCCGTTCGATCGCTCGGTAGCTGAGTTGGCACGGCAGGTACGTGAGGAACAACGACACGGGAGCAGGCAAGACGCTGGCTGAGACGCCAAGCGGTACTTAGAAACCACCTGGATCGGACTTTCCGGCCCAGGTGGTTCTTTTTTTAGCTATTAGTCAGCTGGGTCGCGAGGAGGTCCGTCCGATTCCCAACCACTCTCTCGCGGAGTCCTGGGCACGTCCATGTAAGCACGCGGATCGAGCGTTTCACCAGCTGTCGGGCGGCCTATCGCGGGATGTGAGACGACTTCTCCCCAATTCTCCCTACGATTGGACCTACACACGCCGTGGACATCCACATAAGTATCAGGCTCTTGTACAGGTCTTACCGCCGCCCCGCCTACCTCGAACGTGTCAGATCGCACATACTCTGATCCGGCATCGGCCATGAGCAGCGACGGGTCGTCAGGGTCCCGGGGTCGCCCGGATCGCGTTGGCCGGTTGCCGTTCTGATCCACGGGATGTTCTTCATCCCGATCGGCAGCCGCCAACACCGACGGATCGATCCCGCCGGGTCGTTGTGTGACCAGCAACGCCGGATCGACGCCATTTGCTGCCGCATCACGTGCTTCCAGCTGTTGAGCACGACGCCTCCGGTGCCCCTCCAGTCGATTGTCTTCTGGGGTGCCGCAACCAGGAGGTGGTGTCTCGCCAATGGCCATGCCCGGAGATGGCGTGGGCCGCATCCTGACCTGCTCGTCGTGCATCCGCTGCATTTCCTCTTCGAGATCCAAGCCGAGTGACGCCGCCCGGCTGCTAGAAGACATGCCAGGAACGTCCATCATTAGTGCAGAAGCGCTGTTGGCCGCGGAGAGTGAGGAGGACGAAGAGGCGGAAGAAGACGATGATTCGGCGGTCGGAGGATTAAGCGAAATCATGGCCAACGCCGCACTTATGTTGAAATTATAGGCATGTGCAACACTCGCGACAGCATCCGTGCCCATTGCCCGGTAGACCGCCCGGGCCGTCCGCACCAGCTGCCGAGCTTCGCCGCCGTCAACGTGGCCGCGGTCCTCAATGCTATTTGCGAGCCGCTGCGCCATGTCGTACGCCGCGATGGCGGCCGCTAGGTCTTCGCAGAGTGAGTCAGCCCACTCATCCTCTTCATTGGGTACCGGCGCCGGGGCGTCTGGATCATGCAGGGAGACCCCTGACGAGCGTATATCGAAGATGCCCTGTTGATGCAACGCCTCGTCGGCCTCAACAACCGCAGGTATGGTGGGAGCGGTGCTAGGTTGTGTTCCAGGCTCGTCGAGGTCAATCACACGCTCCTGCCGACCCGTGTCAGCCACCACAGCGTGAGATAGCCGTATCTCGTCCATCCACAGATGATACCCCTCGAATTCCAGCTCGGTCAAGAGGAGACTAGGGTATGTGTCAGGCCGCTGCCCGTGAAGCCGTGTGAATATCCCAGAAGCTGCTATGTAGGCCAGTCTCGCCGAGTCCTCTTCGTAGAAGTCACAAAGCGTGACGGTTTGTGCCCTCCTTAACATTATCGGGTCCGTGGGCTGCGGACCTGATGGTTGCGATCGCGCCACCAGCGACCACGGCGGCGTCCTTGCATCGTCCGTCTGCTTCACGTGCTCGACCAACTGGATGCTCGTCAGATTGTCATAACTGACAGTGCTGTCCCGCCTGACCACAATGAATGGGTTCATGTTAGAACTCCGTCTTGATAACTCGCCTGAACCTCTTGTTCTTGTTGCAGGCCGCTCGAACGTCCAGCAGCACCTGCTTCAGAGGCTGATTTCCATCCACGACCGGATAACCTAAGTTCTCAGCAGCCTCCAGGTAGGCCTCGCGAAGCCGCGTCCGCCACTCAAGGTCTCGAACCTCGAATCGATCGAGCGGCATCCCGCCACGCCCATCTGTATTACGCTTGCGGTGGATTCCCGTCTCCGGGTCGACGTCCAACACGATGTAGACGTCGGGATTGACGCCAACGAGCCTGTCGTGCAGCCACCGAATGAGGCTTTTGTCCGCGTACTCAAGCATACCCTGGTACACATAAGTTGACAAGACCCAGCGGTCTGCGACCACGTCACCACCGTCATGCAGATGCGCGATGATCCCTGGGGTAAGCGAGTGACGTGCTGTCGTGTAGAGCAGAACCTGCTCTGTCGGTGTAAGATCAAGGTCTTGATCTAAGATAATCGGCCGTAGCCGTTTTCCGAGCTCTGATGTCCCGGGGTCATGTACCAGTTCGACACGAGGCCGCTGGTAAGCTGTCAGACGACGCTTGAGCGCCTCTGCCACAGTTGTTTTGCCGCATCCGTCGATTCCTTCCACACAAATAAACAAACCACGCATTGGATCGATCCTCCATTTCCAATCCCCCCTTGACTAATCAAACAAAAAGCAATCGGCTGACACCAATCCCTTGGCAGTCAGCCGATTACGCCACTCATTGGCAAAGAGCCGGTAGCATCATGCTACCTTCGTCAGTCCCTTGACGGAGTCCTCCCAGCCAGTCAGGCCGGCAGTGTCGATGGAGGCTGCGTGGCAGGGTCATCCCCAGCACACTCAGGCGCCTCCGATTTATCACTCTCCTCCACAGCACACGGCTGCGAAGCGTCGCAATGATCACATTCATCATCGCACGTGTCGAGTGGCGGGTCTTCCGTACCTTCTTCCGCCTTGTCGCAGCTGCACGCCGTCTCGGGCAGCGAGTTAATCGCATCAGCTGCGGCGGGTGTCGCAACCTCGGCCGGTGGTGCTGGGGAGCTCAGAGGGGGTGCCGGGTTTTCCGCCATCGCTTCTACCCGGAGAATTGCCCGGTGCTCCTGCCCGTCCGCGTCCCGCACTGTCAGTTTGATGTGATCACCACAACCTGAGGCCGCTACGATATGCGAGCCATCAGGTTGACTGACCCCGGCGATGATACCCTCCGCAATTGATAAATTGGTGAGGGCGATAAACAATCCTTGCATTAACCTACTCCTTGTGTACAAATAACCTTGGCCACGTCGTGAAAATAGATGAGCGCCTTGGCACCGTCACTGAGCGTGAGGTACACTCCCTGCTCTTCATGGGGCTGGCCGGGGCCTTGATAGATGCCGTCCCAATGATTGTTGGCACGATCCGTCGTGCGGTAACGTAATCCCACTACCATGTTAGATATTGAGATAATCCGCTGGTCATGCGGAGGTGAGTCGTCGCCGCGAACTCGGAAAGAAATGAGTTCGCCGGCGTCGAACATCGCTTCGATGAGCGGTTCGCCCTTGTCTAAAAGGCCGTTTACCAAACCGAGCGAACCAACCGCAAAGTCTACTGATGGGTTGTCTACGATGGGTACCACGATAATGGTCTCGTGCTGAGCCAGCTGCTCATTGCACCCATGCCTCGCCTCGATAAGCCGCTGCATCGCTTGCCAGTCACGACGCACTGCGTCATTTAGTATCTCCACAACTTTCGATGCTTTGACCATCGGGCGTATCCCCCTGCTTGCTGGCGTGTGTATCCCTGGCTGCTTCAGCCCTGTGATGAACGGCTGCTCTTCGTGACGCCGCTTCCGTTGTGGCCTGGGTGTAGAGTTCCTCAGTCCCTAAGGTCTGAAGATGTTCGGCGATGGCCTTCGATTGCTTGTTTAAGATAGCAATCGTCGCCGGTCCTTCTTCGGAGACAGAAATGATGTTGTCTTTGTCGACCTCTTGAGGCTCGATCATAAGACTTGCTACGGTACCATCCGAGTACATGACACGTGCCAGAAGACTGACCGTGGCCACTTTAGGTTTGGTATTTACTGCTGATTCAGCCATTCATTCCTCTCCGTTTGATACTTAGATATTACATGCAGCAGGTGTCTACGTCAATAGTTCTTCGGCAGCTTTCTGTAATTCCTCCGCTAAAACTGCTCGAACCGTCGTAAAATCCCTGACGCCGGTGCCATAGGTCGTCATACCGGCGATGAAACGATCGAGGACAAACGCCACGTCACCGCCGTAGCTATTCATCAGCTCCCGTGTGGCCAGCGTGAACTCATATTGGGCGCTATGCTGCGATTGCTCCACTGAACTGGCAGCTGCCCGCTGTAATGCTCTTGCCGACTCTTCGTTGATACCGTGCAACGCTGTCAGTGCGGCCATGCCATTATCCGAGGTGGCATCCACAGGGCGTCCCAACCGTGGAACCTCCGGTGACACCTCCGGTGACAGCCCCAACGCCTCCAGCAGCGATCGGGATGATGCAGCTTGACCCGCCTGGGCGTCATTTATCAGACTCCTAACCTCTGCGGCTGCTTCTGCCTGTCGCTCGGTGTCTGGTGACGCCTGTAAAGCGCCAACCCAATTGTCCGCAAAGTTGAGGGCTGCGTCTGACCCGGGGATGTTTGAACGCCGCAAGAGCTCAAACACCCGACCGTGGGAGTTGGGTGGTGCGAAGTTGCGAGCCTCTCTCGCCCTTGCCGCCTGCCGCACAGTCTTCGCTGCCGCATTTAGAGATGGTTCATGGCCACGCAGCACCTGAACGATAACATCCTGCGCCACCTCGTGATCCTGCAACCCTGCCACCAACTCCGCTGCCTCTTCATACCTCGCTTCACGGCGTTCCGTCTCCAACCGGTGTGTTACCACCGCACGTTCCGCGGCCTCCCGCTCACGCACTATGTTATTGGCTACACGCTCCTCTTCTCGCTGTCTCGCCAAGGTCACGTACGCTTCCACCGTCTCCACAACGTGCAGCATCGTGGGCGGGTTGCCGCGTCTCGGCATTATATGCCCTTGAAGACGAAACTCTTCAATATTGGCAATGGCGTCAGCTAGTCGCGCACCAATATATTCGTTGGCCATGTGGTCATCGTTAATATCGGCCCACGGCAGCTCCGCCAAAAATGCCTCGGCCTGAGCCTCCGACGTTACGTCTGAAAGCTCAACCCGAAACATGATTTGACGCTCTGCGCGGTCATTATCATCACTGTTGTGGCTCATTCATCCCCCAGGTTGGAGTCGCCACCGTGCTGCCCTTGCCGCCGCGTGGTCGCTTGTCTGGCGTAACCGCCATACTGCCGTCGTTGCCGCCCACGCCCGACATGCCCGTGTCAACGTCACAGAACGTCAACGCCGTCCCATCCTGGAACCGCAGGCCGAGGTTACTGCCGAGGAAATCCAACGCGATCGGCGCGTTCTCGGTAAACAGCTCACGAGCCTTCGCGATGAAGTCGCTAGCCATCAGGATCTGCCCTGGCTTCTCTTCAGCCAGCTTCTTCATGACAAAATCAAACACGTCGCTGTACACGCCTTCCGTCGCCGGTGCGTTGATAGGGATGCCAGCGTCTGTGGGGTCAATACTCATCAGAACCTCCTTCAATTACAATGGGTCGCAAAACTTTATGGTACTCGAAACCGTCCAGCTCCTGCTGGATAACGGCATGCACCACATCAATGTCTGCGTTCGTGCTGCGATCCTTCACGTTCAAGCGAAAGACGCCGGGTGAGTCACAGACCACGGAAACCTCTTCCACGTATTTCCCTACATTATGCGTCATGTCCACGCTACGCACTGCACGAATGATGGCCCGTGCCATCTCCGTAATTGCCCTGGTAGCTACGACGTCACGCCCTGCTGCAATATTATTCATCGCATGCGCTGTGTCTTCGTCAGATGGCCCATCTACTTCTGGATCATACTCTTCGCTCATTTTTCCACCTCAATATCATCTAACTGAATAACGCGATGCTCACGCTCCACCGGCAATTTGCTGTCTCGTATACTTATCTCGCCATGTGGCTCGGGATCGAAGAACAGCTCCGCCCCGTTATGCACTACCAACCATCTAATCAGCATGGTGCCAGGGTCCATGCTCTGCACCAACACGAGCTGATCAGAAATCGGGTAACGCATGCGAACGCTGTATCGTTTATCCGTCACACTGGCAGCTTGTGCGAAGTTCATCGTGAAGTCGAACTCGCCCAGCGACACTGGCTCATCGTGCAGCCGCATGACAGCAGTGTGTAACGCCTGTAGCACGCATTGGAGCCCAAAATCGTGTGTCTGCATATTCTGCTGCTGCGCGAACAACACCGTTGACGTAAATGCCGCCTTGGTACTGCTTGGCAACCGCATCCCGTGCGTCTCATGCCCTCTCGCGAAGTTGGCGGTATTGCCTGACCAATGTCTTGGGATATTACTACGCAACTGGGACGGGTCCATGCCGGTCATGCCGGTAGGTCCGTACCCGGAAGGTCCGTACCCGGAAGCACCCATAGGGCGATCGTAACCTGAACCACCAGCAGCCGCACCCGGGGAATCAGTACCAGACGAACTATCTCCATGCTCAAATGACCAGTCCTCAGCATCGGAGTCAAGGTGGTGTGGTCTAGCCTCTTCCGCAGCAGGCACACCGACAGGCCCAGGCTCGCCTACCTCGCCGGTCGGACAGCCTTCAGGTCCCGAGGGCTCACCCGCTGCCCTGTCGCGTAACGCGTCCACCGTTGCACTCACCGCGTCGTTGATTTCCGTCATTTGTGACTCCACACCTGTCATCCTATCCGCTAACTCATCCGACCTCTGATGCCGCTGCCGCTGCTCCTCTCGTAAATTATCTACCTCTCGCGATCGCGTCTCTATATCTGCCAAATCTGCCAACGCCGCATGACTACGCCGTCGCTGTATGCGTATCCGCAACCAGTGATACACGATGAATGCACCGATTACCCATAGACACAGTAAAAATGACGTCAAACTCACTACATTCTCCCGCTACACGAAAAAAGGCGGCCGGGCGCTAAGCCTCAGCCGCCTTTCCCTGGCGTCCGATTCATGTTTGATTATCTGAATTATACACCAAGGAAGTCTGCGACGCTATCCCGGGTCTCCCCGGCTTTCACCGCAAGCTCCTGAAGACGTTCCAACGGCATCGGCAAGTTCCCCACCATTGCGAGAATCTTGATGCCGTCGCCCCCGCTGGCCGGGTAGACGCCTGGGAACACTGCGGAATCGGCCGGAGTAAGGATACGATTCATCATCTCGGTGCCGTGGTCCAGCACGCCAACCGTGATAGGCTCCGGCCCGGACCAAGCTGCGCCACTCACGACGTAGATGAGCCCGGCGACGTTGCCCTGGGTGAGATCGATCGTAGCCAACACATTCCGGCGAAGCTGATCACGGATGGGCGTACTGACGTCGCTCGGCTCCGCCCACTTCGTGATATTGCAAGCTGCAAAGGCCACAATTCCACTGTCCATGATCTTGCTGAAATCGGCCGGATCGAATGTCGTACCACCCACATCCTCGCTCTCCGTGCCGGCGAGCCGGTTGAAGGTATGGAGGATCTGAGCCGTACTCTGGTTAGATGCCGGTTTCTCTTGTGGTACTGGCACCTTGGCACCATAGAGCGTTTTGAACTTCTCGTTGTCGATGAAGATCACAGGGCTCACCTTGAGCTTGTTCAGCACCTTCGCCGAGTGGAGAATGTTCTTTGCGCTACGCTGGCCTTCGGAGTCCTTTGGCATGGCCATGATGACACCAACACGCGGAGGTCGCTTCTTCTCCTGCATGTAGCGCTTGGCTACCTGGACCACCTTAGCGAACGCCCCGGCACCCGTACCGCCCGCCCCAGAGAGGCAGACAAACACGTAATCCGGGTCCTCGCCCCAGCAGCGCTGGAAGAGATCATAGAGATCCTCGTCCTTATCCGCTACCAGTCGAGCCGCCGTGTGCGGATCTTTACCTGCACCCCGCGCCTGCCCCACATCGAGCTTGGCGGTGTCCGGGAACGTCTTCAGCTCGGCCAAGTCGGCAATCGCCGTGTTGACCGCACAGACTCGGGTGTACCCGATTTCCTGAAACGTCTTGGCTATCCGCCCGCCAGCTTGTCCGACACCCACAAACGCGAATTTGTAAGCTACCGGATGATCAAACTTGTCGGCGATAGTCATCCCCGTAGGGCTCTCAGGAACCTCTGGTAGGTCCCCAATGTTGAGATGGATGTCATCACTCATAATATCACTGGACTCCCTGGTTACTCCGGGACCGATGCGATCTGGGTAAGGTCAAACCCGTCGTCCTCGGCACCAGCATTTTCATCCTGAACGTCGTCGGCTGCCATCTTGTTGAGCTCTACGACGACCTCATTGTACAGAGGCAGATTCGCCGATTGCAGCTCGACCAGAGCTGTATTGTAATCATCCGCACCCATTGATGCAAGGCTTTCCGCCGTGACGCGAGCCTGCGAAGGCCTCTCCGAGATGGTGGAATCGCCGAGTTGTAGCTCGGCAGTGCCGGCCTGCGCCGGCGCGGGGTCCTGCGTGGCAGGTCTCGCGACGGTTGCCGCAACCTCGGCCGTCACGACCGGATCGATGACAATCGCCGGCTCCGGCAACGGCTCCGGTGTCGGTGACGGTGGAGCAACCACAGCCGCCGCAACAGGCTCCTTGGGAAAATGATTCGCGACAGGCAACGCCCTGGGTTTCGCACCCGCGACGCCGACTGGCGTGAAATTCTTCTGTGAAGACGGTGGCGGCTCTCTGTCCCGCAGTCGCTTACGGTACTTGATTTGACTCATCGCTAAATCTCCTTTTAAGCAAATATCCGTCGAATATTAGACCCAAAGGTCTCACGACGGAGGTGAAGGCCCTTCGACACGCTTTGCTGCAACGAATACAGCCGCTCCGTGTCTAAGGCGTCATTCCGAAATACATCATCCATGAGAGCATAATCAGGAGCAGCACAAGGCAACCCTATATTATTCTTCTCTTCGGACGTGTCAACCAGAATCCCGTGAACACCGTTCACAAACATCTCGGACATCGGCTGACAGTTAAATGTCACAACAGGTGTCCCCATTGTCACCGATAACAGCCCTACCATACAAGTGCTTTCCCAGTGTGTTGGCCAGAAAGTTACATCATGCTGACGGAAGAGCAGCGGCCGGGACGCTGGATGCACCCCCTTATATAATGAAAGTCGACCCGGGAATTGCTTCTTCAATTGCTTCAGTAAGCGCTTCCCAGGCGACGCAATTGTTGACGAATTATAAACCACGCTGAGCGAGGCTTTCGGACATCCCTCTAAGGCTCGTCCGGCCACTTCCAGGGCTGTCAATTCTACACGCCTCGCCACGCCGTCGTATATCGGCATGAGTATCTTTGGTGCGGTCGGCTGGTAGTCCTGCGGCTTCTTGCAGATTGGCAAACCCACGTCCCAAGGAACCACAACCACGTTATCCAGTTTCCATTGATAGCCGAGAAACTGTGCCGCCGCCATCGTTGGCGCGATCACCATGTCAGCTGCCTGTAAGGCTGCCCGGTCAGCTACCCGCGACTCCATGCTCAGCTCATGCCACAGCACAAAAATACATGTGCGACGCTGCTGTTTCTTCGCATACTTGACTTGCTGCGGGTGCGGGATACTCGTCCACAAGACGATGTCGCACTGTTGCAGCCACTTCGTAAATTTAAGGTCACGGCTTCGCCGAACCTGTGCATCCCACTTGTTCGACACGCGACGCGGTGTGTCAGTCATTGTTAATATCGACACGTCATGCCCATGTGCGACAGCCGAATCCGCAATGCGTAATCCTGCATAAGTCGCTTCATGAAAACAGTAACGGGTACAGATGCCTAGATTCACAGCTCAACCCTTGAAAGCCTTCACACTATCTGCCATAGCGTACGGGGGATTGACATAAAAACCAATGCGACCCTTGGAGCCCCGATGCCACGTGCGTCGAGGACGTACCAATGAAACCACACCAAAATGCTGACACACAAACGGCACCAATAACCCTGCCCAGAGTCCGTTCCGCGATGCTGCTTTCTTCAATTGATCATCAAACTTCTGTTTTGTATTATGCTTGCGCCTGAAGAAATTATCAAGCGTAGTAAACCCTTCCCGTGTTACGTACAAACACTGCGCGGTGATCCCGCCCTCGCGCACACGCTGCTTATCGCAGTTCTTTATTTTCTTGTTCAGATGCAGTCCCGAGAGGATTGCCAGCGGTTTAGCGAATAATAACTCATCCGCCGCCACCTGCGTCAAGCGTTCGTACCAATCCTCTTTGAATATCACATCATCTTGTAGCAAGATGACCCCAGGAGCATCAGGATATTTGTCGAACATGCGACAGACAGCTTGGCAGGACGCATTGACCACGCCAGCCGGCTTCTTCCCTAGCCGCACGACACCGACACGTCCACGCAATCCTACAGGTGGCTTCGCACTTTTGTTGATTACGTCAAGCCCCAACTTCTTCCACATGGCATGTTGTGGCCACTTGTGTTCCGACCCTGTCCCTCGGGCGGTAGTGTAGTACGTTCGGGCCTCCGTGGTGTCGCTGGCATCATCAAACACAGTCAGCGGCACAGCTTCAGGAAGCCGTGTCGCCGACAATGATCGTAAGGTCACGTCAAGGTAATGAATACGGTTACGTGATATGATGCCAATCGGCACCAGTTTACCAACTTCTGCCAATTCTCTGCTCCTAGTTTAAGTCGATAAACCTGCTCTGCTTACCGAATTCCCGTTGAATGTCCGCTTCCTTCCTTCCGTGATACCACGCCATGAGCTGCTGCTCCGCGGAGGAGACGTCTCTTGGCGTGTTCTCCTCCAGCACTCGCAACACGGGATTGTCGACCGCCGCGGCCTGCTTCCCATACTGCTGCTGCAACACCATCTCTCGCCCTTGCAGTGACGCGTCTCGTTTGATCTCGTCCATCTGGGACTTGACCAACGCATGAATCGTCGGATCTTCCTGCTTGAGCTGAATGAGGAAGGAATCCTTCTGTGACTCTGGCATGGCTATGGCCTGCTGGGCCAACGTGGACGCCGTGGTATTCATCTCCTCGACAGACTGTGGCTTGTTAGGCAGCAATGGCTGCCCGGCCATGAACGCATACACGGCACCCTGCGGGCCTTGCGGCTGACCCATAGCGCCCATCGGCGGAGCAGGCTGCCCACCCGGGGCAGGTGCGGCTGGAGCGCCACCGCCCGGCATCGCGCCGGGCATTCCCTGCATGGCTGGCATCTGCCCACCCGCGGCTGCCGGATCTCCACCAGGAGGTGGTTGAGGCAGTGCCATCTCATCCATGACGGCTGACTGCTCCATCTCTTCCTGCATATCCTGCGTGGCCTCGGCCGTGATCCGTTCTTCTTCCAGCTTGCGTCGCTCTTCTTCGGCGTACTCGATGCCGACGCTGGCGAGCCCGGTGGTTCGACTGACCTGTCCACCCATCATGAGCTGGAGCTTGGCCATCTGACGATTCAAGTCGTCCGCATGGGTGACCCGCTGCAATCGAGCGTTCACAGGTTCCCACGACATGACTTGACTGATCTTATCAACGAGCTTGTTGAGGAAGCGATTCAGATTATGTACGAGGTGACTCCAGTTGGCCTCAAACAGCCGCAGCGCGGCTGGAGCCGACTGAACGCTCAATGAGCCCTTGTAGAGCTCCACAGGGATACCGATGGACGTCAGCAGCGTATCCATGCCCAATTCCAGCAAGTCCTTCGGAGCGAGCTGTGTAGCGTCACCACCGAGGGCCTGATAATCGATCGGGAACGGCAAGATGTTCCAGCGAGCTGGATCTCGTCGCCGCTGCTTGAGCATGTTATTCACACGCCCTGTGAACGACCCGAGATTGATGCTTAGGACTGGGTCATTGACCTCGCCACCCTGGCCTGGGCGTGGCTGCGGAGTGATCACGCGGAACGGGATCACGTAATCCAAGGCGATCGCTTCATTGTAGCGATGAAGCACCTGGACGTACCACGCCTGTCGGAAGTTGGCCAGCACACGCGAAATACCCCAGCCGCGATTTCTCACGCCGGCCAAGGCTTGTTCTTTCATGTGGTAGACAACGTCGTTGTCAAACAGCAAGGCCTGATTATTCTGCACGGCCTCGACGATCTCCCAACTGGCCCGCTCCAGATGGAACAGATGACCCTTGCGCACCAGATTCTGGTAATCCTCGGGGATTCGCCAGATGAACGACGCGTCGTCCGTGTGCGGGTCCCACAGCACGTCTATCTCGTGTGGGTTCCATCGTTTGATCTTGATCTGGCCATTCTCGCCAGATCGACGATCGATATGCTCCCAGGCCCCTGTGTAATCACACTCGGGACATTTCGCGTTGAACTGATACCCAGTCCACGAGAAATTGAACATGTCCGTGTTGTAAACTCGCTTCAGCGGTAACTCCAGCCCGCAGTCGGGGCAGGCAAGATACCTGCGGAATGGGACCAGCAGACTGGTGAAGCTGTTACCGTATACCAGATAGTCCAGAGCGACGGTGGCCAGCACGTCCTTGATACCCAGGGTATCGTTGAGGAAATCCTCGTACTTCTTCTTCTCCTCGCGGCCGATCCGTTCATCTCCGTCACCCGCTGACACGATCTCAATGTCGGTCAGGAAGTATGAGATGATCCGAGCAAGCGCAGAACGATATGGCCCATTGGCCATAGCGATATACTCACACCAGCGTAATGCGTCCCTGATAGTCGTGGGCATGGCCGTGGAGGCCACATCACAAAACGGGTCAGGAAAACGATCGTCAGCGTGCGTATTACTCCCTTGTGTGGGAGAACTAAATAGGTTGGCCATCCCTAGCTCCTGGATATATTTTGGTACTTAGGAACCAGATGGGTCGACGCGTCCCGCCACTTGATCCGCCAAGCGATGTGTCACGTCGTCATCCAGATTCTGGGTCTGTGAAGCTGCGGTAGCCTGCTTTTCTCCTGGTCGTTGGACATTCCGATCTTCGACATCGGGTGTCTGACCCGGCTCTACAACGGCTCGCTTTTCCATCGGCGTACCCTCCTTCTGGGTTACTCTGGCGGCAGCGCACCGGTTTCCGTGATCATCAGAGTACAATGCTCCAAATGACCAACGGCGTACTGCACACCCGTTGTTTGTACCCGATAAACCTCCTCCGTACCAGTGACATTCATGGCCAACGGTGGAGGATTATCACTTTCGGCCACCGGCGGGAACCACCGAGGCCCCTGGTATCGATTGTCGTAAACGAGAATGATAAATCCAGGCTGCACGATCACGTCATGGTAATACGCCCTGTTCGTGCCATACCCTTCCATCTCGAAGACGACCTCGATCGTCGGCTGCGCCGGCCCTGCCTGAGCGCGAGAACCAGCTGGGGCTTCGTCACGCAGATCGATTGCCCTGAGCTCACGAGTGGGTTCGGGTGCTGGCGGCTGCTGGTTAAAGGCTGCCAGAGGAGCTACACGGCGCTGCGGGGCTGCGTGGGCCGCGGTTTGAAGCGTTGGAGCAGGAATCTCCTGCTGTACCGCAGGTTGCGGTGCAAACTGTTGTACAGCCACAGGTTGCTGTGCCTGCGGCGGCATCGGTTGAACGGGTTGTGCAACATACGGCTGCACGGGCTGCTGTGATTGATGGTGCATAACCGGTTGCTGTGCAACAGGTTGAGCCATCTCAAGCGGCTGCTCTTGCAACGCCGGGCCTGCCCCCGCGACAGTTGCGGCGATACCGTGCATGGTTGCCGCCCCTCGCAGTCGCAACGTCTCGATGCTCGTCGGTTCCGGTGTGACGTCGCGGGCCATAGCGATCCCAGCGGCCACAGTCTGCTGATTGATGTCGCCAAGCCGGACGCGTGAGCTCTGCCCGGCAATATGCGGATCAATCACGACCTCGATGTCGCTGGTTACGTGTGGGGACGTGCCCTGAGGGATGCCTCCCATCGTGGAACGTGGGATAATGGTACCATTCAACCCTGCGGGTCCGGGTCGCATTACGCCTGTCACAGGCGTGCCAGCAGCCGTACGCTCACCCGCGGCTGGGCGGTACCCATATTGCGTCTCAGGCGTAACAGGTCGGCCGGTGTCACGCTGGGGTAGAGGCTGTGCATCTCCATAGCCTCCGGTCTCTCCGTCGAAAAACGGGTCCAGCTGCACAATCCTATTGCGTTCTGTCATTATCATACCTTTCTGCGATTACACTGCTTATCTGCTCTGACGGGTAACAACTATAGCTTACCCCGTCAGCCACGAAAGGGCAACAGGGCTTCCAATAGCTAAAAAAAAGTCTACGACCGACCCGGGGTCACCCCCGAGCCGATCGCACACGTATCATTCCCATGAATCGGGAGCTAGTCCTGGGACCACTCCAGCATCCACAAGTGTCAATCTCGGAACGCGGAAAAACAACACACCAACGCTGTCAAGCCCGTGTGAAAAATTACACAGTGCATCGGCCTGGGCTGGTTGAACCAGCACAAACCCACGGGCGTGGGCCTCGGCATGCGTATCGAAGTCCTCGACAACACAGGCTACCAGTGCCATTCGGCGACCGGGCCATCGCGGTAACACCCGCGGTTTGCCATCATACCGTGCGAGCCACGACTCTACCGGCTCGGCGCCGGTATTGAGTTCGTAGTTAGACGGTGACTTCATCTCGCTTCTCCTCTTTCTGTTCCTGCTGCTTGGTCTGCGGCTGGTGGGCCCAACCACTGGACGCCGGCCAGAAATTGGCTGACACCCGCTCACGTTCGAGCGTGTGGCTATCGAACCGCAGGGCGTCCTCCAGGTCGAGCCGCGTGTCGCGATAGAGCACCTGCAAGCGGTGCATCTTACTCGCGAACAAGGGTTTCCCGGGGCTGCGAGCAGCCGCCAAGAGATCCTCATCCGTGCAAAGCGGAGAGAGTGCCGGCTTGGTCGTCTCAATATGGTGACGCACCAGCGCGACGGACTCTTTGTCCGACAGGACCGCAAGGAAGCGTGACGGGGCCTGAAGCGGCTTGTCATGCTCCACGATCGCCAAGTCAATGGCTGCATCGTCGAAGATCGCGGACGCCGGCCCGAGGGCCTCACGCACAGCGATCACCAACGCCAAGAGGCGATCATCTTCGCCAGCTCGTTCGAGCTCTTCCCGCAGGTCAAACCCAGCGGCTGCCGCACAAGCGGCGGCAGGGTTCGGGAACTCGAAGCCCGACATATCCCTGACGGGATTGTGGACCTCTTGCCCCTGAAGATGCCGATGGTCCTCCAGAACCTTCACGGCGCGTGCCACGGACGCGGGGTCCGCCACGTACCGATGATCGATCGCCCACAGGTTTGTGGGATTCTCCTCCGACTGCGGGGGGAGCCAAAGCTCCGGCCACTCAGTCTGAGCGAGCATGTTGAGCGTATCCCCGTGCATCTGTCGCATCTCTTTGGGCGACTTGCCCATGTGAAGGCGGATGCGTTCAACGATCGCCGGGGTCACCTCTGCGTCGATACTCGACATGTCCTGATAACACAGGAGGAAATGCGGGAGCTCCGGCACGACGCCGAGCTTCCAATTCTGCTCCGCCGCGCGGACGCGGGCAGCGTCCATGTCGAGGGCCAACGACACCCAGTCCCCGTTGGGGCGGTCGCCGGCCTTCACGCCATCCGTCGCGTAACGCGGATCGAGGATTCGACCACGAGCGCCAGGATGCGGGCCTCGGTGAAAATCATGCGACATCCTGACACAAGCGTAATCAACGCTCGCGCTGTGGACATCCAGTTGGGCTGTGATGCAACCCAGCTCAATAGCCTCGCGGCCGTCGTTCTCCCAGGACACCTGGATCTGGGCACTTGCCGTGCCGATAGGGACGACCGATCGTCCCTTCAGGTTCCACGTGATTCCCCACACGGGGAACAGACGCTTCGCCCGATGATACGGGCGTTTCGTGATCCGGGAGAAGTGGCGCTTGGCCAGGGGGTTGCTGGTCCTTGCGGACTTGCGAGTACGGGTGTTCGTGTTCTTCGACATCGTTCGGTCTCCTATGAGAAGCCATATTCATTACGATACCGGGACAAGTTTGCGTAGATCTTCAGCCCTGGTGGACTCGACCTCCTCGATCGCCCCAAGCTGGTCCCACTCAGCTTGAGAGATAGTTAATTGCCTGCCCGGCTTTCCCTTCTCCCGACTGTAAAGAGTCAGGAGGAGTCCACCGGGTACCCGTCGCATGCGCTTGACGGGCTTGCCTTCGTAGAATCGTGTTTTAGGCATCAGTTCGCTTTCATGGTACGGTCCTCCATAAAGTAGAATAAGCGAAAATTCGCACGGGGCCACGGCCTAAATGTGGTAACCCAAAACGTAAGTACAAGTCTTCATGTTATATGACGTGTAATACGCCTGGATTTAGCACCTTTAGTCATCGAACATCGGCGTGTCGCCGGTGCTGACTATCGCAGGTGGCCCCGGCACATTTTCACCATCGACAGCGTCACCGCCGTCGGCCGTCTCGTCTGATTCGTCGGTCTCTTCGTCGTCGAAGTCTTCTTCCAGCGGATCTGTCGGTGCCACGTTCTTATCCAGTGACGGACCGACCCAGCCGAATTCTTCATCGTCGAGCGAGTCACCTTCGGGTATCTCGAATAACGGCAATGCACCCAATGGAGTACGAAGGAATCTATTTGGTCCTCTAGTAACAATCAATCGCTGCCCGAGGAACGGGAACAAGTGACACGACGTACCAAGCAGCTCCCGCACTACGGTGATCAGCTCGGTCACACACTCGAACGCTTCCACACGCGGCCAGTCATCCTCGGGAATGACGACGAGATGATACATCTGGTCCGTCTGCCGCTGCTGGTTCAACAGTGCCGCCAACAACGTCTGTGCCGCTGGTGGTATCAACGCATCGCCCGGACTTGGCGCGCGGGGCGGCGGAGTCACGGCCGCAACAGGTTGCTCCCCTGCTTCGACTACCGGTGCCGTCTTAGGTCGAACCCGAGGCTTCGGTTTCGGCGGCATCGACGGCGGGGGTGGCGGCGTCCTCTTCTGCTGTGGAGACTGGGACTGCCCGTCGTCCTTCTTCTTCCTCGGACCCCCGCCCGTCAGTGGCGCTCCCACCATTGCCCCAGGCTCCGGCTTGGACGGTGCCGGAACCCGCGGTGGCATTACCGGGGTCGACACCTTCGCCGGTGCAGTCGGCGTGGGGGATTGGACCGTTTCGGAGGGCGGCGTCTGTTTGTTGTTGTCCGGCATTCTGTGGCTCCACGTAAAGTACGGTTAGCCCAAGTGTCACGCACTTGAGCTGGTACGGGTCTTCTTTACTCCCATGCCATGCTGTGTGCATACCCAGCTGGCCAGGGTGAATAATAAGATAACCTGTCTTGTTTACCCACTCGTTGACCTGGGCATCCAAGGACAGGCTTTCTTCCTTAGTCTCCTCGCGGGAGACCTCAACGAACACACTGGGTGACTCGCGTCTATACCAGCGGTTCTCTGCAAACGTCTTAGTCCGACGCAGTTGCATCTACGGCCTCCTTTTGTGGTTGTTGGTTAGCTCGTCGCGACTGCTGCCCTCGCTTACCAGCGGTTGATCGCCCCTGTCGCTTCTTGGCGAACTCCCCGGCTGGCATGTCGAAGTCAAACTGTACCGGTGCTCCATCCCGTCGCTGCACTGTGAACTCGCCGGTGTTAGCATTGAATAGCACCACGGCCTTACTCTCCGCCCCGCCAGCGCCGGTGGCTGTCAGATAAGCAGCCTTGACAATATGCTGCCCCCGTAACGTGACGGGCGTAGCATCAATAGCCCTGACCTGCATCTGCACATCCACGACTTCCAGTTCTTGCGGCGGTTCAATCTTGAATTTCATCACGTCAATCCTTCTTCGGTAACAGCTGCTCTGGCGACGGTGGTGGTCCTATCACGGACGCACCCTCTAGCACCATATCAGCCTTTGGGTCCTCATGAACAAGGGTTGGTAACCCTGGGTAAACCATCGGCCGGATGTACGAGAACGCTCGTGTGCTCGACACCCCGAACACCGTCAGTGGTACAGTGGGGATCTGCTCAATTACCGCCATCCGTTTGATCGCAGGAACATCCAGCATCTGCATCTCATAAAAGTTGACCCTGCCGTAGAAATTGGTAGCCCGCTCCATGACAGCTATGCCAGCCACCGTGTTGCGAAGCAGATCCCACCGCTCTCGCACTATCCCACATAATCGATGATCCCAGTTCACGGGTCGACCAGCACACAGGCCGATACCCAACCCCGCGAAAAATGGATCTACATAATCCAATACAAAAGGCAGCTCCGCCGGATTGTCCGACGGATGCAGCCTATTGAACTCTTCAAGCGGGTCACGGTCGAACCGCCCCGCCGTGCAAATGACAGCAGTGGTAAAGAACTCAAATTCCTGGGCCATCTCTGCAAGCGTATAAACCTTGCGGACTTGTGTGCCATCGCCGTCTCCAGGCCTGCCGGCATCATGTTGCTCCACCCCTTTGACAGGAAGACCTTTACGGCCCATCTGCTCCAGGTTGAACTCCGCCATAAGGTCTTCGTTCACGACGATCTTAGGTTTTTGTGGCTCTTCGGACATTACTGCTAATCCTTTGCTACACTGGGAACAAGTTGGCGGCCAATGCGATATGCCGGGCCAAGTCAGCCTGAAGCCGTGGGTCGGTATCGATGTTGGCATCTTGCGGCAACTCAATACCGAGGAACTGAGCCAATCCGTCGAACGGGATGTCATTCCGATTCTCGGATGGGATGGCCGCGTCGTACGGATCACACCACGGAGCGGGCGCGAAGGGTCTATGATACCACAACCCGACCGGAATAGCCGATGTGGGCAGCCCTTCACCCGCACAATACCGCAGCGCGTCCATAGCCATCACGCGCAACCGGTCACGAATACGCAGCCCGAACAGGCGGACCTGCACGTCATGATCCGCCGAGTTGCCGGAATAAAAGCCGCCATCGTCGAGCAGTTCAGCGATCTGTCGCATCGCATTCCAAGCGACTTCGCCTTCCGGCGTACCGAACCCGGCAGCCAACGAGAATACCTCGTCGCCAGCCTCATCCAGCACGACACAGCTCGATACCGTGCCGGCAACCGGGAGGAAGTGCGCTGTCTCTTCGCGCTTAGCTTCCTTCTCCGCCACTTCCTTCTCCACGCTCTCCGGCTTCTTGCTCCGTGTCGCCACACACGGGGCGAAGAACTGTTCCCAGTTCGTCCGGCGTCCCAGCGTCACTCCCAGGAAGTACCTGGGCGTCTTCTTCAGTTGGTTTATCTGTGTCATCCTTCTCTACCTCTTTTTGCATTTGGACAAAAATGTCGATGATGGGGACAACAGTATCCAGCACTTGCAACTGGAGCTCTGCCGGTGTCCCCGGTTCCGCCACCGCCATCTCCTGAGCACTCATGCCAAGGGTCTGGAGAACAAGCTCGGGACTTTGGATGTCCCAACCCTGCTCCATCTCCTGGGACAGCGCACCCCGGACAAGGAGGAATAGCCGCCGCGCGATGATGTCGACCATCACGAGCTTCGGTATGATGGGGCTCTCGGCCATGAGGATTCGGGCATCTTCAGCCGCATCCTCTAACTTCTTCTTCGAGAGATCCTCAAGATTGGCCCCGACGATCGGGGACGGTGTATTTTCTGACATGACAATTATCCTTACTAAAATCGTACATGAAAATCAACGATCAGGCAATACTCAATGCTATCGATGGCCTAATCACGGTATGCGGAAACTTCTTAGCGAACGCCTCACGCGCGGCGACTTCTTTAATCGCCCCAGCTTCGGTCTTATGGTACGTCCGTAGGAACGAACCACCATACGCCTCCCACTGCTGAATGTCAATATATTCGGGCCACTCATGGCCACTGATCGGGTTTTTGTGCCATTTCGTCTTATGCGACTGACAATAGCCAATACCGGCCATACTAATCTCCCAGAACTCGTTTCCAGCTTGCGTCGTAGAAATGGAAGCCGTGGGCCTCCGGGTACTCGGTCATCAGGGTCTCAATTGACTTACCCTGCAACCGCTCACGCTCTTCGTAGGTCACCGGCGACATTGCCTCGCGTGGCAACATCCGTAAAAACTCAAAATTACCGCAGACCCATTCATCGTAAATAAGGGTATATGCCATCCAGTCACGCACCACCGGCGTAAATATCATTGGCCCGCCCCGCAGATGGGGCATACCATTCGCAGTGCTCTCCCACGTGCTCGCGAGCTTCGCCATCATGGCACCCACCACAGGGTGCTCCGGTACTGATGCGATAAAACTGGTAGCCACGAAATCCTCTGTCTCGAAAGCCACCACCATCGCGGCGTCACACAGCAGCGACTCAATGTTGCGAACACACAGATGATCCGTATCCAGATACACACCACCATACGTGGACAGCAACTCGAACCGCATTATATCAGCTTTTTCTGACGGCGTCCTCGCTACGTCGTACAAGCGTTGCAGCCGCAACGGTGGGCGATTATTCTCCGTCCACAGCCGCGACTCCCACCCAGGGTGAAGCGACAACGTCATGTCACGCCACTCTTGGAACTGCGCTGGGAAGGGGTCATCACCAAGCCAAATATGGTGAAATATTTTCGGAATCATACTAACCACCTTGTGGTAAGGGTCCGTCGAGCGGATCGCCCAGCTTCGCCGCGTCAATACGGCGACGAGCTGCGACCGCGAACTTTTCAGATAACTCAAAACCAATATACTGCCGGTCGAGCTTCTTCGCTACCGCCAGCGTCGTACCAGATCCGGCCATCGGGTCCAGCACCACGTCACCGGGATTGGAGCAAGCACGAATGACACGCCCGACCAGCTGCTCCGGCATCTGATTCGGTGCTCCTTCAATCCGATGCTTGAACGTCCCGCAGATCCTCGGAATGTGCCAAGTGTCGGCGAACTCCGGGAACGCATCAGCGTCCAGCTCCTGCGGACGAAGTACCCACGTGTCGTCAGGTAGCCGCCCGTCAGGGTTGGCCCGCTTATCCTTGTAATGCAATGCTCGCGCACTCGGGACACGGATAGCGTCGTGATTGAACACGAAGCTCTTCGGGTCCTTCACGAAGTAGAGCAGGTGAGCGTGAGACCGCGTGAACTTCTTCTTGCAGTTGACGCCGAAGGTGTAGTACCAGATGATCCAGCTTCGCATGTGAAAGCCGTGATGTCGGCAAGCTATCTTCATCTCTGCCGCCCACTCGTCACCGATGGCCATCCAGAAAGAACCGTCGACGGTCAGACAATCGTAAAGCGCGCTGAGCCAGTCGTCCGACCAGTGGGAATAATCCTGCGGTGACATCGCGTCATCGTACTCGCCCTGATAATCAAAGCCGATATTATACGGCGGATCACAGAAAGCCAGATGCACGCTATGTGCGGGCATGTCCCGCATGTACTTCACACAATCGCCCGTGTAAACCTTGTTACCAAAAGTCGCCATTACTGCATCCCTTCCGAATAGTTTTGAACGCACATGGCACACAGGAACATCGAGTCGGCGATATTATCGTCACCCGTGTCGTCCTCCAGCCGCAAAGTAGTCCCGAACTGCTCATTGCAGGCTTCGAGCATCTCCCCTTTGTTCGCGTTACCGCGACCCGTTGCGTATTTCTTGAGTGTACCAATTGGTACCGACTGACACGGGATACCCCGCTCTTCAGCCCACACTACAAGCGTAGCCTGCAACGAATGGACGACCTGCGCCCCGGACACTGCCCGAGCCACCATCGCCGTCAGGTTTGTTTTCTTCATGCCGGGGGCTGACCCCTGCGGCGTGTACTTGACCTCTTCATAGCAGATCACGTCTGGCTCGGTCACCTCCAGGAAGTGCTTCAACCGGATAAGCCGGATCGACTGCGTATCCCAGTTCCCGATGCTCAGATTCCACTGCCCGCCCACCAGCACACCAGACGTCACCGGTTGCCCTGGCATGACATCACAAAACGTGACGCCGCAGTTGCTCGCCAGATCCAGCCCGAGAAAACGCTTATGTCTCGGCGGTATGATCGGCAGTCGCTTCGCATAGACCCTTGGGTCCTTGATCAGCGCCAGCTTCCCCTTGGGCAGCTCCCCCACTTCCGCTTTGACTGCTTTCTTTTTTGCCATCAGCTGTCACTTCCCTCCAATAATCCGCACACTCTTCACATGAATGATCGCGGGGGCACGGGTCGCCCTGGTAATTGTAATAACAATGCGAACTGCAAAATGTGTCAGACGGGTAGCTACTCCCTTTATCAAACAACTGGTCGCAGTTCGCGCAGTGAAAACTATTGTCTCCCCCGCGTGTGTCCAGCATCGGTCGCTGAAAGACTGTTACCACGCGTAGCCTCCGTAAGTTCCTGGAACGTCTGCAAGAGGTGATGAATAAGCACGCAGTCGAAACAGGCCGTGTGCATCAAGCGCATATCTAAATTGTAGCGTTCGGCAAGGCGGTACTTAGGAGCGCAGTGGCGTTCCATGTTCCACTTCACCCCGCGACATTGCGCGTTGTTGACTCGCCGCATCCACTCGTCCAGCGTGTCTTCTGGATACGGTGGTCTGCCAGCCTGTATGGCCTTCTCAAGCAATCCGGTATCGAATATCGAGTTAAGCCGCCACGGCAACAGATAACCCTGAAGGAACCGCTTCGTATGCCCGTCCAGCATCCGTCGATCAAATCGCCAAAAACCATGACCGACCAATAGGCCGCCCTTGATAATGTGATCATAGATCATCGTAATATACTGATGCAGACCTTCCACCGGTGGCATCCCTTCTTTGCAGAGCCTGCCCCACGGATAGTAAAACGGTCGACCTTCCTTGTTGTAAATATCCGCAAGCCGGATAAGCTGCGACTTTATATACCCGTGATCGGCATGTGGGTATTGAGACCAGTCAAGCAGCAGGCTACCCTGCTGCTTGACTTTACTGTTCTCAACCAACGCCCATCCGAGATCCACCACGAAATCCTTGTTGTGAGAGAACCCACAGGTCTCCGTGTCAAGCACCAAGTAGTCTGTCGGGAAATCAAAATGCTCCCCGAAGATTGCAAGGGTCTCATGCTCTTCTGGTGTAAATAACATTGGTTACGCCAATTTACTGTTGAAGATGATCTTCCACGCGGTCACGGCCGCATCCCGCACACGGCGGAAAAACCCATGATGCGTGAAAGATTGAATTAACGTATAAAGGGGCAACATGATCTCGATCCTGTCGTGCATCCCACGTAGATCCGTAGACGCCTCCTGCTGCAATTGCCGAAGCTGCTCATGCGCTTGAACCAAGGCCCGGTCGGCCTCCTCGTGCATCGCAGCAGCCCAGTCGGCATTCAGCTGCGCAGGGGGCGTGTCCTCTTCCTCTTCCGCCGGATGCCCGGATAGTTGCTTGGCCAGTCTGCGACCAGCTGCCACCATCTCAGCCATGTCGGGGGCTGCCGGTGACATGTGCCCATACATCGTGACGTCACGAAGGGCGACAAAGAAGCCACCCATCACCACCTCGCCAAGACGCTCGAAGATCATGATGCGGACAGGATGTGGTAAATCCAGGAACCCAGACTTCGCAAATGCGTCCTCTGGGCAGTCAACCTCGCGATCACGGACAAACAGGCGATTGGCCTCGAACAGCGCAGTGACGCCCTTTGCGAGGTCCTCGTCAGTAACACCTTCCGCGGTCAGCCAGTCCTTGAAATAATCAGACCAGTTGACCATGTCCAAACCGTGAAACACCTCACGAAGCATCGGTAAGTAGATATAAGCTATATCGCGCTGGGGCGCGTAGGGCATACCTCCTGGATCGCTTTTAGGGCGATACTGATGAATGGTTCTATGGGTCGTCATATTATTCCTCCGGGAAACCCAACATCTTGAAAGCGACAGCCTGAATGCCTGGAATCGGCCGCAGACTGTCAACATCGATCGGGATAGCCAAATCCGCCACGAAGAACTCACGATCTCGCAGCATAAATCTTAACGCTGCCTGCCGATCCACCGTTCTGGAATTTAGCACATTGTTCGCGTCTGTTGCGTGCATGCCGGTATAGACAAATTCGTCACTGGCGATGTCGTGCTGGATCGCCAATATATGCCGCGTGGCATACAGCGAATCCATCGAACAGTAACGAGCGATCATAGGCATACGTGCAGCCACGAAATCATCCATCGTGACCAACGGCTTGTCCGTGGACCCGAAGGCCCCAACGTCACGATGCGTCACATGATCGAAGTTATCCACGATCGGGCAATCCGCGATGGCGTACTTCTGATACACCACCTGCACGATCTTGGCACCAACTTTAACGACCACCGGCTTATGACTGTGATTGACCAGTCGGACAAACCACTCGCCGCGATAGTCGTCATCGATCACGCCAGCCAAGCGATGAACCTGCTTGATCGCACCCAGGCCGCCGCGGTCCCACAACAAGCCAACATACCCCTCGGGGATAGCCTGCTTGATGCCGGTGCGAAACAAGAACGAGTCACCGGGCTTAATGGTGATCATCCCGTTCGCCCCTAGCAAGTCCCACCCTGCCAGCGTCTCGTCGTCCCAGTCGCCATCATACAGGTTGGTGCAACCGCCCACGCAGCAGATGTCGTGACCTGCCGCTCCATCGCTTCCACGCACGGGTACCTGACCGTTCGGGTGCGTCAGCACCGTCGGTACGGTAATGTTGTAAGCTGCACTCATGCTTCCTGGTTGCTGCTCCATCGGAGTCACGGCCAGTATCTGCCGCTCCTCGTCAGTCGCATCGTCATAGGCCGCAAGTGCCGCGTCCCACCGTTCCAATACGGCAGGCGGCTGCGTGGCCCGGTTAGCTTCAGTGACATAGATCCCTGTCTCCAGGTACGCCCACACGATATTCTCGTCCACACCAACACGCAGCATCGCTTGCGCTGTCTGCTGCCGGCCTGCTGGTGCTGCCGCCGCTTCGGTTGCCGCAGTGACCTCCGAGATCGTGGCACCTGCTACGTAAGGACGCTCCCTCGGACGCAGGTTTGCCGGGCGGTGGTGCGTCCTGGGCTTGGTCTTGCTCAGACAGCACTTCTTGAACTTCACGCCGCTACCACATGGACATGGGTCATTACGTCCAACACGGCTGTGTCTGCGAGCCTGTGATCCGATAACCTGCCCTGGCGGCAGTCGGGGGCCGGGGTTACCGGCCATTGCCGCCATCGTCGCCATTCTCATGACGTCGCGGCTGGTTCCTGGAGGGTTACGGGGGTCCATGATATTTTCTTCTCCAAAAGGGTTTCAGCGAAATGGTGAAGTGAGCCGTACAACTGCGTATCAGACTCCAGCCCTGTGTCTTCGGGACTAATGGCCGCGAGCTGCATGCCCAACGACCGCCCGAACTCCAAGTTGTCAACCGTGTCAACGTGCCAGCTGTCTTTCATCTGCACGTTATAGACCGGTTGGATCTCTTTGTACCACAAGCCCAGCTTCGGTTTCCGGCACTCGCAGCCAGCCTCCGGCTTGTGGAAGCAGACAGCTGACCATCCGGGGAAAGTCAACGGCCCAGCGACATCTGACCTACCATTATAAAAGTGATGCCAGAAATAACTCTCTCGCACCTTGGCCATCAATTCGTAATAGGCATCCTTCGTGAACAAGCCACGACCGACGCCTGACTGGTTCGTGGCAATCACCACGACGTAACCTGCCCGTTGCAGCTCGTAAAGAGCCTCGGGCACACCGGGAAGCCATTCCCATTTATCGAATGACCCAACCTCGCCTCTGTCAGCGGTGTTGATCACTCCGTCGCGAGCCATCACGATAAGGCGTACGTAGGTATCAGGATCAAGTAGCTGGTTCCGCGTGCGGATCGAGCTGAATGACCCTTTCCCTCCCGTGGCCTGTTTTCTTCGCTTCTTGTTTCGCATAACGCTCCATCAATGTGTTTGCAATCTGAGATAGATCAAATTTCGTAAGAACCGGTGGTTCTAGTTGTTCGCTCGTATGCTTCGGGTACGCATTATATATCACAGAGCTGGCGTCCACGCCTAGCGTGTCACACGTCGTGCGGCCGCCATGCTTTTCGTCTGGTGGCTCGTACCCTTCAGGCATCTCCACCCATTCGCCGCCGTCAATCAGCTCTTCTAGGCCCTGTAATTCATCATGACTTAACGACTCACCATCTTCGTAACAATCATCCCACGACGCATAGTAACGTGGCGCGTAGTGAAAGTAAGTCACGCGATGGAATGAGGCTTCTTCAATAACCGCAAATGCTTCGGTAAGGCCAATCAGCTTCAGGAGCCACAACGTGTATTCTAACGTCATCGGTATGACAGTGTACGTGAAACCATCCAAATCACCTGACCCGCTCGTGTAGCCCACAATGTGCATCACTGGCTGGTCAGTTTTCTTCTTGTCCTCCGTCATTTAATCACCTTCGTCGCATTCCTCCCTGTTGACGTACTCCACTCGAAACGTGCCCAGTTCGTTCGGTTCGTCGACCATCGACGCCCGCAACATGTCTGCGACCATATCACTGAGCCCGCGGCGTCTGGCGTTCGCCTCCATCTCTGGAGCCGATGACATTTCGACCGACCACCATATCGCCACGTCGTGGATGCCCCAGAACGAGAGCGGTACACGGGTGAAGCCTCCGATAAAGCGGAAGCCCATCTCCGTGATAGCCCACATCCCAGAACGATTTAACGGATTATTCGGATTCTCAGAAAACTGCCGAATGAATCCATAGTGCCTCAGCACGTTAAGCATCTTGTTGTAAGCCTGCCCGTCAGGTGCGAAGTCGCGGCAATGCACCTCGACCCCGACACCAGCAGCGGCCAGTCGTCGCAAGATGGCAAAATGCCCGCTGACCAGCTTGTATCGCTTGACGCGATTATGAGCATGGCACACCGGACATACGCAGCCATCGCCACCCACCCGCTCACTCTCCACAAAAGCGCAGAGCGTCGGGTAAGTGGTTTCATCAGTCGGAATCATGCGGGATGCTGGCATGTTACACTTTCTGGTACTTAGGAACCCAGAAGCCGTTCTCGTCTTCCTCGAAGTCACCGAAGATCATTGGCTCTTTCTCGGCCATGATCTTGATAACGCGAGAGAAGACGTGCAGGATCTCTTCCTCGGCCGACTCTGAAGTTCGCATGGCGATGACGTGACGTAACGCACGGAGGTTGCCGGTCCAGACGCCGCCAGTGGCGACACCCATCGGGACGATACGCCGCATCATGGACGTGATCTGCTTCTTCCCGTGGAACTTCGAGTCCGGGGCAAGCTCTGCGGCCCAGAGGTCCATCAACAACGTATAATTTGCTTCAGTCTGCGCAAACGCTCGACTAAAGATCTCCCGTGAAAGCTGTTTTCGCTGGTCAAGTGTCAGCGACTCGACAGCGGGCGGCGAGTGAAATACAGAATCGGCCTCCGCATCCGCCTCACTCATACCTTTACGTGCCAGCCCGAACTGTGAGGAAACACAGGTCACCTCTTCGCTAGTGTAGACGTCCTCGCCCTTCAGCGAGTCCGGCACCCAGTACGGGATGTCGTCGAAGCGGATGTACCGCATGGAACCCTCGGAGATCGCCCAGCCGGCCCGGTGGCGGTTCATCTCGCCCGTGAAGACACGGGAGACGTTCTCGAAGCTGAACGTGTAGACGGCATGCTCCAGGACCGACCCGTGACCGCTGGCCAGGATGTTGTCCAGGTACGCAAGGTAATCCTTACGCACACGCGTAATGTTGGGGTTCAGTTTGGAATTCACCTCGAAAGCCTTGTAGCATCGCTTGGCCGCTAAGGCGATCAGCAATGCAGGGTTGGTCACTGCCCCGTCTTCGGGCATGTTGTGATCTTCGACTCCGATGAAGTCAAGCCACTTCTTCACTTCGTCCTTGTCTACTTCGCTTCTGGCGATGTTGAATACGCCAATTTCTACTGGTCCCGGCATTGTTTCCTCTGCTATCTCCGATTCCTCTGGCGGCAGTACCGCTCTTGCCAGCAGGCCCGCGCATCGGACCACCGGCGGAATCGACGTTTGAGTTTATCCATTTCCTTAACATCATCACCCGAGTAACCGCCCCAGATGTCGAACCACGCGTATGAGAAATGACTACCCTTGGGTATCTCCCACTCGTGTATGTCTGACTGGATGATCTCCAATCTCGGGTCAATCAGGTGCGGGCTGACGAGCTTAATCACGTCGGGTGAGATCTCCACGACCGTAACACGCTCAACAGCCTTTTCCATCAGCACCCCGCGAGCCACGACCCCAAGGCCTAGACCCGCGATAAGCACATGCCCACCTTCTTTACTGCAATGCCGTATCGGGGCACTGTTCGTCTCGATCTCTTCAGCCGTGTCAGACATGATGATCTCTTTGCCGTACATCAGCCGCGTGTAGTTGCCGGCCGGTACGAAACCAAAGCCCTTCATGGCAGCCCGTAGCTTCGTCCTATCCGACTCCTCCTCCGATACCGAAAACTTCTCGATCGTCCAATCGCCCGACTTCCCCTCAGGGATATGCGGGACTTGATACTTCAACCACCAAGGGTCGCTGCTCAAGTTTCTCTCCTTAATCGCTGTCGCTGCGCACAGGCTATGCAGGCCGTCGTTGGCTCTTCCGGGTCAAACAAGACCTCGGACTCTCCGCAGACGAGGCATGGCCCCTTCTCGTAAGTATGCTGGTGTGTTGCCGCACGGCAGGCCGCAACGCCGACAGCGCACTTGTGGCATTCATGCAACCACCCATGCGGGCAATACTCGCCAACGCGTAGTCGCAAACGTAACACGTGCTTGCGATTCCACGCAATCATTGAAGTCGAGCATTTCACCTCATGAAACTCAGGAGATCCGTGGCTCTTAGCCGCCTCAATGCGACCATAGAACCGCAAGCCTAGTAATTGCATCGCGTGGCTGAAGGGGAACTTCCCATACGATCTGGAAAATCCCACCTGTCTCGCCACGAACCTTATCACGTTAGGCCGCCAGAACACCCGTACCTTCAAAGGGCAAGATGACCCAGCCAACACGCGTATCGTGAACTCAGTTCCCGTCTTATGGTATTTGTTCTTCGTGAACACGCCACGAAGTACCTCAAGCGGCACCCACTCGTCACGCTGTTGTGACGCCCAAGGGAGCACCGAATGACCAGCACGCAATCTCGCTATGTTACCCGATAGCCGCCAAGCCAATCTGTAGGCCTCGACATCGCTTAACGGATAACCCGCGAGGTACCGTACCGATTCGTACACTGCGTCATATCCAGCACCACTCGGCAAGCGCCGCTGAAGTGCTCGTGCTAACGCATCTACACGTGGTCCCTCCAGCGTCTCGCCGACAAACTGATCAAGCACGGTGCTCATTAAAACCTCGCGACGCCTGAACACGTCTGACAGGTTATACCGTGTATTTGCCATCAGCGTGTCTTCAACCCCAGGGGTCCAGCGTGCAGTGAGACGGCGTTATCCTTCTTGGGTTTTACCACCGCCGTTTTCTTCTTTGCAGCCTTCTTCTTGGCCGTCTTCTTGACCGCCTTCTTCTTTGCTGCCTTCTTTTTGGCCATCAACAGCCTCCTCCGCAATACGAAATTCACCAGCGCCGCACGCCGAGCAGTAGCCTAAGACATTCCGCTCGACGTCGCACCGGTTACAAAGATAAATACTCATTACGTCCCTGCCATTTACGGAATCGGTGTGGTGGTCACAGGCTGCGACGGCGGCGGACTCACGGGCGGCTGCGGCGCAGCAGGAGGCACGGCCGGCAACCCGTCCACTGCTGCCAGCGCCTGATTACAGTGCTCTGCCGCGATGCCTGCGGTTGCGTGAATCTCGTGCCACGTACACGCGATCTGCTGTCCGAGAAAGTTCACACCCTGTGATACCCGCTCCAGCAATTGTGCTTCCTCGAACATCGGAACCGGGATAGTCGTGCCGTCCTCGAACAGCATCTGAAATCCGATGCCGCTGACATCCACGTCCTGCCCAGACGTCAACTGCTCGTGCAGCGCGCGGGCGTGTTCGTACGCTGTGGACTGCTTCGCCGCAGTCTCCAACAGTGCCACGATCTTGAATCGACAATCATTCAATTGGCTCATTTGTCTGATACTCCTTGTTATTGTTTCCGTAATAAAACAGCGAAACCGACGTAATACTGCCACAGCCGTTCTTGCTGCGCTTCGTCAAATACATCATTGACGGGATAACCTGTTGCAATGTGCAACCGCTCAACGCGGCGATCCAAGCTACCGAAACACCCGCACGCCAGCTGGAGCATAAAGCCCAGGGCTAGGTCAGGTTGACACGGCAACAGATACGGGACCAGCGGCACAAACACCCGCGAGTCCCGTTTGGATATTCGCCAGTCAGGCGGCTCCGTAAATGAAATAGCCCCGTGCGGCACGTACCAATCCTCCCCCGCCTTCCGTTCGACGGTGTCGTACGGTACGAACGCTAGACCGGGGCTCGTCTTACGCGAGTGGTGAAATAGTTCGCTCGCAGCTAGATCTACTCTGTTATAGGTAAGTTCCATCAGCTCACAATTCAACAATGCGTCGCGGCGGCATTACCGGCGGCGACTGGATAATAGCTGGCGTGCCAGTAGCTTCATGCAACGTGGCCGCTACGCCCGGATCAAAATCAGCGCCGCACGGGGGCTGATCAAATCCACGGCGCGTGGCTGCCCCTTCTCGCCCTAGTGTGTCCGCGTTGACCCGCACACCTGTCTTGAAATTGCAGACCCTCGCGTCCTGCTGTCGCATCATCTCACCAAGCATGGTATCTCCACCTCGGTGATCCAGTGCCTTCCACGGATAACTCCAGCGATACAACCACTCGGTGCGGATGGTCCACCAGCCGCCTGTGATAAACTTGATACGACCAAGGTTGACCGGCTGGCCGTTATACCACGGCTGGGCTTGCACCCACTCACGCTGCTGCCCCTGCCAGTCGATCGTGTAGACCGAGCCGAGCATGTCCGCGTTGACCATAGACTGCTCCACAAGGTGCAGCCAATAGTCCTTACCCGGTGCGCTGAGCTCATAACCGGTCAGGTACGAGTCATCATCAAACCACATGAAATACGGCGTCTCGACCGGCTTGATACCGTGGACCATCTGCCGCATCATCGGATACTTATGGATGTTCTCGCTGGATTCCCAGATGCAGTCATCCGGCACCCACGATTTCACCCAATCGGCTACGTCATCAGATACCTGATTGAGCCCTACCCGAAGATTCAAATGATCCTTGTCGACCGTGCTAGCAATCGACGTCAGGCACCGCTCCGCAAGTCTGGGGTTATCACCGTAAAGCAGCACCCCGATAGTGAATTTGTCCTGCATAGAAGGCACTCCTATTCTTCTTCGATCTGGTACACCTCAAGTACACGAACAGGCTCAGCAAGCTGATCAAATACCAGCTCCAACGCTGGATTGCTTACTTGCCCACCCAGAATCTGCCGCACGTGCATCAAGAAGGCGTCACGAGCACGCGGCGTCTTGAACACCATGCGAACAGACGGCAGCGCTGTGGGCTGCCCAACTATCTCCGCAGGTACCGTAGTCATGTTCCACTCGCCCTTCTGCAAGTACAGAACATGCGACAACACGCCGCCAGCAGAGTAACACAGAAATTCCGTGTTCTCCGTAACCACTGGGCTGCGCCCGAAAAAATGCGGGATACCCGCCGGTACGGCCGCCATTGCTTGCACTTCCTCCAACGGTATGCGATGCAACGGGGCCCAGTGGTCTTTACTGCGGTCGTTCTGGTCATCACCCACCTTAGCCTCTAAAACGGCTACGGTGGGTTCAATGACAACGGGGTAATCTACTAATGTAAATACCAATTGACTGTTTCCTAAAATAAGCTACTTATGTAGAAACCGCAGCTGCCTTGCCGCGACGTTTCTTCGAGCTTGGTTTTTTACTATCCAGGTCGATCTGACGTGGCTCTTTACTGCCCTTCTCCGCCTGGGTTTCTTCTGCGGCCTGCCGCTGTTGCAGCACGGCATTACCGTGCTCAATCACGCGATCAAGCATATCGCCGTTTGCTGTTGTAGCTTCGCCGATCAGGAACATCAGCGTGCGGACCTCGGCAAGGTCGTCTATCAGGTCCTGATCCAGATCATCCGGTGGAGTGTTCAGCACATTCGTGAAGATATTGTTGGTATCTTCCTCTTCGCCGTCACCATTCCAGATCGAATCATTCTTACGATTCCACTGCTGGCTCAGCGTGAGCATCTGCCGCACCTGCGCTGCCAGCGTCTTCGGAATCGCGTGCTTCCGGCCGTGTCCAACCGCTCGCTCCTCCCGCTTCTTGATCGCGTCATGCAACGCACCGGGGTCCCACATTTTATCGGTGGCCTCCCGTGCGTATTTCTCCCGCTCCTCCTGCGATGCCAGCGTGAGAAGATAGGACACATGCCCCCAGTGAAGCTGATAACCTGTGGCATCATTCTTCATGCTGATCAGTATCTCCAACGCCTCCTCGTCGTACATCTTGGCGAAGGCTGCGGACTTCCGTAACGTGCGGGCCTGCGTAGATAACGCTTGTTCGATCAACCGCAGTCCCGGCAGTCCGTTGTGTCCGAGATACTTTGTCGCGTCGCCATCGATCTCTTTACAGATCTTCCCAATCTTGTAGTAGTAACGCAGATTCTCCGCACGTAGATCGTTGACCTGCTTCTCGATCTGATTGAACTTCCGCTTCAACGGTTGATTCATCTGCTCGATTGCGGATTCACGTTGCTCGATCATCTTCGATGGCGTCACATCCATCGCTTTTTTGCGTTTCTGCTTCGCGTTCGGTGATTGCCGTCCCATATCTAAAATTCTCCTTAAATGAGGAAACGACCTATCAACATGTCAAACGCTGCCTGCTCAATCTTCTCGCGACGGGATAAATCCACCCCGCGAGCTAGCCGCAACGTCGGCACAAATAGATCTAGTAACGTACGACTGGCCAACAGTCGTCCCGGATGTTGTAATGGACTACGCAAGCCACTATCGTTTCCGATAGCCAGCCCCTCCTCGACAATCTCTTTTGCCAAGTTATGCGGTATGCCCACGTGACTTACTGAATGAATCAGTTTACTAACGGCAGCCTTCCTGACCGAATTCCTCATCCCTGTTGTAAATCCAAGACTCGTGGTATCGAGCTTCTTTACGCCGCTAAGGATGTCCGCCTCCGGTATATCGTTGTCCGCTACCGTGGTGAACATCTTCCCAAGACGACTAAGAAAATCTTTACCAGTGTGTGTAACCCTGCCGCCAAAACGCTTATATGGTCCAAGGCATATACCCTTGGGTGTGAATATCGACAACGTCCCGCGAACTGACGTTCCTGTGGCTTCGCCGTTCGTAAAATAATACCCGTAGGACATTGGCCACCGCTCGCCACCGACACTAGGGTTGAACATCGGCGCGCGGTTACGAAACCACACGGCAAAACGCCGCCCCAATAACTGAGCAGCGTACATTTCAACATCCGGCCGATAAGACTGCAACGTACCAACCGCATCATTGTACAACGTCATGTTTTCCAGATACTGATGCTTCTGCCCCACGAGCCCTTCTATCGTATTCTCTTCCTCATTACGGATCATACGATGATAACGGAACAACGGGAAACGTAAATCAACCAACTTATTCCATAAGTCGATCGCAAGACGCCCATCCACCAGATCCTGCCGCTCGTCGGGGAGCGGCAAGGACCCAGAGATTTCAGGCAAAAGTTTACTTAATCCAGGTGCGATAATCTGTGCCGTCTGCGCGAAAGCAGAAGAAGTGAACCGGTACCTACCACCCACCTTGCCGTCATCATCCAGCTGAAACTCACGCTCCGTGTGTACCGGATGCACAGTGGTGGCTAGGTCAAGATCGCGCAGCGTGTCTATCAACAGCTCACGATCGCCACGACCAAATGTCGTAGCAGCGTGCCGCACAAATAATGACCTGCTGCAACCAGCTCTTACTGTTAGTGGGGTTGACACAACTCTACTGCCCAATCTGCTCCAACCGTGTCCATGTAACTGCGTAACGACTCGATCACGTAGACAACCTGCGGGCTGCCGTACGGACGGATCAGCCGCGTCTCCGCATGCTGCCGCCGTTCTGGATCAACCACCATCATTCCCTGAATAGGCTGATTATGTAATACCATCGAAGCGCTTTGATCCGCTCCGGGGGCATTGAACACAAGGGCACAGCGATCGGCGTGGATGTCCCAATCCTCGGCCGCTGCCACCTTCTTATACTCGCGAAACCACGGGAGCTTCGCAAAACCTGCACCAAACAATGCAGTCCATCCAATCTTCGAGCCCGACGTGAACGCGAGCTTCGATGAAGCCATCTGTGCAGGGAACGCTGGCACGTTCGCACGCAGCCACGCAAAATCCAATGCGTTGCTGCCAGACATGTGCTCAGCCTGCTTCTTTTCCACACCCACGCGAATTTCCACGCCAGCATATCGCAAAAGCTGCTTGACAATTCGCTCCTCAAAACGGGCTTGTCTAGTAGCCTCGGTCGCCTCTTGGACCAATGGGTTATCACGCATATTATTAAAAAGATTGTCGACGCCACTCATGTACAGCGTACTCCTTATTCGTCAACATCGAGACCGTCAGCTTGTCCAGCAGCAACCGCCCGCTCTTCGCTGGTCGGTCCCACTTCTTCCTCACTGGCCTCAGGCGACGTTTCATCGCGCTCCATTGCAATTTCTGGTAACACTTCCACGTCCTTATACAGATCCGCCGCAGCAACTGCTGCCTCTTCCTTCGCGGTCTCCATTAGGTCCCGATAATCTACACCGGGTTGGAATGGTCGACGACACGTGATGCCGAGCACCTGATACATCTGTGAAAGCAGGTCAGGCCGCTTCTCGATCGCCGCCCCGAGTATTCGATACGGCTGCGGATCACTTTCCGGGATACCGAGCGTCCGTGACCAACCCAGCCGCCGGCTTCTGGACACGTTGACATCACAAATATCCATAAGACGCTTGTAAATCGTCTTCTTACCCTTAGCGTTCTCGAAACTGATCAAGAGGTCCACAGTGGACGTATCCCAATCCCACGCCGTCTGCTGCTTGATAGTACCAGTTCCATCATCGGCGTACCACCACAACATTTCAGCCGTAATTGATTTACGACTCGGCCCGAGGCTATTCTTCTTACAGATAAGCCTGAGACGCAACCCGCCGTACTCCAGCAGGTCAATGTCGCACTGGGCTGCTCGTCGCATCTCGATCTCGAACGACTCCATGAACTTCACAGCTTTACCACCAGGGATACTCGCCGTTGGTAGTCCTCGCTGATCAGTGCCGGGCTTCAAGTGGTTCGTCCCGACCACCGAGAAAGGATACCGCTTGATCCGATCAGGCATCGTCCGCATGTAGCGAGCGATCAAATTCGCAGCCAATGCGTACCCCCGACTAGCGTGCCCTGACGCCTGCACGGCTTCAATCTCCGCTAACGGCGCGGTAGCCATCAACGAATCGATACCGAAAATGACCGGAATCGTACGACCCGGCCCAGCTGGGTCATCCTGTTGCTTGATTGCCATATCGACAAACGAAGTGAGCACATCTTGCCATTGTTCGAGATAATGGGTCGGAGCTACGATCAACCGTGACAACCACGAGGGGTTCCACTGAAGGATAGACTGACGAAGTTCAGGACTGTCCTTGTTCTCGTTCTCTGCCAAGACGGCCCCGCCGCCGTATACGGCATGCCAACGGAACATCTCATAAAGCAACGCAGACTTGGCTGAACCCTCTTCACCAGTGATTTGAGTAATCCGCGAAAGCGGAAAAGTAGTCGATTGAAATAGGTAACGCAGGCAGAGTGCCGGTAATGGCAGTCCCACCAACATTGCCTCGGCTTCGCTACCGATGCTGATGTCCAGCCCTAAGTCATGCTGGGCCTTATCTTGCATCGCAGAGAATAAACCGTCGAGATTCGCATCTCGCTGTTCGCCGGTCCACATTTGCTGTGTCCGGCTGCTACGTCGCTTAGCCATGTAACTTCTTTCCGCCAAGAAGGTGATGCGTCAAAACGCAAGGTAAAACGAGCCCGACCACAAGGGCCGGGCTCGTCATTCATTCTAAACCAATAACCGCCCGACGTCTACTGCTGGGGTGGCGGCGGCGTCACGCCAGCGGCGGACTGTGCCGACTGAAGCGCCAACTGCGCCCTGGTCATCTGCTGACCAGTGACAGGAGCTCCGGGTGGTTGAGCGAACCCACCTGCTGGCGGGGTCGGCACTTGCGGAGCCTGCTGGGCCGGTGGGGCCTGCTGGGGCACCTGTTGCATCGGCGGAGCCTGCTGAGGCACCTGTTGCATCGGCGGAGCCTGCTGAGGCACCTGCTGGGGCACCTGTTGCATCGGCGGAGCCTGCTGCGGCACCTGTTGCATCGGCGGCTGCGCCGGAGGAGCCTGCGGCGCGAGCTGCGCCTGAGCTGCACCAGCTGCCGGGTTCTGCGATGCCATCCAACTACCCGCAGCCGGAGGAGGTCCACCGGTCGGGCCTTCAGCCGGAGCAGCAGGCGGTGCTGCTTGCGGCAACGGCTGCGGCGGTGGGGCTTGCTGCGTCACAGGCATCGTTGCCCCGGCCGGCGCCGGGAAACCACCCTGGAAAGCATCAGCTGTGGGCGCTTGGGCCGGCGGCTGCTGCTGTTGCGGCGGCGGACCGACCGGCATTCCGGCACCCTGCTGCCCTTCAGCAGCCGGAGCGCCTCCAACTCCCCAACCAGCATCAGGCGGAGCCACAACCGTCTGAGCGACGGCACGGTTCCGAATACTGTCGGGAATCCACTCGGGACGATCCCGGAACGCATACATCACGGCATCAGCCGGGAACTTGTCCGCGATCAGGTGAGCCTGCTCTTCGACGGTCGGGAACCACAGGACCTCGTCCCACGGCTTGACCTTCTGAGCGATCACTTCCTCGTACTCTTGCAGCCTCGCCGGCATGCCGTTGAACGTCGGGTCCAGGTAGCACCCGTAACCGATCGGCTCTTGCTGACCTGCGCCGCCACCACCCTGGTTGCCGAAACTGCCGCCCTGCGCCTGCTGGTTCCACCCAGCCGCACTGGCTTGATTCCGTTGTCGCGGGTCACCATCGGCCAGCTTATAGAACGTGACGAAACGACCGTTGTCAAGAGCGAGCGGGTCGCCATTGACCATCTGATGCTCCCAATCGCCCTCGGGAGCGTTGGAGCCTTCGACCACCTTATCGAGCTCGCCAATGAACGCATTGCCGGCCGAAGACGACAACTCCATCATGACCAGCCGGTCCTCGGGACCAAAACCCTTCGGTGGGGCGTAGATCTGCGCCTTGTGCTGCATGATCGCACACTGCACCAAGTAGATCTCGGAAGGTCGCGGAAGCTGAGCACCACGGCCGCGGCCGCCACGGAGCAAGCCGGCCCAGCCACGCTGGTCCTGCTTATTCTGCACTGCTCGGTCGATCGCGTTGAAGAGCACCCACGGCGGGAGCATCTGCGGATCTTCCATCGTCGGGTCGCTCGGGTCAGCCATGATGAACGTCACGCCGGGGTCGCCGAAATTACGGACAGCCGGGTACATTCGCATGAAATCGCCGAAATCGCGAGGATCGGACGAAAAGCGGTACGGGTCCCACGTCTGCCCGGACGCGGGGTCCAGACTCAACTGTGGGAAGATTCGGATCGTGGTAACACCGTCACCGTATGTCGGATTCCAATGATCCGCCATATTGTTCTTGATGACGTGCTTACCTTGTCGCTGACCTGTCGTGGTGTTGCCGTGGTCAGCGAAACTGTAGCGGCGATTGCCGCGTTGCCTGAGAGACGGGTCTCGTGCCATTATCAAAACTCCTCTACTAGAACATTTGCGGGCCTGCGGGGGGCTTCCCCATGACGGCCCAGTGGGTAGCATCTACGAGGTCCTTCCTCTTGCGATGCTTGATTCGTATATTCTACCATCCCGCCCTGGATGGCACCAACCCTATCGTTGGATTTTGTAAGATTCAGCTAAATTGCGTGATCGTGCTGCAAACACTCCAGCGCGGTATCAAAATTCAACCCCGGGCGATCGTCCATCATCGCTGTGGCACTCTCCGCAATAGGTGCGGTGTCCAAAAATCGCACAGCCGCACCCGTAAGACGTTTTGCTGCTTCCCCGCGAGATATGTCATACAATTCCGCAAACTTAACAATCTGCACGCCGAGCAACGGCCCTGGACGAAACTGAATGGTCTCCAGCGGTGAAATTTCACTCGCTTTCTTCCTTTTTGGCATATTATCTGCCTTTCAATCTATTATGCTGAAATTGCGGCGTAAACTTCTTCCGGCATGCCTTCACGTTCGGCCTGCGCAGACGAGATACCTTCTCCCCAGTTAATCTGGATGTCCTGGTCGATCCCAAAGAAATAAGGTTCCTTCACCGGCATCGGCGTGTTGTCTAGGTATCTTGGCCATATCGGCACACGATTAACCATAGTTTCACGAATAACGCTAGGTCGAGTGATTTCACCCGTCGCATTCGTCTTGTCGATGGCGAACGGGATAACCTGCTCGAACGGAACCTCGAACAACAGGGCATCATGAATCTGGAGCAGCATGCGGAAGGGTACCTCAGGGCTCGCGATACGGAACTGCTGCACATTGTAGATTGCCTGCCACACCGCGTCAGCCACGGTGTTCTGAATCGGGAAGTTCTGAGCCTGTCGCTGCTGCTCAGCAATTACGCTACGCTCCTTGCTTGTGATGAAACGACGAAACCTCCCAAACGCGCCGACCATCCACTGTTCGTTCTGAGACCTGTGCCGGCACGCTTCCAGAAACGCACCAACGCTAGGATACTGCTCGAAGTAGAACGCGATCATCTGCTCACACTCAGCCACCGATACGTCAACACCTTCTTCACGGCATTGTCGTGCGATAGCCTCGGCACTCCGACCATACGGGATACCAAAATTCACGTTCTTAGCTGCAACACGTAATGGCGAATGCCCACTCTCCTTCAACCCGCGTTTCGTCGCCGGGCAGTCGAGTTGGAATGTTCGGACAGCCGTATTGCTGTGAATATCATGATGATCAGGATGATTCTCCGGCAACGTGTTACGCCGGACATGTTCAATCATGTTCCGATCGTTCGCGAGCCATGCGATGGCCGCAAGCTCCGCACCAGTGTAATCCGCTTCGATCAATACGTGACCGGGTGATGCCCGGAATATCGTACGTACCGGCGCCTTATATAAAGGCTGCGGGAAGATCCGGCGATAATCGCCGTGAGCTTCCATCTCTCCAGTCTCCTTGTTCTTACGGCGATAGCCGAGAATTCGGGAGTAGTCGCCTTCTCGCCTCTTGGAGATGTTCTGCAACGGGGGTCTGGCACTTGAGCCTCGGCCCGTCTCTTTGTTCTGCGAGATATGCGTGTGAACACGACCATCCGTCATTACGCATGCTGCAAGACCTTTACCGTAAACACGGTTTCCGTCGTCATCTTGCACGTAGGCCGTAGCATCCTCAGTCATCAAGGGCGGGCGCAATGACATCTTGAGAACTTGAGTGATAAACTTCAAATCCCGCAGCTGCATCGCCAACGGGTGGTGGTGGCCAAGTATGCCCAGCACCTCTTTATCCGTCGACGGACTATACTGGTGTGTTTCGCCTCTTGCTACCAGATCATGCCACAAGCGTGGCCGCTTCCCTGTCGATTTAATTGGGGTCAGCCCAAGGGATAGCGCGTCAGGTGGTCGAATCGCAATACACTGCCCTGTCGCCTTGTCGCGTTTGAATGCGTACTCGTCCCCAAACAGGAACGCCACACATTGCTTCGGGCTTTCGGGATTGAAAGTCGGCCAATTGATCTGCTGCCGAAAATCTTCGAGCAACCGCACACGGCCGTCCATAAATATCGACGTTAGTTCGTCGACACGTTCACGGTCAAGCATGATGCCCGTCATTTCCATTTCCAGCACGCCAAGACTAGCCAAGTGATTGCGCCAATACGGCTCCCAACTACTGTTGTCGTACCAATCACTGTCCAGCAAGCCCCCATCGTCGAGATGGGCCATAGCTATACGCCGCGTGACGTCTGCGTCATACTGCGCATAATTCTCACCCCATTCGGGATCGCGCGACCCTGGGTGCAGCACCCATTCGGGCAGGAATCCGAAACCTTCAAGGTCCTCCTTCTTTAGACTGTGCTGTTTACAATACCCTTCGATCGCCTTCTTCAAGCCGGCATCATAGACCGGCGCTTGTGTCAGTCGCACCGTCATATCAGTCAGTCGGTAGCTCGCCGTCTCATTGACCGCGTGGTACATCAGCCCGGTATCGAACCCGCCCTGCGCCCGACACAGCTCCACCGCTGGAGCCGCTTCATAGGACTTACGGACGTCGATACCCTCGTGTATCAGCCACGGAAGGTCAGCACGAAAGAAGTGACCGCCTACCCTCGGGCGATACTCGGTCGCTGGATCTGGTTGCAGCAAACGGTTAAGTTCGCTGACGGCGTGACCGATCGATGGTTTGAACGCGTCAGAGCCGCCCTGGTGCCGCAGCACGACGCAGATGCCCTCCCCGTGGGAAGAACTAAACTGCACCGTCCGCAGGTACGCACCGGGCTCTCCTGGGTTCTCTCCATGCCATTCCGCATCTACCGCTATTATCCGCCGTTTAGGGTCAGGATCAGCGATAATCTCATCCACGATGTTCTGCAACTCGCGGTACTTAGAAACCACTCGGTGGTCAATAAATGTCTCGCGTCCACCGATTTCCGCACCGTTCACCAGACTGAGAAACAGCGCAACCTGGGCTAGGAGCTCGGGATAGAGCTCCGTACGCCTGTGAACGGCTGCCGGATGCGTGGCCGCCATCACCTTGCACGTGTGATACTGCGGGTCCTCCCCACGCTCAAACGTCGGGAAAGTGTATTCCTCCACACGCCCTACCATAGCATTTACGCCATAGTTCGTGCCGAGAAGCCACTTAGACGCGTCCGAGCCGAGACACAGGATGTAGTCAGGGCGTACCAGCCGTAACTCCTGCTGCAATAGGATTTCGCAATCCTTCTTGTGTGCAATCGGCAGGCCGTCAGCCTGCACGTCCAGCGTCATGAACTTGACCAAATTGGTGCAATACCAGTCGAAGCTCTCTGTCTGCGGGACGCCCAGCTCTGTTAGGACATCAAAGAAGATCTGTGCCGCGGGCGACACAAGGTTCTGCTGGTGCTCTACCTCGTCACGTAGCGGATTCTTTCCGATAATCATGACCTTCGCTGGTCGCGGCCCGCCATTCATGTTCTGGGTCTGATCACCGATAAGGTGCCCCGGGACGAAGCTGGCGTGGGTAGGTACGCCGCGAACATTGACCGGCATCATAAACTGTTCGTCATACAATGCCCGTCTGTAAAGGTAGTGCAGATTAGGCCCGTGCGATTCTACGGTTTTGACACTGCCGAGCTTTCCGTACTCCGGCATCGGGTCACCCATCGCACAAGCCATCCGCACGAAATCCTCTCCCGGCAAAGGCATGCCTGGAGCGTCAAGCGGATAGAACGGAAACTGCTCGTCCACGTCAGGTGGCAGTACCGCGTTCGGATCACGGAGAATCTGAAACAGATCACCCGCGTGTGTGTTTAACCCGTTGTCCATATTAACCGTCCCAGGGATTTTCTGTCATTATGGAATCTTCCGCATCGCAAGCATCCATAGCTTCACGGATGTTAGTGAGTACGTTCGTCTCGGTGTCGAAGTCGTCCAAGTAGTCAAGGACGTCCTGACGCCGCAGGTCGAATCGAGTCTGGGCATCCGGCCCGAGGTACTCTTCGATAGCCGTCGTGCATAACGCGCGAGCTAATGGCGGCTGCGTAACGAGAACATTCGCCTCACACTTGCGGGCACCAAAATCGCGGATGTACGTCTGCACGTACTCCGTCTCGTGGTGTCGGTGCGCTGGGCTGGACAAGTCCTGCCCACCACCGGTGATCAGATTATCGATCCACGTAAACCCGTGCTCCTGAATGAACTCGTGATTCAAGCCGAAGCGTCGAATTGTCAAATTCGTAGGATCGTAACCGTCAGTACCATCCGCCCACTGCACGCCTTGGAGGTCGCGCAGGTTCTTACGGAGGAAGTTACTGATCTGTAGGCCGGCAGGGTCATGATCACCGCAGTACAGCAAGACGCATTGCATCCCGCGGGCTTCGGCTTCCTTGAACCTGCGAGAATACTCCGCCCGCTGTAGCATACTCGACCAACCCTTAGAGTTAGCGATCGGGATATGGTACGTCTCGCACACGGGTGAGAACAACGTCACGAGGTCAATCTTCTCCACGACCATCTGAACGTAGACTTCCTCAGTCTTCCACCAGTCGACCGCGTACAGATCACCGGAGCGTCGAGCATGGTCAAGCCACACCTTCAGATCTGCAACAGGTGTACCAGTAGCTGGCGTCTCCACGCCAGAGAATTCACGGGACGCTTCCTCGGCCACGAAATCGATAGCCAGCATCCCGGAGCGGCGGCAACGATTGACCCACGTCTCGACCTTGTCGAACTGGTCCTTGTTGATCGCGCCGCTTTGCTCAAGTAGATAACACCAACCTCGGGAAGATACCCGGAAGCCGATCTGCTCAGACATCTCAGTGAGCAGCCCAGAAAAGTCCTGCAACCGCTGCTGCGTCATCGTCTGCGTAAAATCAAACGCCATCGTAATCTCCTGCTCCCCACAGTTAGCAAAGTGGAAGGGTTATTCCACAATCCCTCGCCCGACCGTGGATGATGTTAAGTAACGTCGTGCCGTCATAGTCGCCAGGATCGTAACCCGGCGGCAATTCCACTGGCACGATCGGATTGGTTCCCATGTTGGCCAAGTCGTTCAACGCCGCTCTACTCTCTTCAACTGCCTCGGGATCGAGCAACAGCACAATTGGCTTGTGCTCCCACGTCGCCACCAGCATGTTGATCTGATACTGTGTAATATGCTTTCCGAGCAACGCTATGGCCGTATCACCGACAGAGTGAACGTCAGTAGCGCCTTCGGTCACGACCACGTAAGGCTTATCCTTGGCGTTGTCGTAATTATAAAGCATGAACCGCTTACGCATGCCCGGCAGTCCGTAATACTTTGGAGTCACGTGCCAGTTGGCTTCGCCGATGTATCGACCCTGCCATCCGACCAGTTTACCGTGCATGAAGACCGGGAATATGATGCGATCCTGCGCCGTGGCCCAGCGTGAGTTAGACACCACCCGGCAATAGCACACCCGATAATGATCCAACACCGCCAGCGAATTCCGCCGGTCGTTGACCATGTACTGGTAAGCCTTGTGCGACGGGGGTAATGACGTAACCGGTGGGCAGTCGCCCGGCATCTCTACGATGTCCAGCGTCGGATCAACTGACACGCCCTCTCGGACGGCCATATCCGTTGCTTGGTCACGATGATGCTTGTTACGAAAACCCAGTATAGAATCACAAAACGTCTTCCACTTCACTTGATCAGACAAACAATCTTCGTTGTAGCAGCAGACGAGGAATCGCATGGAACGGCCGTTAGCGTCAGGCTGGCCAAACATGTGATTCACCCACAGCCGCTGGCGGGTATCGTTGCAAAATGGGCAGTTCACGCGATAATACTCGCCTGAGTGAACGACGAAAGTGTGATACTGTCCTCGCGAAGGATCAAACTGCGAAGAGCACACCATCGCCTCACCCTGATTTGCAACTACGATACCTCCTGGCATGTACTTATTCAACAGCCCATAAAGGGTTGGACAAAGCGCTTGGCTTTGAGAACTCGCGGCAAATACCGGGTCAGTGCTCATGTGTCATACCTTGATCCTGCTGCCGGGTGTGCTAAACCTGCCGGCCCTGCTTGCGACTGCCTATTTTCCACGACACCGACACCGCCGACCTCGCGAACTTCGTCAGCAGTAAGGAAACGACCTCCGGTCTCGTCGACCGAGTATCTAGCCGTAACATCGTTCATCGTCGCAAACTGGTCGTCGATACGTAGCGTAACCGGTGGTAGCGCCTCATTCGCACGAAATCGCACCTTTGAGGGATTCAACCGCCGGCAACCCGTGAGCGGGTCGGGTGTGCCAAGACATAGGCACACGGCTAGATTATTTGCAAAGTCCTTGGACTCGCCAGCATCCGTGTGGTGCATCAGTTTATGCGGGCGAACCTTACCGGCGTCGCCGCGTAGCTGATGCAGTAACCAAGCAGTGCATTTGAATCGTTCCGCGATCTTCTGTCTCGAATCGTCGGCAAATCGCTTCAACGCCCACCTGTAGTTAGACTCGTTCATGCCGTTGGCCTGCATGAAACGCTCACAAAGAATACCCGCGTAGTCAATGTAGACAGACCTGATAGGCTGCTTCCGCTGTTCGCTCACGCGAGCAACTACAGATACCAGTTCGTCGACACCGCCGCTGCCGCAATTGGGGAAATCCTCTGAACCAGATAGATCGACGATCTCCATGCTTCCGCCAAGCCACTCTCGACCCATCTCGTAACGATCACGTTCCGATAGGATCAATTCCTGGCCAGATTGCATCACGCGTTCATACTCCGCGATGTTATCTTGCGTGGTCAACTGACTCCAGTCACTCATGCACTCCAGCTTGGTGCGGGGGATTTGTAAAGCGGCTGACCAGATGCGCGGCCGGACCTTGCGAGCTGACTCTTCTGCGGTCACGAATATCACGACGCCTCGCTCACGACCGCTGGCCTCTGCGTCATTCCATTCCTGCTTGGCAGACATCACTGCCATGCCAATACCAAGCGTCGTCTTACCGCCGCCGGTCGGGCCTAGCAGCCCATTAGCGTCACCAACGCGGTCACCGCCCAGCAGATTGTCCAAGAAACTGACACCCGTGAGTCTAAACTCGTGGGGTACAAGCAGTTCCGTGCCAATCTCTGGCATTACCGGCAACACTGGGAGTTCGTTAATTGAGCTGGCACGATCAACTTGTACGTTCATCTGTGTCAGGAACTCACCAATATCGCTAGGGATACCAGCGGGCTGATTCACCACGCGCCGAAGTGGCGCTACAATCGTTCGTTCGTAAACAAAGCGTTGGAGCACCTGCCGACCGAGAGAGATGTTTCCATCATTCATCTCAGCAGATGGTTCCGCCACGCTGTCCAACATCCCGCCATCGCCAAAAATAGCTCTCTGCTGCTCTGGGCCGAGCACCAAGTTCGGGTTACCACGCATTTGTTCGTGATACGAGAACTTCAAATTCTCCGGCGTAACCTGCCCGTGATGCAAAATCACGTCACATATAGCCAGATAAAGAATGCGAAGAGGCTCTTCATTAGGAAGAAAATGATGCGATCCGATTAAACGAGACGCATCATCAAAAAGTTGGCGATCCGCGGCCAAGCATATCATCAACCACTCTACCGCTTGCGGTTCGAGTGGAAGCTGTGTTGGCTGCGGGCGTTGAGCTGTAAGCGCAGGGTCAAGGGATTCTCCTTGGAGCGACATAGCGCAAGTCCTTTCCGTACATCACCTGATCATGCACATCCCAATAGTGACCGTAATTTTCTAGCCTCGGTATGAAGAGTCGCCGGCACGACGTCTCCCCATTCCGCATCGTAGAGATCACACTGGAACACATACTGTAACAAAGCTGCGTCATGAAAGGAAGCCGAATCTTCGACAAGTCCTTCCCGCAGCGACACTATGTAACGGTACAACGCGGATGCCGAAACACCGCGATCCCGTAACGCGTACTGATAAGCTGCCTGTCGTGACAGCTTCAACACTACTATCATAGGCTGGACACCATTGCGTATTGCATTCATGTCCGAGCACAATTGACGTCGCACAGCCGCTACGGCGTGCAATTTATATTCTTCCCACCGCTCTACCGCTGCATTGCTCATCAGATAGTTTGGTGCAGGCGCTTTCGCCCCTGGTATTCTATTACCGTGAAACTGTGCGCGAATGAATTCCATAGGATCGGCCTTCATCGCCAGCAAAAACTGAGCCACCTTAGCCCACACTGACCGATGCTTCACGCCAAACTTATCTTCCCCGCCGTCCCAGGACGCCATGTGCTTCTTCCCGTAACTATAGTTACCCGTGGCGTCTCGATGACACAACACATAGACTACCCGCACACGTTTTGCCATTCTTTCAAGCAACGCATCTTCCGGCGGAGGAGGTAAATCCTCAACACATTCTACCGCTGGCGGGATCGGGGTATCCGGCCAGAGGTTAATTTCACGATGTTCACGCATTGCTTATTTGCCTCTTCCCGGATAAGCCCTCCTGGGTCCAGCCGAGGTTCTTGTAATGCCGTTTACGCGTATCCGATTTGCGTTTCAACGCAGTATCAAACGCGTCATAACAATCCATCAGCAGTCCGCACTCCTTACCCTCGCAAATACGGCTGACGCGTCCAGGTGCCTGCGTATCAAGAATCTCCGATTCCCTGGCATCTACACGATACAACACCTCAAGCTGCGCGAAGTCCACACCCGTGGCCCATACGTCCGTGGCTATGACCTTCTTCAGCGTTCCGGCCTCAAACCCTTGCCGCAGGTGCTCTCGCCTATCTGCATCAGTGGGAATGAAGGTATTTGGTAGCATACCGTTTTTCCGGTAGCGAGCCAAGTCCTCTGGGTCAATACTACCATAACAAAGGTCGAATTCTGGCAACATATTCCACAGATGAATCGCATGATCCACTGTAGCACAAAGGATTAACACCTGTGTATTCGGATCTCCAAAATTTTCCCGAACATCGTTGGCGACTGTCTGATTCCTGAATTCGTTTCTCCACACACCCCACCGCATGCGGGGTACGCCACTTTTCCCGCTCGCGGGATTATGCTGCCCGCGAATCGGCAACCACCGCACGTGGATCGGGACAACCAGCCCCAACGCCACCGCTTCATCGTACGGAAGATGGAATATCTCGCGACCGAACAGCATCTCAAGCTGCGCGTGCGCTCCATCCATCCGGCCTTCAGGCGTAGCGGTAAATGCGAAATTCCTGGAGAATCTGTAAGCCCTGCCGAGTTCGTTCGCGGCTGCCCCTGTCATCAGCATGTGGGCCTCGTCTGCCAGCAAAATGTCGCAGTCGCCATCGGACCGGTGCAAGCTGCCGGCGGTAAAGACCGTAACACGGTCACCAATGAACGACTTGCCACCACCAACCTGTCCAACATTCGGAATAGTTCGAGACAACTGCCGCACGATACGTGCAGCCACGTCTTTTGGCCTTACCACGATATGTATCTTGGCTCGCGGGTACGCGTGGGCAATCGCCGCAAACATGTACGTTTTACCGAAACCGGTAGCGGCATTGATCAGCCCCAGTTCATTCTGCGCTATCAACTGAAGACACTCTTCTTGCCGTGCCCGAAATTCAATATGCCTGCCAGCTGCTACCATGTCGAGTTCGTAACAGTCAGGTCGCGCCCGTGCCGGGCTCAGATCTAGGTATTGCAGTACGTAACCGTGCTGCTGGAGCCGATGGGTTATCGAGGTGAGAAAACCGAAACCCGTCGTCAGCCGCCCTTCCTCGATCCCATACATATTGCGAGTCTCAATATCGATCGACCGAGCCTGTCCGTCCGGTCCATATCGTTGATGTCCCTGCAATATTGTCTTGTGATCGTAAGTAAGTAACGGCCGAAGCAACTCTACAACTCGCATATCCAGCGGGCTGTGTCCGTCCGGGCTGATGTCAATCAGCGAGCCAGACCGTCGTACGAGTAAAGTTTGTGACATATCATCCCTTCGTAATTACCAAGCCCGACCCTTTGGTTTAAGGCTTCTAACCGCTGGTCTAACCGACACCACCTCGAACGTCCCGTAGGTCTCCCGATCGTCCTGGAACGGTGAGATACCCTTGTAGGTACCAACCACCGAGAGCAGTTCAATGAAAGCATCCACGGACAATCCGTAAGGCAGCACGGCATTGACCCCTATCGTGTCGCCAGGACGAAATGCCTCGTGTAAGGCATATCGCTCACGGCCATTTTTGTCGTCGTTGGCTGCGACGACCACGCGACGCCACTTCCCAGTGCGTCCATCAATAATTGGGTCCCATGCGATCTCCTGCACCAGTTGCTGATACCGATTGACCACCTTAGCGGCATAACGTAACCGCCGTCGCCACCACGACACCAAGAACATAACACGCCCGTTGTTGTCCCGCGGCATCCTGTAGATCACATTATTCCGTACTGTCTGCTGTCTAGCAAAACCCAAGCATTCGCGATTGAAACGAAGTCGGGCAGTAACCTCCTGCATGGTATCCCTTCCGCACTGAACGGTTAAAAGCTACACGTGGTCAAGCGACTGCCCGGGCCTGTGCGTGCTTCTTGTACGCCGGAATCTCTGACCCCTTCAATAGGTTCTCCGGTAAAAACATGTCCCACTTCGCAGACGTGGCAGCCACAATTTGCTGCAACCACGTCCTGCCAAGGTAGGATATAAAAGCATGCGACGCCCGTAGGTCCCCCTGCCAGCCTCCGCCGGCATGCTGCCAGCGTCGCCACAGAAAATTACTTGGTCGCTCCATATCGCTGTCTGACGGACGCCCTGCGCCCTGCCAGCAGCTACGAACTGTGTTACATAGCGTGTCCCGGTCAGTTACGACCGTGCCACGTGACACCCGTTGCATCGTCGACGGCGTCAGGCCTAAGGCCATTCGCAGTTTAGACAACCGCTCCGGGTGTTGCTGATCAACGTACCAGCGAGGGTCAAGGATGTAGGCGAGTAAACAAGCCACACGATCACGATCGATTGTCGGAATAAATGACAAATCATGCCACGCTGGGTGTATTGCCAGCACCTCCCGCACGTGATCATCTACTTTCCCTGTCTTATGTAGGATAGCGGCCATTGAGTAGGATGGATAGTCCACCGCGGTAACGCGGTGCCACCCACCCAAACTTGGTGGCAGTAAACACTGTCTCATGCGATAAAGCGCTACCTCCGGTTGATCCCGCTCCTGCTCCGTCTCACACACCAGTGGGCTGGCCACTTCAAGTATGCCATCTTTCCTCAATGCGCAATAACGCGGATACAGTGCCGCAATCAACGGAGCATTATTTCGAGTACCCAGCATGCGAATGCGGATACCCTGCCTTGCGTCCAGTCGGCCTACAAAATCCCTCTCTGCTGCCCGCGGCGTGTCCATGCCGTCGGCATACCACACAGCCCCATGAGGATCTGTGTGAAGTTTCAAAGTCGTAATTTCTGTCATCGTACTCACAGTTGAATCACCGAATCAAATAAGGGTGCTAGGTCCCGTTCATGCGTGACAATAATGCACTGTAGGCCGCGGGTGGCTGAGAATGTTCTCAACTGCCCTAATACTGGCTCGAACCCACGGATGTGGTGTTCGTCGAGGTACGCTGTCGGCTCATCAAGGTAAAGCGCACCTACATTATCCGCGAACATCCGGTTCAACGCCATACGGAAAGACAACGCCAATACGACTTTTTGTCCTTCCGACAGCCTTTCAGCCGGTTGTACCGTACCGCTCTCGAATGATGCCGTGAACGAGAGTCCCTCGTCCGCAGCCACCCGATATGGCGTACCAAACATCTCCAAATACTCATTCATGCCCACCTGGAGACGTTGCAGATTACGTTGTGCCACAAATCGCGGAGCCCCGTCTTTGCCGACGATCTCCCGCATGCTCGCAGCATGATCAACCCAGCCCCTGAGCATTTCGGCCTCTTCAGCTACCTCCGTAGCCCTGGCCAATTCACCCTGGATACGGGTAATCGTGGCCTCTGCGGCCCCAATACTGGTTTCCGCGTCCTGCCGAGTGCGAACCGTTCGCTCCCACCCTGCCTTGTTCTCGATCGCCTGCGCGACCTGCTCCGTCGTGTACGGTACCAACTTCACCAGCTGGTCATTGTACCCTGTGAGCTGCTGCTCCATCTGCTGGTACCGTCCCTGCAATCTTGCAAGTTCCCGATCATGCTCCCCGAGACTTGCCTCGGCGGCCTTAACGCTATCCAGCATAGCCGAATGTTGCGAGATGGTGGATTCCAGGACTTTCTCGTCCAATTCCTCCACCGGCTCGTCCGGGAGTGACCTGAGCGTCTCCATCGCCTGGGTCTTTCTCGCCTCGATCTGCTGGATCGCGTTATTATATACGCCCACAGCGTCATTATACATAAAACTATGGCTAAGTCGATTCGACAACGTGTCCGAATTCGCCCTGAGCGTCGGAAGTCGCCTGATCGCTTCTTCCCGTTGTCCCTGCAACGCGGCAGCGGCCGTACCGCAAGTGGGGCATTTAGCCGCGTCAGCGTCAAGCGCGTCGACAAATATGGTCAACGCACTTATCTCACCACTGAGGTTCTCCTTTTGACGCTGAGCTGCCTCCACCCCTTCGGCGTCCAGATAGTCTGCCCGGGGCGTCGGCACATCCACGGCTGCTGCCGCATCTGCTGCTTCTTCGATAATCGCAGTCTGGGCTTGTCTCGCCTTCTGGTTGCGTCTCGCCGCACCCATCCTGCTCAGCGTAAGTGACGCTGCGTGAGAGTCTGCTGCTCCACTGTCACGAATAGTCCGAACAGTTACAAGAGACGCCGCCGTACCTTCCCGTGACCGCCGCTGATAATCAATATCGGCGGCGGTACCGGCCATCGTCGTCGCCAAGGTATCCCGCTGGGTTTCGATCTGTACGCGACGATTATGCGTCGTAATGACATCGTTGTTCGCGTCAATCTGTCCCAGGCAGTGCTGAAGCTCGGGCCAGTCAACAAGCGATGCCTGCGCTGCCGCCAACTTCAGCGTTTGTCCTTCCAGCTCCTGCGTGAGTTCGTCAATATCGACACCCACGGACGGGATCTGCACGTCCTTCAGCTGCGTACCGATCGCCGAATGTACGACGCCGGCCTTCTCCGTGTGGAAGAGCTTCTGGAATTGTGCAGCCCGTTGGGCCGGCTTCTTGTCGAGGAACCCAAAAATATCACTCTGGGCCACAACCACGATGTCGTTGATGATGTCGGTAGACACGCCGAGGATCTGCTCGATCATCGCCGTAACTTCCTTGTCACCTTCGATCGTCACACCATTCTGAATTTGTAACGTCGCCACCGGGCGAGACGGTCGCAGGTTTCGCTGCACTGTAGCGCGCACGCCGGCATGGCTGAACACGAGCTTCACATAGGAGCTCTGTGACGGCTCCGCTCGATCGTAAATATTCGCAGACTTGTTGCCTGCGTTTGGATTGTCTCCGGTAAGCGCGAAACGTATTGCCCCAAGACAATTACTCTTCCCGCTGCCATTCTGTCCGAGTATTGCCGTGAGGCCGTCCCGTAATGGCAAATCCCGCCACGCGTGCTGGCAGAAATTCAGCATCGTTAGATGTTCACACTTCATTCTTACCTTCCCTCAATTCGACAACTCGGTGTTCTCGGGTCTTCGCCTCCACGATCGGAGGATTGTAATTCGTCAATGCCCATTGATTATAATGCCGCTTAATTGCCTGAAGCGGATCAATCCGAAACCTATGGTAATCCGGCACAGCGACAGCTACGAGCTGCGGCAACGGATACTTCCAATCCACGCGACACTGCGTGACCGGATTCTCAACAGCCGCCCCGCAGAAGTGACAAGCACGAAGCCCAACACCGCCGCCACAATAGGCACAGTTTATAGCCAGTGTTGCCTGCGCCCCACCCAGCCACTCTGCCATGCCTGCGAGATTACTAGACAACCCGATAATCGCTCGCTCCATCGTCTCAACAAATGGGTGATTAGTGTCTGGGCGTTCTGGGTCATAATCGTCAGATATTAGCTTCTGATCCAGGCCCGCCATGACAGAGCATATCTTACGAAAACCACCAACGGTAGTACGGTGATCCGGCTCCACGATTCGGAACTCCACAGTCTGCCGCGAGCTGTCCCACGCCAGTCGACTGCCCCACTCCACTTCCGCGTAATTTGCAACACGTTCACGATAATCAAATAACGGCTCCCGGTCGGAACCGACACGTATGTGCTCCCGCGCTGGGCCGTCATCACCGATCCCGGCTACATACGACTCTTTCCGCCGGTTGGCGTAATGATAGAACAACCTGCGAAGATTGCCGGGGCCGCCGGATCGAAGCCGGAAAACATGCTCTGCACCCCGTACAGCGATAGGCGGCGAGATGAACGGAATACCACCCACGGTATCCTCCGCCGACTGTTTCCATAATTCCTGCACCTCACTACCCGCAAGATGCGGACACAGACACGACAGATCAAGCGGTCCTCGAAGCGTCGAGGCACCTTTATCTATTGCGTCCCGCAATTTTGTTGCGTAAGTCTGAAAGTTAGGTGGCATCATTGCAGCCCCGTGGGGTTGTGATCGCTAAGATGTAACGTGATCCAATCGTACACTACCTGTGTGACCTCAAACTCTACCCGCTGATCCACAGCAGACGGTCGCACGGTGAAGGCCTTCTTGCCGTTTGTCAGTTCTACCATCAACGCATTCGCTGCCAGTAGATCACTTAACATGAACGACACTGTCAGCTCTTCTGGTTCCTTTGCCGCGGATGCGGTAACTTCCCATTTACCGTACATCCCAAGCCATCCGTCATCCAGCGTGCGGTCAAGCACCCGTTTGTAATCATCAGGTAACGCGTCCAATGGTCTCGAACGCGTGTTCGCCACTACGTACAACTGGTCAGCATTGTCGTTAATGCTGGCCGCCGCTACCTCCAGCGGAATATCCGCGTAAATACCGGCAAATGCCCCATTGGTCCACGTCGTGACAATCCGTGGCCCATCCCGGTACATCAAAATCTGATCGTCGCACGTATGCGTGTCATACGACGCGAGGTTTCGTAACGTGAACAGCTGCGGATCAACGACTTGATGCGGACCCATCGCCCGCCCGTCGCCAGCCTGAAGGTAGACGACTTCGTTGACCCCTACCTTATCCCAACTAACCGGCCGAAACCCCGCTGGGATCTTCTCCATGTTGTGGCCGCGCATAATTCGCCTTATATTCCTCAAACATATTTGTGATCTCAGCAAGCGGATCAGGTGCTGCAAGCAGCCGCTGCACGCCGTGATAGACCGGAGAATCCGTAGGAACAAGCTCACCCACTGCCGTGAGCAGGTTATCGAACGCCCCTTCGGGCGTATTCACCATGTCCACCTCCACCGTCTCCTCGTTACCGAGATTTCGTGGTTGGTGGAACAGATGGAACTTGTCCCCGAGTGCCGCTATCAAGCGAGTGTAAGCCTCCGGGATCATGTCATAGTAAGTTGCGCGTAGCATAGGCTTCGCTATGTGCGGTGGCAGATCGTGCCGCTGATCCACGGGCAGCGCCAACTTCCTAAGACACTCCGCGAACGCTTCCTCCGTCGTGACCGTGAATTCGGTGTACCCACGAGTAGCCAGCTGGACCCGCTTCGCAATGAACTGATCCTTGGCCTCATCAACCTCCAGAATGTAGAAATACTTGTGAGGCGGCTCATCGATAGCCTGCATGCTCGTGGAGCCCGGCGAATACAGCGTGACAGGGTCTCCATTGGCTGCTACGCCCGCGTACTGCTTGGTGACATGGAAGTCGCCAGAGAACACCGTGAGCTCACGGGGTAGCTGCGAGAGGCTTCCATCAGTGTGCCCAATAGGCTGCACCTCCGACCAAGACTGATGCGATAGCAAAATCTCCGCGTCAGGAGGTATCACCGCCAGCTTTTCGCCCAATTTGTCAGATGGGCAGTAATCCAGCCCGTAGAATTCGACCCCGTTGACCTCGAACATCTGCTCGTTCACGTGACACGGCCACGGATGAGCTGAACACCACGGCGGATCAGCCTTGTCATGATTACCTTGAATAAAGTACACAGAGAGCCTCGCGTGCTCCATGCGGTTCATTTCCGTCGTAAAAGCAGTCACAGACGCAGAATCAGGACGATCCTGGTCGTACATATCGCCGAGAAGTATCAACGGCAACGACTGATGCACGCACGCGTCAACGAGCTGCGTCAGACTGTAAAAAGCATCCCCGGCGAGTTCCGGGTGCTTCGCCCACGTGTGGAGCCGGAGATGATTATCCCCAGAAATCAAGGCAATTTTGATCATTTTGGTTTCTAAGTACCGCTTGGGTGTTAAATTTGTTATGGTATAAACCCTGCATCCTTGAGCGCCTGTACGAGCGACGGGGAGAGAATCGTAACCGGGACGGCCCCAGTACAATGCGAGAGCCCGCAACACGGGCAACGCATTTCTGGACTGTTTCGGAGCATGTCATTGCGAACTGCTATGCCGTGGATCGTGTCCTCGAATAGCCTGTCGGATTCTACCAACTTATCCGCCAGACCTGCACGTTCAACCGTGCTACTTACGCCAAGTGACGACGTTAAGTGGTTGACCGTGTGTAACATAGGGCAATCCAACTGGAAAGCCTTGTGATACAGATCATGAAATAGTTCGGATGCCATTTTATTGCAACCATAGGAAGGAGCCAGAAGAATGTTAGTGCTATCTCGCAAACGCGGAGAAAGAATCTTAATTGGTGACAACATAACAGTCACCGTGGTTGACCTCCGAGACGACAAAGTGCGTCTCGGCGTCGAAGCCCCGCGAGAGGTACCGGTTAATCGACCGGAAGTTCTCCAAAAAAAGAACGCGGCCAAAGCTGCCGCCGCGGCTACCCAGACACCGCAGGACCAGTCACAGTCGGACTGAATGGTGTCACCGTCCTCGCGGGCTCGCCACGCTGGCGTTTGAACAGCTCGCGAATGTCACTCTCGCTATTACCTAGCACCTCTCGAACAGACGAGAACACGAGGAATCGCTGTGCGAGTATTGTAGGTGACGGCAACGGAACGCCGGTATTGATGTAAAACGGCGGAAGCGTTTTGTCCGTGGCTCCCCAGCTGACCATGTAGAAGCCAAGCATGGTGCAGAGCCACGACAGATACTCACCAAAGCCCCCTGGCCACTCGTTACACCGTGTTGGTGTCAGCAGCTTACGTTGGTATAACACGCCGACAAACTGCGGACTCAACGCCATGAACGCGTCGGCCAGTGCGGGCGGTGGGGTCTCGACATTCTGATGCGGGATCTCCCATTCATAGAACAGGTTGGTTGCGGCATGAAAGGCCTTGGCGTGACCACTGGTAGTGTCTTGCACTCCCAGCAACCCTACACCCTCCTTGCTAGTCTGATCTAGCAGATACGCATCGAATGGTTGACCCATCACGAGACACGAATCATCCAAGAAGATGACCTGCTTGTACGAGATACCCTTATCGATCGCCCACTTGAGCCCGTGCATGCGATGGAACCCGGAACAGGCATCCTTGTCGACGGAGGTATGAATCACTTCATGAGCGCCCTCGGCCGAAAGAGTTTTGATGGTGTTCGTCTCGTCGACGGCCACCGTGAATGTCGAACCACCGGGGCACGACCATTGAATCGAAGAGATCAGATCATTCAGGACGTACTCGCCCCGGGCAGAACTGATCACGAATAACGTGTCAACATCGTACATAACTGCTCCCATTAAAAGCAAACAGTCCAGCGATGTGACTCGCTGGACTGTTGCCGATCAGGTAATGTGCGCTCGTAAAAACGTGCCGGGCTGAGCGCGAGAACTTCCATCATTCACTGCATAATAGGCAATTATGCAATGGTTGTCAACTCTTCTTCGTAGAGTTCTTTGCATTATCGTCCCCGAGCCGTGACGAGCTTAAATTGAAAATAATAGGGGTCAACGACAGTTTTCCGCCGTGTGACGCCACATAATCTGCACCTGGGATAGGTTCTGCGGCCGCGTCTTGCCCCTTCACCAGAACATCTGGCTTCAACTGACGCACAAGCGATTCGACATCCCCATCGAACAAAAATACGGTGTCCACAACATCCAACAACGCCAGATGTGACAGTCGATAGCTCTCGCCAACGAGCGGTCTATTGTCGCCTTTGAGCTCCCGCAAACTGGTGTCATCATTACACGCCACCACAAGACAGTCGCCTTGCCGTACTGCTGCGCGGAGCAGTTCGATATGTCCAGCATGCAACCCGTCGAAGCAACCATTGGCTAATACGATTGACTGTCGTCGCCGACGCCGTCGCCGTACAAAGGCCAAGGCGTCATCACGATCCATACATTTGGCAGCCCATCCGGTAGCCTCGTATCGAAATTCGTCGACGGCGTCACGATGAGCCGGCACGACACCGCGATGACGCACCACCATGCCCGCAGCGTACATAGCAAACTGCACGCAAGTATCAAACGACTTGCCTTCCAAGTACCCGACGGCCATCGCCGCCATCACAGTATCACCAGCGCCGCACACATCATAAATCTGTTGCGGACTGGACTGAAAACTGTGGATCTGGTTATCCCAGGGATTGAAATACATGCAACCGTCCGACCCCTGCGTCATGAGCACGGAGCCAAAGTTACCAGCTCGCCTCAACTCCTGCAAGATGGACTCAGGCTCCCCAGCGAACACACCAGGATGCACGACGTTGTAGCGATCCACCATATCACGCGCTTCGTTGCTGTTGGGCTTCAGCAAATCCACGTTCTCGTATTGTTCAACGCAGTCCGGGCGGCAGTCTACGAAAATCGGTATGGCGAGTTCCTGACATCGCTGCCGAAGCGCACTCCACACCGCGTCCGTCATCACGCCTTTCGCGTAATCTGCCACACATACCAATCGTACGGCCGTGCCCTCTGCGAGCCCGTAATTGAGCCCCGCTATCACGGCTTTGTCATTGCTCAATGGCAGCGTCTCATCATCCGCACGACACAGATACTGACCACCGGCCATGATCCGCGTCTTCACGCTCGTGCGTGTACCGTCCGGCCCTTGCGGCAAACACGACACTACACCAGCTTCGTTGAGGAGTTCCCCAACCCTTCGCCCGGCAGCGTCGTCGCCTACCACGCCAAGCAGCTTCGCATGTCCGCCGAGCGTAACTATGTTGTGGGCGACGTTACCCGCACCACCTACCGATTCCGTGAAGTCGTCTTGGGCTACGACAGGAGCCGCTGCCTCGGGCGATACACGGGTCATTTCCCCGCATACCGCCCTATCCAGCATCACGTCACCGATCACCAATACCGTAGGTTTCGGATCACTCATTTGCCTTGACTTCCACGTTGATGACACCGTCAGGTGTCGTGAAATTGTAGGTACCGATAATATTCTCGCGGGGCGGAAGCTCCGCTACCGGATGCTCCATGTCCTCGCCACGAATGACGAACGGATCAACGTAAGGACCCTGCTCGCCATTCACCACGTCGATACGTGCCATCAGCCCTTCCGCGACGGGCACGGAGAACGGATAGATTGCATCGCCAATCGCGACATTACCCATCGGTTGCCCTTTCACGGCAAGTGCCGACATGACCGACTGGTACTCGGCTTTACGGATCGTGATCGATCCAACACCGATCTCCGCCAACGCTGCACCTTCCGGCGTCTCGGGCGGTGTCGGCAACGAGTCGTCGATCACCTCGAACTTCTGGATACCGAGCCCCTGCATCTGCTCGCCGGTGTCGGTTGTGAAGTCCACATAACTCTTGCCAGCCGCATCAGGCGCGGTGATGGCGTCCACGACGCCGCGAAACTGCCGCTCGTTTGGGCCGTCATACCGCACACGTTGCCCGGCTGCGGACGGTCGAACCGCGTTCGCCGCTTTCTTCTTCCCTCCGCCGCCGCCAGTCTTGCCCGTCCGTGGCGCTCTGGGCGCCGGCTCCTCCTTGAACGCACCAGCAAGGAATTGCTCCTTCATGGCGTCATTCACGAGGAACTCCTGCAACGTCATGGGCACGGGCGTATTCTGACTCTCCGCCTCGCGGATGATGTCAATATACAACGCCGTGTACTCGACCACCTCCTTGGCCGACCACTGGTGACAGCTTTGCTCCTCTGCCGCCTTCTTCGTGCGGGGCAGCAGTGCCTTGAGCGCGTCGTTCGGGTGCTTGAGGTTCTCGCCGTCGAAGTCCGCGATCGTCGCGTACAACGTCAAGAACGTCTCGAACGGCAGCGTGGGCGTCAGCTGACGCATCCACAGGTAGTCGACGACGAGCTTGATACGCTCACCGTCACCCTTGTACCGCTCACAGCCGCCCTGTTTCGGGAATTCCCGGAGACATTGCAGGATCGACGGCTTCTCGTCCGCGATGGCCGCGTGTTGCTCCGCCACGGTCGTCTGCTCCGCCAGCCCGGCCTGCTGCACCTGAACCGGTGGAACGGACGTAGGCTGCGGCGGCACGACAGCCGCCACGGGGCCTGTAGGCGCCGGGGTCGGCGGCGGGGCCGTCGGCATCGGTGGAACCTGCGTCGGCCCGGAACCGGCCACTGGCGACCGCGCCGGCGGCTGTGCCGGCGGTTGGGCCGGCGGCTGCGCTGGGGGCTGCTGCCCTGGTGCCGTCTGAGTCTGCGGGGGTACGCCCCAATTCGCTTGATGCTGCGTCATTCTAAATTTCTCCTTCAGTTGTCATCGTCGGAAACGATGGCCTTCCAAAATAAAGTAAGGTACAGTAAGTTTCTGAGTCCTATCAATTTTTCTATATCGGCTGCTCGTTCGTCTGCTTGCGACGACGTAACGCCCCGAAGTCCGCCTGTAATCGCATACGGTAGGTGCGTCTCGCGTCCAACCACTGTAGCGTGCGATCAACGTCGCCACGCAGCAACAGAACTGGATACCGGCAAACACGCGCTACCGCCCCAAATATTGCCGCCCGCGTGGGGCACTCATGCCGGGTCACCTTGCCGTGTATAATGTCTTCGGGTGTCGGGTAATCTGCCAGCACCTTGTATAACCGACGATGACATACCCGCCAGCCCCGCGGCACTGGTTCTACAGTCGTCAACGAAAACGCGCCATGATGCTCCACCCTGCGAAATATTGCTGCTTTCCGCCGTGATACCAAATCCTTCATATAGACGCCGATCCACTTTGCTTCACTCCATTGAGGCGAGAATGTTTCTGGAACCGTCGAAACGTACGTCGTGTGCTTCTGCTCAATCAGATGAAACGGGAAAACAGTATCGTCTATCTCATCTAACTGAATTGCCCGCAAATTGCGACCATCGCAGTGCGCGACCACCGCATCCACCTGAGCCTGTAAACCTCTCCGTGTGTTATGAAATAGTGAATCCACACCCAGCCATACCTTACGCGCAGACCGGGCCCAGCAAAACGGACACAAGTCATTAAGTCGACAAGACCGTGTGAGTGGTTTGACCGCTACAAACGTAGGCATGCAATTTCTGCAATATCCGACAGCGTGCGGGTTCGCCGTGCCATGCGGTGTCCAACCTAACGCCGCCAACGCCCCCAACCGTGCCCGCCACACAGCCACGAGCTGTTGAGTCTTCTTCCGAATCGACGCCTGCGCTCTCACCTGCGTCGACCCCTTGGCGGGGCCCACCAACGGATAAAGCACCGTGGCCCGCTGAATCGCATCAACGAGTCGCATCGGTACAAATCCGTTAATGGAGAATCTCGTATCACTTATCATCAGAATGTCCTAACCTTCTGCGGCCACCTGGAGTTCGCGGATACGCTCGGCGACGGCATGGAGCTGCTGCTCCGCAGAGCAGCAACGACCCGCAAGCTCATTCATGCCACAGTCATCGTCCTTGTCGCACAGTTCGCGGCACAGGAACAGAAACAACGTATCACCAATACCGCCCGACTCTGCGTCCGCCGCTTCGATGTCTGCAAGCGTTGTACCACCACCCACACTGATCGGAATCAGGTCCGCCCCAGGGTAGGCGTCGTAAAGCTGTTTAATTGTCAACATGCTCATTCGCCGCGAAGCGGCCCTCCTTTATGTTCAATTGCCACGCCAAACCACGCTACCAGCGTAGAGCGCATCTGCTCTATTGTCTCGTAATCAAAACGATGCGAACTGTAACAAACACCGTCCCCGTGAAACCGAAGACGCATATAATACAAGCCACGATCGATGTCCTTGGTAATGTCCAGCATCTCAAAACGCCGTAACTTAGCCGTCGACATACCGAGATCAAACAACGGCATGTAGATCACGTCAAGACAATCAAAGATATTCGGCGGCTTCCAGGGATGCGGTGATGGTTCTGCTATCTCCACCGCCGACATATCCTCCCGGTCCACGGCAATAACGCGTTCACGTTGCGAGTTGGTACCTAATGCCATTACACACTCCTTGCATAAAGACCCCCGCGGGCATCCAGGATTCCGTTAAGTAGTATCACGAGACCGGCTTTGATTTCCTCGGCTTCTTCACGTGTTTCCACGTCATGATCCGATGACCACGTCATGCAGCCTTCGCCACTCCGCTCGTCCCAGCAACGAAGCTGGACATAGTACGTATTCGCGTGGACACAGTGCTGGAAAACCGAAAATGTATCGAACAGTTTAAGCCGTTCGATCGAAAACCCGTGAGCGAACCCGGGCAGCTCAAAAATATGCGTATTCGCCCAATTTCTTGTTGGTGGTTCAGGATTATCCTCAACCGCTGGGGCGTCCACGTCAATCACCCGCTCCCGTTTATCGGTCTGCCGGGTCGTTTCCCGTTTCTTCTTTGCCATCGTCGCTATCCTGCCGATTCGTTTCGGCTGCTTTGGTCAGCGGAATAATATGCGTGGGGTCATCGCTATTGATGTCCGCCCACACGATAAGCCGGATCTCGCCATCCCAGACCTCCAGCATAACAGGTCGACCCTGCCCTGGGTACGCTTGCGGTTCGCCGAGACCTTCGACACCCAGGTAAATGCTTCCACTCACCTGCTCGATGATCACATCACGATGCGACGCCCGCTCCGCCTTGGGGCAGCTGCACACAGTCTTGATCGCCATCGTAACAGCTTCAGTAGCCTGCTCGCAAGCCTCCATCCCCTCCGGGACCCGTGTGTCGCTACGGGCCTCGGTGAGGATCTCTCCGATGTCCACGGCGCTGAACTGTTTGAACGCCGTATAATCGTTGGATCTCCCAGGCCGCTTAGCCAGCAGCTCCAGTAATTTCTTCCCAGTTGACACTGTCATGCCTCCTGTTTATCAAGGTTAATCGACCGTAAGGGCCCCCGCTCGACTTCGGCACTTTCCATGTTGGTCAGTGCCTCCGTCAGTTCGTGTAACTCTTTCCGAAGCTCGTACTCGGACGGTGGGTCTTCCGCCAGGATGTCACGAAACGCTAGACGCTTCGCGTCATCGATATTGGCCCTGCCGAGTATAACCCGGCAGGCAAGTATGCGCCAGTTCAACTGCTGACGCTGCGCGATGTCAACGTGTCGCTCCATCACTTCATACTCATCCTCCATGACCTCGATCTGTGTCAGGCCACCCTTAACAAGGTGCAGCCCTGCACTGTAATGAGCTGACTGCTGCAACACCTGCTCGCGTACGGCAGGTGGTGCAGACGTCGCCAGTCTCGCTGTCGCTTCCATCTCATAATCAAAGAGTTCAACAGCCTTTTTCAGGCCCGCTTTGATAATCGACGTGTGCTCCACTAGAGCTGAAGCTCTTGGATAGCCTTCAGCGTGTTCCACGGCATCAGCTTCTCGGGCTTGGTCTTACCGTTAGCCGGAATGAACGCAACACCGGCGCCCGCCACCCGGAGCGTGCCAATCATGCGACCGTCCTGTGTGAGCTTGAGCTCCGCACCGCCTTCGGGCAGTTCGATGCCGAGATGCACCTTAGGCAGCGCATCATTGTCCCGCAGAAGCCTGCGAACAGACGCCTTGAGCGATCGCGGATTTTCCGGCCTTACCGCAGGTACCGAGAACTTCTTCTCTTTCTGATCCCGCAGCACCTTCTGCACGTAGGTCACCGTGCATTGTGCCTCCAGCGAAAGCTGCGTCGGCGTCTTGTCAGGGTAACGCTCGGTGGTCCACAGGATCAGACGCTTCTTGCCGCCGTTTCGTCCATTCACGGGCGGGGACACGGGCGGGGTGGTGATCGTCGTCTTCCGCACCAACGGCTTGCGAGGTCTCAACGCACGCAGTATCTTGTTGACGTACGAGCGGTCGCAGCCAACCTTGAACGCGATGTCGTCCTGATCGAGGTCTGGAAACTTCGTCGCCAGTCGCTCGATCGCTTCACGCTTGCAGCCGCGGGGCTTGCCCGACAAGCTGACCTTCTTCGCCACTTTGCGTTTCGGCACCTTCTTTTTCTTCCTCGGAAGTGCGGTCTTACTACTTCTCGTCTTTACTCTTGCCATGTCAAAATCCTCACATAAACTTGTTTTGATTCTACGCTTAGGTAAGCCGCTCGAACATCTCGGTGAACGCCTTACGGCGGACAGCGGTAGCCGCAGTCACGCGACCTTGCTCTTGTAAGCCGGCCCAGAAGACGCGATAAGTAACCGCGTCTCTGTCGGGGTGTTCGCCCATTTGAGCTATGACGGCGTAACGACTACGCCGGTCAGCCTCTTCAGCGTCAAGGTGTGTATCATGGTAAGCACAACCAAACGGTGAAACCGGGTGGATCGTGCAATGCGCGTCAGCGTCAAGAAAGACACAACTGCCGTCTTCTCGCTGAGCTGGTACAAGCGTAGGTACAGAAAACTGCACAATACCCTGGGGCGTGCGTTCCGCCACAATGGCACCCGACGACGCAAGGAAATGACTGACGAGCCACTCCCACGGGTCTGCCGGTTTAACGTATTCAAGTATGCGTTCGACGTCACCCGGGATCAAACACCCCGGCATCGTCTTGCATCCAACAGTGCAATGTTTACAATCGCACGTTGTTCGAGCGAATGGTGGGAGTTCGCTCATCTCTCTTCCTTTTTAACCACGACGTTGACCTTGAAGTCTTCGCCCTTCATAACCTGGATTGACTTCTTCACTGCCGCCGCCATTGCTGGCAAAGGCACTACGACGGTGTCGCCGGACTTCACGAGCTTCGTGATCTCGGCCGTGCGACCTGCCCACCCCGTCAGCGGAATGACATATTGCCTCGCCGTCCCGTCCTCGGTATCCGCCCCTAGTGACATATCACCACCAATAGCCTCCGCCGTCAGCGAGTATAACTTCACACGGCGTTTGGCTTCTGCGTGCCACACGCGCGGCGGGTCAAAGTACATAACCGCGTCACTAATCGTGCTGAGAAATCCAACTTCGTCACCGTCGTGGTTGAAGAAATGGATGATCTCCGTAAACTCTACTGGGATGATTTCCCTGGTCCACCAGTCTCGCTGGCAGCCGTTGTCGCGAAACACCATGTGCCCGGCGGTGGCAGCCCCTTGGCTTATCAGCGCACGAATATGGGCAATCGGAAACGCCTTGAGAACATCAAGCATGGAGTTGCCTCCCTGACTACACAGCAAGCCGGAGTTATCCGGCTTGCTGCTCACTGCTATTTACTTAACGGGACACGTCCCGCCGGAGCACTCCCCGGCAGATACATCGTAGATCCCGTGAAGCTCACTCCAATCAACGGAGCCGAGCTTGGACTGATACGACCGGAATTCATCCTCGTTCACAACGTCCTGCGGCAGATACTTGAATCCAAGATCGGCAGCACTCTTCGTCGCGTCAATGCGTGTCATCCAGCTAACACCCACGAAGTCTTCCCAATACTTGTAAAGCCAATCCACAATGTCGTCGAGCTCTGAGATGTCCCAGCTGACTGTGATACTGGTATTATGATCGGTCCACAACGTGTTCCAACGACGGTACTTATTAAGCTGCTGTACTGCCGTCTCCTGGTTGACCCACTTATCCTCAAACTTGCTGAACCGCACACCCTGCCACTCCACGGGGAAGCAGATAAGAGTGCTATCATCCTCGGTCGGATGAGGAATCACGGTGTAACCGGAAGCGGCGAGGATTTTAATAATCGGATCGAGGTTATTGAACGAGACCCAGTTGAAGATGAACTTGCCCGGAGGCGTGTGAATACCTTCGGTAACATCGATACACTTCGAGCCGGTACCCTCCGGCTTGAGCGTGGTCACCAGCTTCGGCCGAGGCAACCCGAGTTCGTCGGCCATCGAATACGTGCCGGCGATCGCGGTATTCCGCATCGTCTTGATCTGGTAGTCGGTCAGCCACGGTGCCTGAGCCAATCCGGTGAGTGACACGCCGCAAAGCCGCAAGGCTTCGTTCGTTTGATGCCACTCGGACGACAGGACGTTGTCTTCTAATTCGACACACGTCTGCCGGTAATTGGCCCGAGACATGATATGCAGTGCCCGCAGGAGTCCCGCGAAATTATCACGGAACTTAGGAACCGCTGTGGTGACAAGATTGCAGAACCCATTCGGCGGCAATAGTATCTCGCCACAGGGGTTCACGCCATCAAACCACGGAGCCCGCCGCCTCGCGGCAGCGCCATTGACGAAACCGGGCTCGCTACCGCCACACTCCCAGATCATCTCCATGATGTCCCGGATTTGTCGCTTCGTAGGTTTGCTCCAGAACGTCAGCGAGTTATTGCTCTGCTGCCGATGCTCCTGATCATATAGGAACCAGTCCTTCTTCGCTCTCGCGAACTGCTCCCATCGCGGGTGACCCCAGTCCATCAGTGAAATCTGGGCAGACCGCCTGCTGGATAGCACTGTGCCAAGATGGTTGACAATGTCCAACAGATCGATCTCGTCGAGAAGGTCACCAGCCTTGGAGTTCATGATCTTGATGATCGCCCGGAATGCCACTTCAAGGGGTTTGGACCCGTTACAAATCCAGCCGTAACCCTTGAGACGCTTGCCGGGGCCACGAACATCGCTGAAGTCCAGCGTGAGCTGCCGAATGGCGTGACGCGGCGGATTGACGAGCTTACCGAGGGCTTTTGCCCACGCTTCAGCACTGTCGCCGATACGTATCGTCCAATACCAGCCATCCTCCTGATGCTCACATTCCTCTTCGTTCGCGGGATTACCGTGATAGTCAGCTGGCCGTTCGGACGAGATGATCTTCACATCCGTGATCGGACGCAGGAAACCATGCAACGTGCCGGCGACTGGCCGAAAACCTACACCGCAACCGTTCAACAACAACCAGAAGGTGTCGACGAACTGATACACCGTCTGAGCACGTGTGTAAGCGCAGTTAAACTGCGAGCAGGCTCGGTCTTTTCCGTACGGGGTGCCTCCGAGCCAGAGAGTCCGGCCAGCCACAAGGGCTTGGCGGGATGTTACGAGCTGCTGAAGTTCCTTCAACTCGTCGAGATTAGGAGTGCAGCCGTTGGTGTTCGCTGACTCCCATAAATGGAGATGATGATCGTAGGTAGCCCGTTTCGCGGTAACTTCCCACGTCTCCAGTTGGTTGCCCTCTTCATCCAAGGGCCTATTGTATGTTCTGCGTGTGATCGCTTCAGCGCGTGCAGATGGATCTGCCATTACCTGACCTCCACGGTACGAAACGCGGCCGGCGCGAACCGGTCGCTAGTATGATGATAAAGTTCCTATAAGTTGGGCACGTGCTTCGATTATAACAGCCACACGATCGGGAGAGAAGCCCGACTAGCCAGAAGCCTTGCCGCCGCACGCCATCAGGAACTCATAAAGTCGCTTCCGCCCACGAATTGGGTCTGAAAGTAGATCTGCCGAATCTTCGTAAAATATCTGCTTGCCGTCTTGGCTCTCCACGGACAGCCAATCGCCAGCAGGCAAAGCATCAGGATCATCCCCGTCACTCCACCCACTAACAATGACGTTACCGTTTTCCAGCCGCAGCTCAAAAGGGGATGTCATTTTCTCCTATTCCTTCCTCGGGTACGTCAACCTGCACGCTCCGTTTCTGCCGCGTCTCAAAGGACACTTCAGGGTTTTGCCGCCGCTCCCACATGTCAGTAACCCTGACAAACTCCGCGCGCATGCCGTCAAGTATGTCACGAGCCGGCTCCAAATCCAGCCCTTGGTAATTAGTACCGGGAATTGTTGACAGAATATCCATATCCGCGGCAGACTCGATCGCGTGCTCCAGCGTTTCGATCTTCGTACGCAGCACCGCGAGCGTCACCCACGGAAGCCCGAGAGCTGGCCCAGATACCAACTGTACCGAGGCGAGATCGTGCTCGAAGACGATGGCATCCCAGGATTCTTCCCCGAATAGCTTACACGCCTCCCAATCCTCGATCTCGCAAAGCTCCATACAGTTGGCCACAAGAGCCTCGAACGGCGAAATAGCCTCGTATAGCCGACCTGTCAACGAATCAACGCCGCGCTCGATATACTGCGAGGCTATCGCGAATTTGCGTAATTGCTTGGTAGTCATAGGTATTTCGCTTTCAACTCCTGGTCTAGGAAGTACGAACACCGTTGACGCGTCTTGACGGTCTGCCCAACATAATACTTCTTGAGCATCTTCTTGAGCTTCGTATCTTTGGATAGATCAACCAACTGCCACGTAAGCCGGGAAGCATCCCAGATACCGAGCGTAGACATCCACCCGGAATTGCCGTGAGCAGCCATCACCCAGTGCGTCCCGTCCTGGTTATGCCAGTAAGCGTCAAGGAAGAAGAAATCAGCAGATGCCGCGTCCCGCAGCTTAAAACCGCAGCCCGGGTCGGCCTCGCAGATCTTCACGACCTCCACCAGAGACATATCATCCCGAGCAAACAACTCCTGCGACGTGACCGGTTTAGGGATCAGTGTCGGTTGAAACTTCTTCGGCCGAGGCCGCTTCGATTTACTTTTCGCCATCGTCTACCATCTCCTCGCCCGCGATACTCAGCTTGTACTGAGCAGGAGGGAGCACCATTTCCATCGCCGGCCGAACGTCGGCAAACGACATCTGAAACACGGTAAGCGTCACACCGCCCAGCGGCAGCTGCTCCGTTTCGTCGACCGCACTGATGGTCACTTGGAACGGATGGAGGTCTCCCTCGTTGACCCAGTCAAGGACGGGGGAACACGAGGCACTGTCCAACCTGGAATCCCAGTGCTCGTCCAACAGCTTATCATGTGCCGCCCGGGTATCCACTGCGATCACGGAATCCGTCGCGATCAAGTGACGAGCGCCGCCCGAATCACTGTAATAGACGTGTGCCTTGAATCGACGTGGAAACTGGATCATATCGTATGGTACCCATTGCCACGCCATAACGTAAGCCCCAGGCTCGTCACCAGCGCTGACAACAGTAGGATCTTCGATTTCCAACCTGCCGTCCTCGTGAAACGCCTCCACCGCCGCTGCGATCAACAGCCGCTCACACGGGGTGTGCTTGCAGTCGCGATTACGCAGCATCACGATCGGATCAGTGTCGACCGTGTCACCAGCGCAGCGGTTTATGAACTCCTCAAAAACCGTGATCGAGATCGCCAACGACGTAATATGCTGTTGCAGCAGCGTCGAAACCTCGAAAGTTTCCATGCCCGACCCTTCAGCCAGTCCATCTCTCGCCTCGCACATACCCTCCCGGGCTGTCTTGACGATTTTAATAAATTGCCCAATATTCATTGAACATACTCCATATCCCACTCATCGTGGTCCTGCAACTGATCCTTGAACTTCCAGTAAGCGTACCGTCTCGCCAACTCTCGCTTGACGTACTCAGGTAGTCGGACCTGTGCAACACGCATGTCACGGACCCGTAGATCCCAGATATGATCGGTCGGACGCCGCATCTTCAGAAAATCGACATCCTTTATGAAAGCATTGTCCGGCGGCACCACGTGCGGGCACTCCGGTACTTCGACGTCGTTATCCGACGCCTGTAGATAAGCAGCGGTGGCCCAAGCCTCAGCCGCGTACTGATGGGTGGCACACCACCCCGTGATCGTTTCCAGCGGGATGTGCGGTATATCCACAAGCAGCAGCAGATCAGACAGCGTCTCGGGGTCTACCGAATCTTCAGTGTCACACAGCCCACCAGCATTGAGTACAATCTGCCGAAGCTGCTCCTCCGCGAAAGCCGCGGAAGCCATAAGTTCCTGGGCGCAGGTGAGCAGAAAACTGTCCTCCTCCTGCCCGCCGCCGTTGGACGCGATTTCATCCAACGCGCTAGCCACGTAAACCTGCTGAGCATCTCCGCTACCCAGCATCGAATCCAGCAGGTTGTACGTCGGCTGGCTCAGATTACTCGCGTTTGGTCGTTGCATCCGCACCGCCTCCGTCTAAATCGACAGTTCGCAAATTGCGACCGTCTGGTTTCCGTTTATAGTCAATGGCCATCCGGGATTTCGCCCTTTTCGATCGCGACGACCTTCAGACCGTAAGACTTGAGCGTCTCCATCAACAGCTCTGCATAAGCGAGAGCCGCCTCGTCCTGCGTCACCTCGTCGCGGAGGAACTGGGCGAACAGAATACGGGTCCGTTCGCGGACGTTGGTGATCGTGCTCGCGTCTTCGCCCATGACGCCGTCCGTCAGCGGTGTTGTCACCAGCTGCTTGACCGGTAACTTGTTCTCCCCCGCTGGTTCACTGGCGGAGATCCAGATCGGCACACCGTCATACGGGCTGACGGGGCCGTCGATCGCGGGATCATTGGAGAGCGTCTCCAGATAAGCCGTATCGAACCCGACGAGCGGGCCGCCGGCCAACCGGCGAATCTCGACGAGCTCCTCACCGCCGCCCGCCGCAATCGTGGCGGTGCCGACATAGGAGGTACTGGTAACACACGCGTTGGGCGTACGTGGCTCAGCCGCCGGCGACGTGCCATAGCACCCCACCTTGCGAACACTGGCCTCCCGTGGGATGCGGAAAAGGTCAAAAGACCCCTGACACGGTTCGTCATCGATCCGCTCCGCCACACGGTTACGACAAACCCGCAGCTCACCGCTCACAACAGCGACACCGTTGAGAAACACGAACACGTCGTGTATCAGCAGATCACCAAACTGGCAGTCATGATGCTGCCCCGCGGGGAAAATAATTTTCTGCATCATTCGTCTTCATCTCCATAATTGAGATCAATAGCGCGTAGATTCCGGCCACCATGCTGCGGCGGCGGAACAGGAGGACGCTCAATGGTATCACCCCAAAGGGCTAAACCGTGAGCGCCGAGTCGCCGCCGAAAGCCGGCAAGCGTGACCGGGCCAATATCTGGACAACCCAAGAAATCCGAAGCCGTGAACAGCAAGACGTCACGAACAGAACGAGGCGACTGAGTTTTTCCAAGACCAAGCCGCCGCATGGCATCAGCCACGCGGGCCGGTATCTTGTCACCGTAAAGGTTCGTCCACGGCTGACTCAAGATCGTTGCATCCTCGATACCGAGGCGGTCTTCGGGATCTTCCCCGAGGAACTCAAGCTGCGCGACCTCCAGGTCACTATGGGTCACCCGCTGGTGGAAGGCCACGGCCACATCATGCACCGCGTCAATTACCGTCTCGTGTGAGGCACCGGGTTGCAACAACAGCCTGTCGTAACCACCCGAGGCGATTACCTCCGTCACCAGCGCCCGGTAGGTTTGCGAATTGTCAATATACTGATCCCGCCACGCGATGGCGTCCAGCATCGCCTGCACCCACGACGCCTTATCCGTGACATAGCGGACGGTCCAACCGTGGTCATTCAACCGTTGGTGGTTATAAGCAAATGCCCGCCGCTTCAGCACACCCTCGGCGACAATTCGCACGTTAAGCCAACCGCGTCGCGTGTCGCGAGTTTGATAGATATTGGCATGCGACTGCGCAAGCGAGGCATCCGTAACATCCGCACCGTCCGGGACCGCCGGGAGATCCGTCACGAGCAACCCAAAGCGGGAAGCAACCGCCAACCGCGACTCTTGCCGCCCGGTCGCACGACCTTCCGTAAGACCCTGAAGCAGCCCAGCATCGAAGCCCGCGGCGTGCCCCTTATCATGACCCTTCTCGACGATCTCCTCGATCGACTGCTCCGCCTGCCACTTCATCTGTCTGACCTCTTCACCAGCCACCTCGACCAGAGAATAAGCCTGGCGCGCTGCGTCATCTATCGCTCGCGTCCGCAGCTGTTTGGACTTCTTCCAACCGCTCCGATAACCGGCCAAATAACCGATCGGATGGATGACCGCCTCGTGGAGCCATCTCACAAATCTTCCAAGCATATTCACCTCCTGTGAGTGACTAATTGGTTTCTAAGTACCGAAAACCCGTAATCCTAGTGGGTATCAAATACGCTGCTGTGAAACGTCTCACAGCGTTACGTGTGTGTTTACCTCGCTGTGAGACGTTTCACAGCAAAAGCAGGTCAAAGACATCCTCGCCTGCCAAAATGGCAAAAACCACCCTTAATGGGTACGAAAAACACCGAAAATATGTTAAGCTGGGTAGTTCAGAGACATAACTTTTCGAGATTCTCGTTGTAACTCCTCGCTGTCAAGGGTGTTATGATTTTAGGCTACAGGTTAAAGGGACATGTTCGTTTAACCTATTAACATATCTAAAGATATGTAGTCTCTTACGAGGAGGGCCGCCCTGACGGACGTCCGCCTCGAAGAGTGACGGTACGAGGAGAGGAAAACTGAGCCGCGGCGTGTACCCTCATTTATAGTGTAGGCACGCCACCCGAGGCCGGTTCGACCTCGTCTTCGTCGTCATCTTCTTCGATGTCGTCGATGTCGTCAACCGAGATCACGGGCGGGTTGAAATACACGTTGACGTACTGCGCGTCGTCCGAGGGTACCACCGGGACATGCTCTGGCAGCAGCGCTTGGAATTGTGCTACCGCCTCTTCGGGCGAATCGGCGGTTACTTCGCCGCCGAGACCAACCGGTCCTTTACTGCTGTCGCCAAGACTGAAATGATATTTGGGCATTTGGATTTCCTTTCTGTCACACTGGGCTTACTCTTGGCCCTGTGTCTGCGCTGTTGGTTTCATTTTCGTAAGTCCTTTTTCGCTGAACAGCACCGTGACAGCGTCCACGGGGCCTTCCGGCGAGTCAATGCGGACCTCGACGACGAATGACGCCCCAAGCGCTCGGATCGCCGCAGCGGCGTCCTCAGGCGTGTCAGCCGTGACACTCACAGCGACGGTCGCGCTGGTTTCCTTGTGGCTTCCGGTAGCCTCAAATTTGTAATCTGTCATGATTTTCCTTTCGGTCACACTGGGAGTTGACTGGGAGTTGACTGGGGGTTCGTTTTGGTAAGAAAAACTGCGTACGGATTTCCACCCGTGCTTTGCCCCGATTGGGGTAAGTGGGCCGGCTAGGCCTCCAGGTATTCAAGCGCTTGGCGCCGCGCGTCTGCGAGCTCCTTCCGCTCTCGCAGCAGGCCGCGAAGCATGTTGACTTCCCGGAAGGCATCACGCAGCGAGTGATTCTCTGGCAGCGCCTCGATCTCCGAGGCGAGCTTATCCAGCTCGTCCATCCGGTACTTGGTACACATCAGGTGGTTACGCAGGGAGTTCCGATCGCCCCAGCCGTCCCCGGTATCCTGGATGCAACACTTTACGCGTGTTCGCATTTCTTCGATTTGTGGCGTCATATGTCGCCTCCTTTCGTTTTGTGATTATAGTGGACCCGACGGGGCTCGAACCCGCACGGCAGTTGCGCCTCATCCGCTGCTAGGGAAAAATAACCCTGCCCGCGGTAGTGGCTCACCTCGCATTACCGGCTCTGCCAGTTAAGCTACGGGCCCGTTTCGCAAGTGCTTTGCGTATCTTCGTGACGTTCGCGGCTGTAAACAACCGCCGGCCAAACATCTGGTAAGTGGCCCCAGGAATGACCTTTCGCCGAATTAGGTAATTCAGCTTCCATCGTGGGATACCAAAAATCTCAGCCACTTCGCGGCTCTGGTAGAGTCGTGCCGTCATCTTTTTCTCCAAAATAAAGGATTTTGTTGCGGCGGTAATTGATGTTTACCGCTCAACCTTTAAGGGAAAAGCAACGAAGCTCGCTCTAACGCGTTGGTGTTTAAGGTGTTACGACGTCCCCGGTTTCTTTCAGACAAATCGTCCGGTTTTCCCAGGGTAGGCGAAACTGCGTACGGATTTCCACCTGAGTGGTCTTTTTGGTACGCTCGTTGAAACATTTGCTCGCCCGCGTAAGATGTCATAGTGTTATACGAAACATTTCACGAAACTGTAACTGCTTTACCTGTAACAGGTTAGCGGGAAACAGGGCAGCCAACGGGCGTACCAGCCTACCCACGCTGAGGGGTAGACTGGGAGTTGACTGGGAGTTGACTGGGAGTTCAAATCGTCCGGTTTTCCCAGGGATGGTTTATCCGCCGCCGTCCAGATCGATCACTCGCGGCTGCCGTCCAACCTCCCGCACGGGTCGGGATACCACGCCGGCAATTTCCACACGCGGTAGGCCGAGTATGTTTGCGAACTGCTCCGCGTTCTGCTCGGCGTCCGCACCGGCCTGCCGCATCAGGCGACGCCGCGAGGCCGCCTGTAACGCGTCGGGGCTCTCCGCCCGCGAGGCCGCAAACACCGCCACCCACGACGTCGGGGGGTTAGGTAATTCAATGACTTCCATCGTGTCAATATCGAAAGGTTCGCCGGCGTTGCCGAGGAAGGAGCACGTAGGCTCGCCTTCGTCGTCCTTGTAGTCTTCGAGGTCCTGCTCTGACACCAAGTACCTGTCGAGCTTGTCGGCGTCTACAGCGGCATCTAGGGCCTCCTGGAGCGAACTCCCAAAAACCACACAAACGGGGGAGCCGTGGTCGTGTAACAGCCACGGCCGGACGTTGTGAGGGTTCGACTCGTTGGACGGAATCCAATCGTCGAGCTCCGCAACGTCCTCGTCACTGAACGTGATCATGCCGTAGGTGAACTCCATCAGACAGAGAGCTCCTCAGGTGGGGACACGGCGAGCCACCCAAGGACCCGCAGCGCTTCCACCAGCATCTGGCCGCAGTAGTCATCGCCGTGCTCCGCCTGCAATTTCTCGCGGGCCGTGATGACGTGAGCATGGAATGAGTCCACGGCGTGTGCCGGGATCTGGAAGGCCCCGACCGCCAAATGTTCGCCGTGCGCGACCGACTGCGCGTCCATGAGTACCACGGACTTGTAGGCGTCGAGATTCTCGATCGTGCCGATCCCGATAGCGACATCGGCAGCGAGCGGGTGAGCGAAGCCAGACGCTTCGGCGTCCATCACCGCGTGGGTGATCGCATTACGCACCGCCAGCTTGACCTTTTGCAGCATGTGCGGCAGCCCGGTCATGTCCACCTGACACGTGACGAGTATCTGCTCTTCGTGCGACTCGTCCGGTCCGAGCAGCGTCGGGTACGTGTGTGGGTAGATGGTTTCCTGATCCATATCGTCCCAGCCAAGCTGCTGTGCGACATCATCAAAGCCCTGCTTGGTGTGATCGCACACCAGCTTCGTGAGCATCCTGGCACACTTCCGGCAAAACACGTAGGGGACATCATGGTCCATCGAGTCGATTCTGGGCACGCGACTGTGCCGCAGCAGTTCGATGTTCTCGCCGCACGATACGTAGGTCGGCGAGAGTTTGGTGGTCCCACAGCTGTCGCAGCATGGGATCTTAGTGAGTGTGGACATTTACTGCCTCCTTCATTCTTCGGATCTTCGGTTGTAAAAGGCGTCAACCAGTCGGTCGACGTCAGTAGCACCCGCCGGGTGGCAAATGTCTGCTTGGTAGACGAACGCCGATATTTGCGTACCGTTCGCGTCTGTTGCACACACGAGCTCTTCCTCTGCCGCCGTCTGAGTGTCGCGGTCAACCACGAGAAACGTCGTCAACGGTATCATGTCGTACGGGCAGCGGATGTCCTGGACTGACCCGCCGTGAACTGAAACCACGACAAGGGGATTATCCAACATCGCGATGACCCGATCGGCGAGAGTCTCGGTCTGGCAGGTGGCGAGCAGGTCCTCCGGTTCCCCGGGGATACGTCGCTCGACACGCCATCGGTCGTTCGCCCGGTTGTGCCGCTTCACCAGATTGCCATCTTCCTGTTCGCCCGACACGGCTGGGCCGCGGACCGGTAGGACGTCAGTAATAGGCCGAGGCATCTCAGTAGGCCCCAGCGGTATCTCGCTGCACGGGTTGTTGGTACGCGGTACGTCAAAGAGCGCCCCCGGCGATGACACGTATTCCGTAACAGCCCACGTGATCACTGTCGGAACCATTCCGCTGTTGGAATCCGGGACGCTGTTGCCCCGCATCTCTCGCTGTATATCGCCGCGGGTGTACCACTCCTGCCCGTGGGTCGTATCACCGCGCTGTAAATAGCCTTGTATGAGTTCGCCGATGCGGTTTTGCCCGACGTAGCAGCTAAGTCGCTCAGATATGGCAGCCACCGGAACTACTAAACCTTCCGGTTCGCGCGACACCCGTATGTGGTTGCCGGCGTTATCCAACTGCACGATTGTCCGATGCCACTGATCGTCGTCGCCGAGCCGATTTGCGTGCAAGATCAAGTGCCATGCCATTATTTAGGTTTCCCCTCCCGGGTTCGACCGAGCTCCTGCAACTCCCACATCCGTAACGCTTTCCGCATCCGCCAGCTGAGCGGCACGATTACGCATGCGCCGACAATGGACATGATCCGTGTCGGTAGCGGTGTCTCGGGCAGGCAGATCAATAAAAGCAACAGCCCCGTAACGAGGCCAGTCAGAAAGTACGCGAAATGCCCGAGGCATCGCATCCGACCCACGCGTACAGCTCGCGATTGTTCTGTTTCTTGCTGTCTCATTATTCAGGTGTCCTCTCCAGGCGCCGTACCAACTCCCACCCAGCGGCGGTGTCGGCAGGATTCACCTTTCGTCGCCAGATCATAGCGAATGTTGGTTGTAGTGACCCAGACCGCGCGTCGTCGAGGAGCCGCATGGCGTACGCCACCAGCGGCTCCAGGTTCTTGCGGTACTGGTAGCCGTAGTCCACACCTGCTCGCCGCAGCTGTAGACGGTAGTTGGTCGAGCCCCGAACGGTCTCGTTAGTCATCCTCGTCGACATAGAAATTCTCCCCACCCTCCGGGCAGTTCTCGCGAAGCAGTGCGAGGCTTCGCTTGATCGAATTGTCTCCGGTGCCGAAACTCTCTTCGGAATGGCCACATTCTTTACAGGTGACACAAACACCGGGAATCATATTACCTGAATCGTTTTCGAGCTCAACGAACTCGACAGTGCATTCAATCTTTTCCCGCATTGGGATCTTCCTTTGCTAGTCTGCGCGGCCCCTCGTTGTCTGCCAGGAGCGGGGCCATGCTTGGGTGAATCGGCTCATCGCCGGTAACTTGGTAAATCTGTCGTTCATCCGGGACCATTGAGGCCTGCTCGTAGCCGGCCTTGGTGATGTGCCCGAGGTCGATGTTGAAGGCCACGAGCTGGGCAGGGTGATCGCCTGGGTGCATCGTGTGGTAGTGATCTTCGACCCGCGGAGAGTCACCGAACTCATCCAGCTCGTCGATGTCGAAGACGTCTTCCTCGGACCCGTCCCAGATGTGTGGCGACATCGCCACCATGCAGGTCGAGAGACAGTCGTCATCCTTCTCGGCCCAGTACACGGAGATCCCGTTGTGGGTGACGAGCAGGCCCTTGTCTTCGTCGGTTTCTGTGTCGATGATGTCAATGCTCGTATCAAGCAGCAGGTCTGGTACCGGCGGAGCGGTGTGCGGTCTGGTGCCGGTGCCGAGCAGAATCAACGCCAACAGGTGGCGGCGGCTGCCCTTAGCGGCTTCCGTCACGACGTGGAGCACCGCCGCATTGTCGCTGTCAAACTTGGCGTCTTTTCTGGTGCGTGTGAGCTGAACTTTCCCGTAAGCATCATTTGCACCGAGTACCCAGCCCTCTCCTCGCGACGCGTCGTCATCGTCCGTTGTCCAGTATTTAGAGTAATTAGTTAGCATTCAGATTATCTCCCTCAACTCAATACAGCATTGATGTAGGATGGCCATGTATATCCACCACGTGGTCTGTACGTCGTCCGGCAAAAACACCGGAAGCGGCGGGTACTGCATGCGACACAAGCGATCAACTGCCAGTGTCATCACACGTTTCTTTAGATCCGCCCAGTTGCGGATCATTTGCGAACGCAGCATTGAATCCTGCTCGCAGATGTAATCTCGCAACTCGTCGAACGTGTTGCTAAGAGGTCGCTCCCAGATGAAGAAGGAATCGTGGACGGCCCACGCCCGCGACTCGCCCGCATGTCTTGCGAGTTCAGCGAAGAACGGCGTGAGCGACTCTCCACGTTTCTCTGCGTCTTCGGCAGCTTCCGCCACGGTAATATCACCGTAGCGGGTTAGCATGTCGTCAATACGACGGTGGATAAATTTACCCACTATTCTGTACGCGTGAAGGTAAAACAGTCCGCACCCTTGATACGGTTGCCGACGAAGGTTCGACCATTACGCCGGAACGTGATTCGGCGACCGGCGACCGTGACGTCCTCGCTGACAGTCAGACCGGTCCACGTCCGCACTATCTGCATTTTTCCCATATTCTTCAGGTAGAACATACCCTCTTGGCCGATCTCGCAGCGGTCGTCCAGCCCGGCGATCAACGCTTCGTCCAACAGTTTGTTGTGGATCTTGGCGTTCTCTTCCGAGACGTCGACTTTGCCGAGATTTGGTTCGTAAGTACCACGCTCCTTGAACACCATCAGGTGTCCGAGGAGCTGATCATCAGCGGTCGTGATCAGTGAGCCCACATGCTTGAGTTCAGTCGTCATCAGTTCATTCTCCTTCATGGATTGAACGTGTAGAAATTAAGACGGGTCTTCCGTCAGTCTTACTGTGATAACATGATCGTCTTCGACCACAGCAGGCGGCACGGCCATGTGTGCCATGTAGAGCAGGGAGAGGCCAAGGGCCGCGGCCCACATGGCGAGATGAAATCGACCGGCGTGGATCGCGCAGAACGAGATACCGACACCGAGACCGCCAATAGTTCCTAGAATTTCACAAAGTAACATAGAGATTCCTTTCATGCAGTTTCCTTACACCGTCCGACTAATACCGTCCGGCGGTAGCGTCTTCCCAGTCTAATTCCGGTCGACCTTTTAAGCACCATAACGCGTGCAGTGCGTCGTACCGACCGTGGATGTAATTGATAGCATCCAGGAATTCCGGGTGGTGGAGCTGTGCCCACTCCACTAACTCAAAAATACTAGGTTCATACGTAGTCTTGTCAGCCAATTGACACCTCCTAACTAGGGCATTGCGTCGTAGTCCACGATATTCTGCGTGGGCGGCGAGACAGCTAAGACCTCAACAAGCATGTACCGTGGCTGGAAAACACCCAGACACGCGGAACACGTGTAATCTGCGAACGCTGCACCACCCTTCGTGAGCAGCCGCCCGCCCGTGATGTCGTCACAACCGCAATGCGGGCAACGTACACCGCCGCCGCGAATGAAGTCTTCAGCGTGGGTAGCTGTCAACTCTTTGTAGGCGCCGCGCTCGATCGTGAGCCGATACACGTTCTTGGCGTGTTCGAGCTCGTACTCCTGATCAATGGGGCTCGGCCAGCCGCACGAGTGTCGCAGCTCTTCGCCTTTCTTATTCAGCAAGTACAGATCCAGCACCGGGCAGCCGCCGTCGGCGTGTGCTTTGACCGTCAGACGCATCCGTGTGCCGTCCTTGAAGGACTCGTTAAATTCATGTACAACCTCGCCGGGTCGACGGGGTTCACTTAACCCGTTGTCAAGATCATCGTTGATTCCAGTGACCTGACGCCCTTCCAGGTGCATGGTTTTACTATACAGCATGCTGTTTCTCACTTTCATCATGCGGCTTGTCCACCTCGATAACACGCTGCCGCTCCACCGGGAGGCCGGCGGCTTTTGCAACGAGTTGCATCGTGGCGTCCATCTTAGCCGCCTTGCCATTGGTTCCGTGAATATCGTCTCGCGTATCGATCATATCCTGGAGGAACTTCGGTGTCGGCATGGCGTCATTCTTGCCAGCTTCCTGCACGCGTATGGCTGCATCCAGCAGCTCACGACATGGAAGCATAGGCCGCGACGGAATCATACTGACCGAGGTGCCATACCAGTTAATGCCATGCTCCCGAAGGAGCACGTGGGCCCGCTCCTCATAGAAGCATACCTGACCATTATTGGCCCGGTACGCCTTGACGAAGTCGCGTTGCCACGGCTCCATGTGCTGCCTTTGCAGCCACTGCTTAGCTCGCCGGAAATCAGCCACCATAGACCAGCGACGTAGGAAACTGTCGATAAACTCGGCGGTCATCCAGCCTGTTTCCCACTTATGTTTGCCGCCCGGCTTGGGGGCAGGCCGTGGTTGGTACGCATCCTCAACTCTGCGTGTGAACAAGCCTCGTAGGATGTCATGAAATGACATATCATTAGCTCGGCCGACGTCGTACGCGTTGAGCCCATTGCTCACGCCCTCGCTGATGTCCGCGAAATGCTCGAACGCGTGGTCTTGCAGGTTGTAATCCACGTGAGGGTCGGTAGCGAGGTAATCCGCGGCTTCGAGCCCTACGTCCGACATACCGTTCTCACGACGCCTGCGTCTTTCAGCACCCAGCCGGTCGCAGAAATCATCTGCGAGCCCTTCCAGGTACTCTTCGTCTGTCAGGTACTGACGATCGTCCATCGCATCACCAGCCGTAACGATCCTATCGCCATGCCAGCTGCCGGCAAACGTCGGCACGATGGTACGACACATAATCATCTCGTCGTCTTCGGTACGCTCATGCCGATGGTTGTAGGGGCCAGCCCACTCTGCATGTATCATTTCCCACGGTTCCGGGTCGAACTTGGTTTGCTTATCCGACTCGTACACAGTGCGGCAGAGGTCTCCCATGCCTTCGCCGTTGCCGCAAGCAGTCAGGACGGCGAGGGCGGTCATAATGCCGTCGCTTGAACATCCGAATTCCAGCAACTTACTGCCGTCCCCAAACGGGTGCGGCGAGATAAATTCCTTCTTGTCGAGGTTCACGATCACGTAATACTGGCCCATTATTCAGTCCAGTTCTGCATTTCTTTTTTGAGATTTCTGTAAACGTAACGTGCCGTCACGTCTTCGCGTGCTGGTGTGTTAATCACCGAGTATCCGACAGCTTCCAGCGACCAGACCACTTCACTCGCAACCTCGTGACGCGCCTCATTCTGCGCGTACACGTAGTCGTCAATGCCGCCGCAGGAGCTTTCATATTCGTTATCATGCTTAATGACGAATTCACAATGCACCCGCCACCACTCCCAGCCGTTGAGATACCACTGGGTCAGCTGCGCAACGTAGCGGCGTTCCCAGAGTGCTGTCATCTCAGCAGCTACTTGCTTGCTGGCGCCGTTATATCGCATGTGCTGGAAGAATCCAGCTTTATTATCCTGCGCATGATCGCAGTCCTTGATATGCACACGAAACGTCTCGCCGTCAGAGTGGGCGTAGCCCTGACACTCCTGAAACTGATCAGACGTCGTGCGACTGTAACCGACGTTACATTTATGGCACCACTCTGTGAACATTTCGCGACTGTGGTCCCAGCCGTCATTCTCCACCCACGGAGCGGTCATCCCCTCATCTTGCGACACGAGCGTGGCTTCAAACACGTCGTCGTATTCAATAAAACACGGCATGGAGACCTTACTAGCCTCCTCGACCGTTACTAGACCGTGCGTACCTGTGTTAGTACACGAAGTTTTCGTCTCAATATGCAGGGTGCTGTCTTCACGCCACCGCGATTCGGTGGTGTGAAAACCGCCGCCCTCCCGTTCCGTTACTGTCCGAAACTCCTCTTCCGGGGCATCCGGGGTGAGGGGATCTAAGACGATGGAACGCAGTTGCCGCATCAGCTTTCGTCCGCGTTTTCGTCCGCGGCTTCGCCCTCGGCCGACTCCGTACCAAGATCAAAAGTCCGATCCTCTTCGTCGTCATCGGATGAACCTTCATCCGGGGATGGTGGTGACAGGTCTTCCGCCACGCTGTCCCAGAAATTTTTGATCCGATCGGCAACCGACCCGTCGAGGATCTGTTCCTCTCCGCTGTGATAGCAGATGCGGATACTCACGTCGCCCGCGTTCTCCGGTTCCGCGTCAGCGATATACGCTATCGAGAACATGTTAATTCGGATGCTGCTGGCCGGTATCGTTATGAATGGCATTGTTGACATTTTCCGTGTGCTCCTCTGATGGATTGATGTGATAGATGTCGATCGCCTCACCCGTCTCCGGGTCAGCAAATCGAATCTGGGCAACGGCCTCCAAGGCTCGCTGCGTGATGCCTTCCGGGAAGTCAACGTGCTTCGCGGCCTGCTGGAGCTCCCGCCGGGCCATGCCGGCGATCAGATCCGCAGTCCAGTTAAGCTGTGACGTCGAGCGGTTGGCCCAATGAAAGTGGCAGTGGTAGCCGAGCCGCCGAAACTCTCGCATGGCGGACCAGTACGCAATGTTAGCCCGTGGCAGCTCGCCACTAGGCATCATTGCTTTCGTGCCCCAGCGGGCGACGGTCTGGCTGTCCGTGATAATATGGACGTTGATCAGCCCACGAGTACGCAGACGCTCACGGCCATATTTTGCGTCAAACCAAGACAGGGCCTGAAGATACGGCATCGACTCCGCGGAGTTGATTGAGCCGAGATTCATCGCGCCCCACACGATCTTGCGGAAGCGGGTCTGGCTGTCTATGAGCACACCAGACCAGCCGCAAGCAGTGTTCCAGCCTGCGCCGCTGCCATCGCCTACAATGAGCAAATCCCACTTGGGTGAGCCGATACGCTCAAGAACCGCCTGGAGTAGCTCCACCTCCGGGACTCGGTGTTTGTCCGGCTTCGAGCGACTGGAGTTCCTGCTTTTTGCCATCGATCTGCTCCTGGAGATTTGCAATTTCCAACTGCATACCTCCCATGTGTTTGTCAATCTCCCGAATCGTCTCAAACGCATTTTCGAGCTGGATGCGGAGACAACCATGCAGCTGCATGCTCATGTGCATGATCTCGGCCGGCTGTCGAAGCGGCCCGTTGCGTCCCATGATCACGCCGAACGGCAGACGATCTTGTGGTATTTCGTAACTGGGGACGATCGCGACCCCTTCGAGCTCTGGCACCAGTTGCAGCAGATCACCAGCGAATTGCTGTGCTCTCTCCACAACTTCATCAGAGAATGCCTTGCGTACCGGAATGATAGGCTCCGTCGCGGCGGTAGGTTCATCACTACTCATCGATCATACCTCGCATCTGGGAATAAAGCGTTAAGAAGCGTACCCGCCCTACTCGCGGCGAGCGAGTAGACGGGCAGCTTCAAAAGAAAAACAGCCCAGGTCGCAGTTACGAACAGGGCTGGGAAAAAACACAACAACGCCAACAAATACGGCGTATGATGGGAAAGGCAGAAGCTGCACGACACCAGCTCTGCTAGGATCGGTGGTACGAGCTTGTCCGCGACACGCATAAGAAACGGAAGTTTCTCTCCGCCATCGTCGTCGTCGATGGGTGTGTCGTCAACGGGGATACTGGTGGGCGGTTCATCAGCCTTATCTTGAAAGAAGGCTCGCCAGTCGGCGAAGATGCTACCGTTTTTCCACACGTCTACCAGCCCGGAGGCGGCCAAGGTCAAAACTAGAAAATCAAGAAGACTCATGTTCTCGCTCTTTTTCTCTGTCGAGGGTTAGCGCGAGAGATTCTACGCGGCTGTGGTTGGGGCTGTGGTCGCGGTTGTCCCGCTTTCACTGCCGCCGCCGCTTCCTCGCTGTCGATGTCTTTTTGATCTAGTTGGTTGCAAAAATGCGACACAAAGTAAATTGCGACTCCGCACACGATTCCCGGTACTATCAAACCCGTGACGACCATGAAAAGTCCCACGGCGGGTATCGTAACACTTGCGTAGCCTGCGAACGTCTCTTCGCCTGTTCGCATGGTAATCCTTTCACCGGCAGCCCTCGGGCTTTCCGCTAGGTGATCTCCTCCTCGCCTATTCCCCAAGGCCAGGGCGAAGTGTGACCCGCGTCCGGCGGGTGATCGTTCTCACGCTGGAGAACGTCTGGGGTAGGGAACGGCGGTGACAGCGGAATTGTATGCACCAAATTGTCACATAGGTTCGATCGAGGCGTGGGGAGACGCCGCGTATTTCGCCCAGCTGGCAGCCTGCGCTCTTGATAAAGTTTGGCTGATCCACTCAAATTAGGTGTTTCTGGCATGGTTCTACTCCGTTTCGCATTTGCAATAAAGCTCGAACTATGCCTATAATAACCGCTAACACCCAGGTAACGCAAGGTTAGGGCGTCGGACTTTGTGGCTTCCGAGCCACGGGACCGCCTTCTACCGCGGGTGCTGAGGACGCAGGGGACCGCAAAGAACCGAGTCCCTTGCAGATCGCGACACAAAGACACCACAGTGCGGTAAGTAGGCCCACGACTACGCTCCAAGCGTAGGTAGCCAATGTTTCACAGCCGTTTTCAAACCATTGAAATCCCGGCTCTTCCGGCGCTTCGCCAGATTTTGTATCATAATCCATGTCAATAATAACTCCAAATCCTTTGCAGGATCATCGTCGCTCCGCACTTTCCAACAGAGAAGTAAGTTCCATTCTCTCAGATCTGGAAGCCCAGAAAGTATCTGGGAGGACGCAAGGCAACGTCGATCGAATTATCCAGCTACGCAGGCTGGCCGAGGCGGGGGCAGTTCAAACGCTAGAACCGCTGTTACCCCTCTGTCTTACTCTTCAAGGAAAACCATACGAATTAAGCGATCACTTTCCGTTTTCGCCGGTTTTCAATGTCTCGATGCCGTCGAACCTATTGCTCAAGACAGGGCGGCAGGTATCTAAGTCGACATCGCTGGCCAGTCACGGTGTGATGTTAGCCAACGCCATTCCGTTCTTCCGCACACTTTATATCACGCCGCTCTACGAGCAGATTCGGCGATTCTCCAACAACTACGTGCGACCGTTTATCGATCGTTCTCCGATCAAGTCGCTGTGGTCTGGGACGAACACTGAGAACTCGGTGTTACAGCGGTCGTTCAAAAACCTATCGTCGATGCTGTTCAGCTTCGCGTTGATGGACGCCGATCGGGTGCGTGGTATCTCGGCGGACAAGATTTGCATTGATGAAGTCCAGGACATGGACCCCGATCACATCCCCATTATCCGAGAAGTTATGAGCCACTCGGATTGGGGCCTTATGCAGACAACTGGAACGCCAAAATCCCTGGATAATCCAATCGAGGGCATCTGGCGTCGTAGTTCGCAAGCGGAATGGTTCATACCGTGTTACTCGTGTGGGGCTTGGAATATCCCGTCGCTGGAGTTTCATGTTTACGATATGATTGGGCCAGTACATGATGACATATCTGAATCCTGTCCTGGTGTAATCTGCCACAAATGCAGACGTCCGATCTTCCCGCGACACGGACACTGGGTACACCGGTATCCGCAACGTCGTTGGCAGCTCGCCGGCTTCCACGTCCCGCAGATCGTTATGCCGTTGCACTATGGCAGGCGGGATAAATGGGCGGAACTTGTTGCGAAGCAGGGCGGCTGGGGAAATACCACAGCCTCCACGTTCGCCAACGAAGTATTAGGCGAGTCTATCGATGCTGGTCAAAAACTAATCTCGGAGACAGAGCTGCGAGCGGCTTCAACACTTGAGTGGCGTAACGACCCAGACAGGCCATGCGACGCCGTGATAAATCGCTTGCAGCATTACGAACAGCGAGTGTTGGCAGTAGACTGGGGCGGCGGTGGCCAAGACGGCGTATCCTTCACCACGGTAGCGGCGCTAGGTTACACGTCGGCCGGACAGATTCACGTGCTGTGGGGCAAGCGGATGATCGCCTCGCAGGAACACCTTCGGGAGGCCCGAGAGATCCTGCATTGGCTACAAGTATTCCGCTGTGACCTAATGGCCCATGACTACACTGGCGCTGGTGTCGTCCGCGAGACCGTAATGGTTCAAGCTGGTTTCGACCTTGAGCGAGTGATGGCCATTCAGTATGTCCGAGCCGCCGCCAACAATCTAATGCGGTTCGTACCGCCGTCCGTGCTGCACAACCGCGCACATTACCGCTTGGATAAAACGCGATCGATACTTTATATGATGCAAGCAATCAAGTTACGACTGCTGCAATTTTTCCAGTATGATTACAACAACGATGATGACGCTGGGTTGATCAATGACTTCCTAGCGCTCGTTGAAGAGAAGACCGAAAGCCGGCTGGCAGGTGACATCTACACCATCACACGCAACCCGATGCTCTCGGACGACTTCGCCCAATCTGTGAACATCGGGTGCTCTGCCATCTGGCATGCGAACAATAGCTGGCCAAATTTCGCTGAAGCTGCCTCGATAGGCCGTATTAACTCCAGCCAAATTATAGCCACGGGTTCGCGAGAGTATGGATGGGACGAAGATCAGACGATGCGAGGCTTCTTCAATCAGCCTTAAAAGTCTGTAGGCCGTACCGTTTCACATTCTTCGTCGTCCTCGTCGTCATTCATGGGAATGATGGCCATGTGCAGCCACATGCCATTGTGTAGTTCTGAAGCGTTCGCGACGTTTTGCCATCGCTCCGGGACACCAAAATCGATGCTACGGAGTTCAACGGTATACTCGTCGGGACCTTCGTCGACGTCGATCGAGATGATCGCATCGTCGGGCAATTCAGCGATTGCTTTTCTGATTTCTCGAATGGTTATGTTTGGCATTACATCTCGTCGTCATTCATGGCCGAATTCGTCGTCGTCTTCTTCGTCGTAGTCTTCGTCGAAGTCGTCGTCGAAATCATCCTCGTCCCATTCCTCTTCGTCCTCGTCAACCGCGTCGGTCGATTGCTCGATAGGCAAGATCACTGGGTCGAATTGTGGTACGATAGTGTCAGCGCGTGTGGCTGCTTCCATCGCGTGGCCGTCAAGTATACCAAAAGCCTCAGGCAGCTCCTCGGGACAGAGATCGTCTTCGAGGTTAGGATAGAGGCAAAATGGGACGTCGACCACGGGAATCATCAAGTCGCTTGACATTTGGATCTCCAATTCGTTAGTTCTTGGTTAAACCACGGCTCGGGTACGAGCCATCCTTGTTCATCCTTGTATGGCGACTCACCCACGAGTACGCCTAGTTCTTCCAACGAACGTGTGATTAGTAAGAGATCTGGACGTAGGCCACCCGCCTTATGCACAGCATCGCTGAGCATGTTTTGGGATACCCATATCACCGGCACGTCACGCGTCTCGCTAGACACGATGGCGTGCTGTCTCTGCTTTGCGTCGTCATGAGACGCTCTTGTATAGTCCAATTTTCCGTCACGGTGAAGCCGGAAAATGAGATGCAAGAAGTGACTAGCCGGCGGGCCGGTAGCCGGTGTGACCAGTACGGATTTTGCGGCTTGCACCGCGTCACTGTTACCGCCAACGCTGTAAAACCATTCTGCCATGTCATCCAGCACGTTGATGATCAGATCATCGCAGTCGTCTGCCAGCAGCAGATTCCGCTGGTATATGTCGCGAAGGTAGTTTGGCAGCACGTAGGGTGCGGCGTGTTGGGATAGTTGCATCGACCCGAGTTTTCGGTCGCAATGAATCATATTCCACCCGCCGCGGCTGGCCAGCACACGATTTGCTGCCCACGGTAACGCCACGATAATATTCTGAGCTTCTGGGGAGTCCAACCATTCTCCACACTTGTTTACGTCACACAGGATCGTAGGCCAGAGATACTGGTTGACCTGCGAGCAGATCCCTGCCAGCGGTGCGTGGCCTTTTGCCGCTGGCACAGACACGCACCCGAGCCGGGAGGCCGCCGCTGCTCCGACTGACTGACCCCCATCCCCGTCAAGCAGTAGCCCGACAGGTTTACGGCGCAGCGCCGGAGCTAGTAAGTTAGAACCTACTGCGGCCGCCGTTGCCCAGAACAGAGCTGTTTCATCATTCACATCACTGAGCGATTCCATGTGCTTTCTCGGGAAATTGCCCGGTTTCGGGATGTCTTTCGCCGGCACGCGTTCATTGTCAAACAGGCAAGCATATTTGTCCGTAACCTCGCCGTTTCGGCATATTGAGAATTGCGGAAAATTAAACTGCCTATTTCGTTCGTCCCAGCCCACCACCTCAACGCCATGAATGAATTCAGGCGTGTGGAACGCGATAGCCAGCTGGAATGATTTAGTGTTCCATGATGGGTAATATTCCAGCACACCAACCTGTAGCTCGTCGCGGAGATAGTCATGTGCCCACTTGAGCAAACCCTTCTCCACAACGTCGGCCCGCGCGGTGAACGGGTACACATGACCGTGGAATTTGATCGTGCCACGGTGATAACTTCTATGGTCCGCAGTAGTTAGAACCTGTTCGACACGGATAATCGCGTTGCAGATGCGATCATTCCCGCGTTCGACATACCACCCGTCATTCTTCTCGAATAACCAACGGTTCTCGAACCGCACCCTGGCACCGTGCGAACGGTTACGTTCGATGTACTCCAGGCGTTCTCGAAGCTCCGGGTCACAGCCTTTGATAAACTCTGCGAGGTCACGACCTTGTAGCTCCATGTCTGTCAAAAGTATTGACTCGATTTCAGCTTTCGGCATGTCACGCAGCAGTTGCCGCAACGCGGTGGCCCACGGCTGGGCGCTCCATTTCATCTGGTCCAGCCACTCTTCCGGCCCGCGGTGCCGCATGTCCTTCGCTATTTCCTTCCCGGAAACGTCGATGAGCGACACCTTAGCGTTGGCCCGTTTGGCGTGAAGAATTGCCGCGACAGCGTTGTCATTCCCCCAGCAAACTAAATCTTCGTGGCCTAGCCAGTTCCAGACGTCTGCTGTTTCATAATTCTCGTCCTTGTAGGCTACCGCGATCGGGAGCGGGCGGAAATGATCTTTCATGTACCGCATTTGCAAGCGGATGGCGAACTCGTGATCGGTAAATATAAAACCGGTATGCCCCAACCGGGGCAGCGGGGGAAGCATCAGTGAGTCGAGCATCGCGAGCCCTGACTCGTTGCCACATCCAAAATTTGCCAAATGTCGGTAAAAGAAGTCACGTGACGGATCTCCGTCACGCCCAATTAACATAAATCCGCAGATTCTACCAGGAACATCGTAATGTGGCATGACCAGCATGTCTTGCCACTGGGACCCCGGCATGAGATGACTCACACAAGACGTGCCGGATCGCTTCCCGCCTTTGCTGCCACTGGCAGCCACTCGGGCGTCAGATTTAGCCACGGTGTGTGGCATTACCAGCTCCATGAGCTTCGATCTTGTGCTAGATCCAATAAATTGCCCGCCTTTTCGCGGCCAGTCTTCACTCCACCGGCCCACGCTATATCGCCCCTGGAGCATGGACAACTCGGGTGAATCGCACTTTACATGGCACGCCTGAGCGTCCTGCCAGAAGGCCGCCACACGCTGTGGGTACTTGACGTGGTCTTTGATATAGTCCCTAATAACAGATGGTGATAGGACGGCTTCGGAGAGCCCAATTTGGGAATCTACGAGCTTTCGGAGCGTCGCGGGAGTATCGAGCTTCCAAACTGCGGCCGCAAGCTGTATCATATTTCCAGAGAACGAACACGCGTCACAGCGTGTCCATTCACCACCGGCGGTTCCGTCTTGGTATATTCGGAGTTGTCGCGCAGCCCCACAGACCGGGCAATTCGTCATAGACGGAAGCGCAGCAGATTTAATGCGTACTCCTAAAAGCGGGAGTACGTGCTGGAAACTAACCTGACGACTTAGAGAGGACGATCTTCTCATGTCCAATTTGATCCTTGATCACACACGAGACCTATCCGGCACGGAACTACATCGGCTAACGCAGCTGTATCCACCGCCGGAATTCGTGAAAACAGCAGACCATGACGCGCTCCACGGAAACCCCGAGGAATTACCCGCGCATGTCTATGCCATGATAGCAGACCGACTGTTCCCATGCCACACCAAGGCAGCTACGTGGATGTCGGCTCTGTTCTTCCGGGACCAGTCTCGGAAGCTCCACCCATCTGTGGCGGAAGCCACCGAAGGGCGGTTACGTAAATCTGCTGGATTTTTCAAGATCCAGCCAGCAGTTGACGAACTCTGGGAAAAAATGGCCAGTGAGGAAGCTCACGGCCAGGAGCGTCTCCCAGACAGCGACTTCGCTCTCGTCTGGGAAGGCGAAGGAGCCCCGAAGGAACGGCATTACCCGCTCCGTAACGGTGGCGAGGTCAAAATGGCTTCCGACTGGTTCGGAACATACCACGGTGAATTCAACTTCGGCGACAAGAACCGGATCGCAACTAAGATCCTGGCAAAAGCCGACGAGCATGGTGCTATGGTAGCCAATTCCGAGCTGCTTAACAAGTGTGCCGGCTACGGTTACTGCTCTGCGGAAGATGCCGCGGCAGCCTGGGAGAAGCGAGCACAGCTGCTTCAGCGAAGCCACCCGGATTTTGCCGTCGAGGCTCAGACCCTCGGGCAATCCATCCGTGCCAACACGTTCGAGGCCCGAGACCAGGGCATGCGAGTCAAAATGGCTTCGCTCATGTCCCAGTTTGACGGCCAGACGCACTTGGACCAGCTTTATGACGACGGCGGTCTGGAGCGGCCTGAAGATTCGTTGTTCCTGGTAACCGAAAAGGTTGCAGGCGACTTCTTAATGGCCCACGCCCAGACAACCACCGGCGCCATTTATGAAAAGCAGGCCCTGGAACGTCTACCGTTGGAAAGCATCCGAGAGTGGATGGGCGACGACTTCGCAGATGAAGTTGCCGCTGGCGGCGTCATGCTGGATACCGAAAAGCTAGCCGAGATCCTCCCGACACTTCCCCGCGACGACGCGGAGATGTTCGAGAAGATGACCTCAGCTTTGCAGGTTCCGGTAGCCGCACGAGAGAAGGCGGCGGCCGACCAAGGCATGTCCTTGGAGGAGATGGAAGCGTTCGCGGAGCAGTACGGCCAAACGGCCGCACTAAACCCCGAAGCAGCGATTAGCTAACCACCATCTAATAGATCTCTCGGGCCGGTTTCGTGTACGTTACCCAATTGGGCGACGTACACCCAGTCCGGGAGATCTTCTTTTTTCACCTCTTCCAAATTCTTCCCGCCTTCGCGGAAACCTTGAAGCTGGCACATGAATCGCTGCGTCTTGCCGTTAAACAACACGCGTTTGATTATGTTATCGAAACCAGCGTCTGGCCCTGCCACATTCGGAACACCAGGAACGTCTGCAAGTAGCATCCGGGCCTGCGGTGTTCCAGGCAGTGCGGTATCCAGCTCGAACAGGTGAAAACTGCCGTCGTGCGTGTTCACCACGATCTGCCATGTGATGGGGATACTCGGGGTCATTCTGGCACTTGCTCCTCAATTTGTACGACGGGCTTCGCCGGTTGGTCTTCGATTTCTTTTCGTACGATGATGACGTCCCGATCGGCCGTGAAGCCCAGCCGCGGCTGCGGATGCACCCGGCAAACGAGCACTTCAATAACCCGGGGCTCGGTACTCGGCGGTACCGTGATCTTGACAACTTCGTTCTTTTTCCTGCTTAACACTAGCATTGATTACTCCTCATGAGGGTCATCCAGATCGATGACACGTTCCCTGTTGTTCCCGCTGGCTACGGTGCCACGAGAATCGCTAATCGTTTCAGTAGGCATCGCCGGGGGCATATTATCCGCCGGCTGAACCGCAGGGTCTTCTGACCCCGAGGGAGCATACTCATACTCCACGAGCACCTGCATGATCCAGTCACACAGCAAATCAATATTATCGATCAGCTTGTTTTCGAGATCAGGCCCGTCACGGTGCTGCACACGACATCGCCATTTCGCGTCCGCAAGATCCGTAATAGTTCTCGGTGTCTGTCTGGTCGCGAGTGTGATGATCAATGTGTAATCGTTATCCAACGCCTGAGCAACCTGCGGCGGCTCTTCCATCCGCTCAATGAAGTTGCGAAAGGAACTACCGGGAATCACACGAGCCCCGTCTGTTACCGCAAAGCCGCTAGCGTGCAATTCATCGAATATGTCGAACACCGGATCAAAGAAATGGATGATCCCGTCCCGTAGTGTTACTGCATCCGTCGCTGCACTTGTGGGTGCGTGAGCACGCTCGCGGGCAGCCTCCAGCGACGCCTGGACCTTGCTCCGCCGCGGTGGCGGCCCCGGTCGGCGCGGGTATCGATGTGCTCGTCTTGTCATCTTACGCTGATCTCCACGCCGGTTTCTTCAAAGGTTTCTTGTAAATGCTCTTCCCAGCTAGTCTCCACTGGACCAGTCTGGTCCCAGCAAAGCCCGCAAGCGGAGCAGGTGACCTTAGGGCCATCCGTTATGCCAGTCTCCGCTAGGCACACGGTAACGCCGTTGGCTTCTCGCATGATCGTATCAGGTCTGTCACGAAATACCAAATCACAATCGTTCGGAGTCAGTTCCGCGTCAATATCGTCGATAGCCATGTAGGCTCTCCGTACCCCGCGAATAAGCGGGGCCGGGCCAGTCTCTCGGTCGATCGACCACCACATCTGAAAATTCGGAAGGGCGGCCAGTCGAATCAGTTCCGGCAACAAGTCCTCTTGTCGCCAAGATCGGGTGTAAGCGAAGAACTGCACATCAGGCAGCGCGGACGCTATGCTATACCACTTATTGATATATTCCGCATCATAGAAGTCTCCACCAACATGGATACGCATCACGCGGGCGAACGTGGCCAGCAGCGATGCGATCATCCAAGCAACGAATGCCGCTGTCTTGGAAAAGTCGAAGTTTCTAAGATGCGATCTCTTTACAACCCTCTGGTTGAAATGCCCTCGCTTGGCGTAGCAGCATCCGCGACACAGGCGAGACTCGCCTACGCACGACCACAACTTACCACACGGGACAGACCAACTGTGAATGAGGTGACCGAGTTTCACGTTACGTGGCTCGGACAATGTAGCGATTTTGGTGCTCATTTAACCTAGATCGATGTCACGGAGAGCTTTCCCGTGTTCGGCCTCTAATCGTTCGAGTTCGGACGGATCGAGAACCTCACGAAGGAAACCCTCTAATTGTGAGGTCTGGTATTCTGCTCCTGGGTTTTTCCACGGCGGCGTTTGCTGAATCGCGTCAGATGACTTCGATAAAGCATATTGCCGCAGGTAGCTGTAGACATCCTGCGGGAACGTCAATTCCCGCCTGATCGCTTCTTGGAGCAGTGCGCGAAACGCTGGCTGTGCCCGGAGCCATGACTTAGCTTCCAGTGCCAGCGATCCATTCCCGCGTGTTGGGGAGTATTGTGTAAATAACTGCGTACACTCTCGCACCAGATAGATAATTGTCTGCCATAGGTGCTGATCTTCCATGTCGGAGATCTGATAGGTCCACACGCCACCGGAATCGTCCGGGGCTGGTATGGTCCATTTTTCGGTATCGTACCAATTGACTATAGGAGGCTGCGGCGCATCAGGGGTCGGGACGGCGGCCGCTTGTTCTTGCTCCTGCTCCTGCCGTCGTTGAAAGCCCTCCCGCTGCCTACGACCCACGCGTTGGGGGTCAAACGTCGTGCGTATTACAGCACGAGCTTGCGTTGACATGTCGCCAGAGTCCTCGGGTAGATCACTCGCATTCGTACGTCGGCCGAACAGTGCATCAAAATTCTGTCGTTCGTCCTCCTCCGCTTCGGCTGCCGTGACGACGCGACCACTTCGTAAGTGCATGCGGCCATCTGGTAATCCGGTAAGCGGAATATCAACACAGGATTGAGGCACTGAGACAGTATTGCCCTTTGCCGCGTTCGCCCACATTGTTGAGAGCTCCAGTAACGCATGCCCCGGCTGGTTCTCCACGCCAAACTGTTCGATGAAATGTGAGAGTCTATCTGCGATCGCCTCTGTTGCGCGCTGCTGACGACGGCGTCGTGGCAGGTAGACCAACAGTACGACATACGACATCTCCGCAGGGAGCATCGTCCAGCTGGCGATCCTTATTAGATCTGATTCCGTCAAGGTCGTCCGCATGCCCGGAGTCATCCCGGACCACTCTATGCTGCCACCAGCCGTGACGATGTCATCACGTAGGTCCATGACACTATGTGCCATTTCGTCGGTCCGAAATAATAAGGCTGCGTCGTTCATAATAGCACTCCTGCTAGTCTAACATGATCCCTCGAAGCGGACGTCCGTCGAAGCGAGGGATCTTTTCCTCTGCTTCCTGGATATTCTGCACCATAATGGGCTCGCGGTCAACAGGTGTGGCATTACATACCGAGATCCCCATCATGGCGTCGGTGTGCTTGCACCGCCGTAGCTTGCCGGCCTTCGCGAACGCCCAACCCGGGCAGTTGCAGGAGACCCGCTTCTCTTGGGTGGCCGGATCGGTCCACTCCACAGTGGTGTAAGTCGAGAGCCCGTTGGTGGACTCCCAATGCTGCACCCGGGCCGGAACCTGCGGGGCGCCATTGACGAGCATGTTCCCTTTCGAGAAGGCCACGCCGTCCTGGTGTTGGACAGAGGCGAAGTCGGGATCAACGCGATTAGCCGCGTCAGCCCGTTCCCGTGTCTGTGTCCTGGTTGTCTGTTGGGTAGTGCTCATTGGAGCCCTTCCGCGTCGCAGTCGACGCATACGGCACTGCCATCGTGCTGCACACGTGCGATCTCCACATTGGATCGCCCGCAGTAATCACACAGGTCAGGCCACTTTGTCGGGTCTTTCGGTTTGGCGTCAGTATTTTGATCTTCTGCCATTCGGTTTCTCCCGATAGTTAAATGAAATCACAAAGGCGCCGGCGGAGTCAGCCGCCGACACCTGTTGTGATAAAGACTGCAACCATCATGGTTTACTAGCAGGAGTTACCCGGCGCGACCAAAATCGAGGTCGATCGCACGGAACTCTTTGCCGAATGCTTCCAGGTCTTCTTGCTGCCCTTCGGCCGCAGTCACCTCTTGCATGAAACCATCGATAGCCGCCGTGAAGCCCGAGTTCGCAGCCGTAACTGCGTCGAGACTCTTGGGGGTCGTAATGTTGAGCCTGCGTTCGAGGTCCTCCATCTGGTGGAGCAGGTCCTCGTTCGTGCAAAACTCAAACATCCGAATCTTTTCGATGGCCCGGCGGATTGGTGTGAATGATTTCTCAGACACGCGTCCGTTACGGTTGATCAGATCGCGAAGATTGGAGAGGGCTTCCGCAAGCTGGTCGCGAGGACCCCGGATCATCTCTTCGACCGCAGACTCGACTTGGCGGGAGCACGCATCTCTTACGATTTCGTGGTGCTCAGCCAGATCGGAAGCGGACAGTTCGCTGTTGCCGGTGTTACCAGCCAGTTCGATCGGAACGACATCCAGGAAGAACTTGCCACGCATGGCAGAAGCACTTCTCGGGATCTTCGACTCAACCTGCTCGAACACGTCGCTCTCGCGGCGAATCTGGTTCAGGATGTCATCGAAATCCGCCACGAACTCGTCGGCCATTTCAGCCAGTTCGTAGGCGATGCTCTGCTGGTCCCGGCTAGGGTCACGCACAGGCGTTGACGACGGAAGGTCATACCCAAGCCGCGTTCGCACGTCGTGAATACGTGTCTCGATCTGCTCCGCCATGAGGATGCTGTCCGCGTCACGGTATCGCTGGGCCTTGTGGGTCAGCGTACCGATCGTGTCGCCAAACAGCTCATACATGAGCGCCGCACCTTTGTTCTTCGGCACAACACGCACCCCAGTGATGGGAAACTTGACCGAGAACATGTCCTTGACTCGCTCCAGCCGGCTATCAAGCCGTTGGAATCGTTTCTTCCACGACGTGCCAAGACGGTCGACCGGGTACCGGTCATTGATCAGCTTCGCACGGGGCGTCGTAACGTCGTTCTTCGCGACAGAGATATTGTCAACGGTGACATCCGTCGTCTGCCGCGGCAGTTGGTATTGCCCCTTCCACCAGCCGATGGAGGGAGCGAGGAGAATCACATGCTCCTCAAGCGCGTCTTGACGCGTGGTTACGGGCTGACTCTCAGTCATAGGAATGGTACTCATTTGCAGGCCTTACCTGAATGGAAAATGTAGAAAGAAAAACCCCGGGGGCCGCCCAGTACGGCTAGACCCCGGGGCTGTCGGAACGTGACGGTGGAACACTTACCGCCATGCGACAATCGGGTTCGGAGATACGTCCTCGGGCTGCGGGCTGTAATGTAGCTGCGGTTTCGGAACCGTCGAACGGCGGGGTTCGACAGGTGCGTCATATCTCAATGGTTTGATCGTAGGCGACTCCGGGAGCTTTCGCGGTGCTGGCATTGGTGCTGCTGGCGAGCTGACAACAAGGGCAGGCGTCGCGTACCTCGTAGTCGTGGGCGGGCATCTGTATTCATAGTTGTTCGGAATGCCGTAAGTGACGCCATAGCCCCAGTTATTGGGCGCCGGACGGATATACGTCGTGTTGGGGCACTCGTAGAAGTCACCGTAGTACGGAGCGACGATCTGTCCTTGTTGGAACGGCTGACACGGTTGCCAGCACTGGGCCTCGGCCGGAGCCGCCATCTGTGCGAGAACGATCCCCGCCAGCAGGGCGAAGACCAGGATGAACGCGCGTTGCGTGTAAAGTCGAGTCATGATTTTTTTCCTTGTGTGTGTGAATGAAAAGATCACCGACAACATAATGCCGCCGGTGATCACGAAAGCGATCGGTAGATCAACCAGCGGTTAATCGAACTGCGGTGTTGGGATGCTGTGCGCGTGCAACCAATCCGCTTCGGCCTCCAGGGCCAGTTCGCGGGTGTCGAACGGTCCAAGCACGGGACCTTCGGACGGCAACAGATCAGCGAACCATTTGTCCGGCGGGTACATGAGGGCTGCCGTCTCCGTCAAGGTGGCGGCGGTTTCGCCTGTGTAATTGCGGTAAACCCAGTCGCGTGCATCGTCAGAGATGCCGCTACCGGGCTCCACGTGGGAAGCGCGAGCGATTTCCTTCTCCCCGAGTGCCGAAGCGACTGCGTTCACCGCCGGGCCGTAAAGACCACGGGGTGAGGCTGCTCCAGAACTGATACCGTCTCGCGGGATGATCATGCGTTCTTGCTTCGCCATATTACTACTACTCGCCTTCCCGTAGAAACTCTTGACGTTCTTCGGTGCGGTAATAGTCTGAGGTGAGTTCTTCGTTTTCCACCGAACCAATGGCGGCCTCGAAAGCGGCACTGGCCGTCTGGCATTCACTGCCCGTGAACCCCTCGGTCGTGATCGTGGGTGTGCGAGTGCCTTTACTGATCCCCTTCAGCGGGACCATCATGCGAATTACTTTCACGGTTATGTCTCCAAAGTTTATTGACGGACGTAAAAAAACGATAGCCAGAGATGCGGCTCCCTGACTATCGTTCGGCGACGCGAGGATGCGAGGTCCTACGTTGATGCGAGTTGGGTCATGATGACCTCAACGTCGCCACCTTCTTGGTCGACCGTCTCGACGGTGTAACCTTGTTCGGCCGCTTCGATCTTCGCAGTTTCGATCGTGTAGCTTTGGACCAGCTTGTCCAATTCGATCTGCTTGCCCCACGACCCGCCGTAGTTGTCGTAGTGGGCGACGCCCTTTTCGTCGATGACGACGGGATACTGCCAATCGGGCAGCTTGAAGCCGACACCTTGGACGTGCTGGCCGCCATACATCTTGTGGTTGCCCACGCCAAGACTGGTGAGGCCCAGTTCGCCGATCGCGGTGTTGAGAGCGTCGGTGTTGGTCAGATTGACCTTGCATTTTACAACATGACTCATTGAGATCTCTCCTGTAAAAGGGAAATTGGTCGGGCCGTCGCCCGAGACACGTGTCAGATACTAAGTGTAAACGATGCTGCCCGGGATACGCAACCCCGGACAGCCAAGAAGAAGCCTAATTGTCGATCTCGACCGAACGCTGAGCGCGTCCATGCTGCTTACCACTACTGATAGTCAGCGGCGTCGTTACGGGCCTCGCTTTGTCCTTACAGAACTTACGGATGGCCTCAACACCTTCGCTATCCCGCTGGCTGATGGGTACGATGCTGGCAGCCGCTTCGATAATCTCCTCGAACGTGGGATCGCCCGTGTGGCGTTTCTCAAACGCGATGTACCGGGCTTCCCGGACAGCTTCCTCGATCTCAGAACCGACGAAACCGTGGAGTTTCTCCGTGATCATCGTCCAGTCGTCGGTGTCCAGCCCCATACTCAGCATATCCACGCCACGCTTCTTGAAGTGGATCTCCATGATCTGCTGGCATTCGACCGAGTTCGGAAGGTCGGTGTACCACATGGCGTCGAAACGGCCGGCCCGCGTCAGTTCAGGCGGCAGGCCTTCGGTGCGGTTCAGCGTCATGATGCAGAACGTCTTCGACTGGTTTTCAGCCAGCCACGTCAGGATCGTGCCGAACACACGCTTGGTCACACCCGAGTCACCTTGACTGGTGTGGGCGTGCCCCAGGGCCTTGTCCGCTTCATCGATCAGCAGCACGCAGCCTTTTTGGGCGTCGATCTGCTTCAAGACGTCGTGAGTCCGCTGCTCCGACTCTCCGACAAGACTGCCGAACAGCGAGCCGATGTCGAGGATGTAGCCGGGCAAGCCCAGCAGCTGGCAAGTCGCCTTGCCCACCATCGATTTTCCGGTACCGGGAAGTCCCAGCAGCACGACACCACGAGGGTAGTCGATGTTCATCGCGCGGGCGGACGGGAGGTACGCCTGCTTACGTCGTTCAAGCCACGTCAGGTACTGGTCGAATCCGCCGATCTCCTCACGAGAGGCGATGGCACCTTCGGGAATGTAGGTCAGCACCTCACTCTTCTTCACGATGGCCGCCTTCTCGTCTTTGATCGTCGACAGCATCTCCGGGGAGAACCCACTGTGACGGACAAGGCAGCGTGCCAGACAGTTCTCCGCCTCGTTGGCGGTCAACCCGAGAAGGTTCGTGACCAGCTGTGCTCGCAGTTCGTCAGTGCATTGCGCCTTCTCCGGGTCTTTCGACTCGATACTTTGGCGAACGAACTCGACGGTGCGGGCCAGCTTGGCCTCGCCTGGAAGCAAGAATTCCACGACAGAGATGTTAGCTTTCACCTTGTCGTGGATCGAGAGCTTCGGCGACAGGATGATGATGGGCCGCTTGTGCTTCTTATTCACCAAGCGGTTGCCTTCCGTCAACGTGCGGATGCGCCGGCGGACATTAGTGTCCACCATGAAGTCATCCAAGTCACGGAAGATGAAGACCTGATTGCCGTTGAACAAGGCCTCATCGTTGAGAGCCTCCAACGCCGACACCGCGTTCTTGTACTTGTTGTTCCCCGACAGCGCGTCGCAGGAGAACCCCTCGTAACAGTCCCACGTGACCACGCCCATATTCAGGCGACGGGCCACACGCGTGATCTCGACCTCGGCTCGCGCCTCTTCGGCCGTATGCACGTAAAGAGCTTGATAACCAGCACGCAGATGTTCGTCCAACAGCTGGGCGAAATCGTTATCCTCGGTGACGAGGCCGGTATTGGTATCTTCCGCGGGGGCTGGTTTCGTCGTTTTCTTAGCCATTTTCTTTTGTCTTTCCTACTTTTGCTCGAAAGATCGTAGCATATTATTCACTACATCTTTCGCGTTGCCATTCCGTAGCTGCAACTGATCCAGCTGCTGCGACATGCGAATTAGGTTCTCCTTGACCAGACGATTGATCTCTTCCGTCTTCGATGCTTCGAGATCGTAGATGGCGTTGAACATTGTCGGGTCATCAGAGAAGTCACTCTGCACGAGTGCGGCGGGATTGCTTTCGCGCACCGCTATCTTGAGCACGTCAGGTGGCGATATGATGCCCTCGGCGTCGAGAGCAGCTCCAATGTAGGCGACGATCTCATCACTGAATGGATTCTCGTCGTCCTCATCAGGCTCCGCCAGTAACATAGCCTCGGTAATTGCCCATGCGACTTCAGCGGCGTCTGCGGGTTCCCATGCGCGGGGATCGTACGTGTCCCCGGACAAGATATTCGCAAACTCGTTGAAATCAGGGAGGTTCTTGTAAAACGCGTCTGATACGACGAGATTGATACCCGTCATCAGCCGGTCAAATACCCGGTTAGGTATCTTGGCTTGGAAATCAGCTTCGATCTCCAGCTTCAACGTCTCGGGTAGCCACTCGAAGCACTCGGTGCCGAAGTGATCGACAACCGCGATAACGAGCGTGGTAGCGAAGGATTCGCCACTTTGGAAAGCATCACGGTAACTGCTCTGTACTTGCGGCATCGTCAAGTCTCCTTTGTAGCTGCCTACAGGCGAGCGTGTTCCGACCGAAGAGTACGGCCAGATTGTATGCCACCGTCTCCATTGGTGGCTGCTCCGGGGACAATACAATGTCACCCGTAACAAGGTCAAGCCAACCGGTGTTCCCGGTCCACGTGACATACTGTCCGTCGGCGATGACCAACGCCAGTGGGGCAGGTGCCCGCGTCTTCCTCATCGCTTGCTCCAACGCATGACCGTGGTCTTGCAGGCCAGCCGTGAGCTCCTCGAAGATCGCGGTCCGCTGTTCGGGCGCTAGAAAAGCTAGCCGCCCGAGCAGCATGATCACCCACAGCCGCAAGCAGTCATCCGCACAGATAACAGTATCTGCCGCAGGCATTTTCGCGTGGCCGAGTTGTCGGAACGCGTTGCGCTGCTGGAGCGGAGTGAGCACTTGATCGTGTGTGAGGACCTGAACCGTGAACATCTACAGTCCGCCCGTGATATTGTAATCACAACGGTAGGCCGCAACAACAGTGCCGTTACGCCCGAGAATTAGGTCGTCGCTCGTCTCGCCGTTGCAGTCGACCGGATAGGCTACCTCGTTGCCCGAGACGCCCGCACGGGTGATCTGCTTGGTCGCAGCAGTGATCGCAGCCTGCTTGGCGGCCGCCGACATCACTTCTTCTTGCGAATCCCCTTGAACCGTGACAGTACCCTGGCGGTCGCCAAGGTCCGTACTCACTACAGTAATGGCCATCTGATACTCCTTCTGGTTAGTGTAACGGCCTGATCAAAAAATATCTGATTGCTATATCGTACCCTCTATCGATGTTTTAATCAATGCGATCGGTATGGCAATGCTTCTATCTACGTCGCTGGCACGGCCACGGTAGAGTGTCAACTCCGGGGCTAGCTGCGGGATCTGCGTGCCACCTTCTGTAATGACCTGGGCCCACCCCGCTCGTTTGAACGCGAAAGCCACGCCGCAGTGGGAGCCGGTGAGCCGGTGCTGGCTGAGGTCCACATGACTCAAGTCCATCTCTGCTGGGATATACATGGCACACGGCACAATTTGCGTGTCGCCCACTACCGGCTGCTTCGCTGCTTCGTTCAGCCGCCGGAAGTGTGCATGGTCTGTGTATACCCTGACAATCGATCGTTGCCCAAACAGCATATTAGCGTCATACATCACCTGACACATGCCAGGAACCTGCGGATGGGCCACTTTCTCCAACCATTCCGCTGTGTCGAGAAGTTGGCAACCCACCCGCCGGGTGAGATCGATAACGTACCACTTGGCCTCACGACGCGAGACTGTCGGTCGAGCCGGTATGAGCCAGCTACCCAGTGTTAGTTTATCTATGGAACTCATTGTTCTCTCCCAATAGCTAAGAAAAATCGGAGAACTTCCACGTCTGAATGTGCTGTAGCAAACCCCAATAGGCGTGAGAAAGTACCGTGTTGAAAGTCACACAGGTAATCCCTCACAGCCTATTGAGGCTGCTAAGCGGGGTGTCGTTGTTACGACATGACGGCTGGGCAGATGATCTGCCCGTTGACGTCGTACTCGATCTCGTCGACTGATTGGCTGACCACTTGGCCGCCAACGACGAAATGAGCATAGCGGGGGTTCGGTCGAACGTCAGTTAATTTGACGACCGGGGAGCCCGTAACCTGGGCAGTGGGGGTGGCTGTTGAAGCGACCATGAGAAGTCTCCTTCGTGGAGGTAGTGCGAGCACAGGTTGATACCCGGCTGCCGCTCGCGTGGCAGCCGGGTGTGTGTTCCGTGGTAGCAGCCTACGTGGCCGCTTCCTCTTTCGTGAGTGGCAGACTCGGCACGTCGCGATCGTCCGTCATGTTGGTGCGTCCTTCCGGCCTAGCATCGCCTTCCGCTGCCGCAGCTTCTTCGGCTTCCAACGCCTCGATCTCTTCCTCGGTGAGCCCGCGGGCTGCTCGCCGCAGATGCACCCCGACCGGGCAACTGAACTCTTTAGTCCCGGGTGCCCGCTCTCCATGAATGGCTGTCGACACTTTGAAGGCTACCTCGATGACATCTTCGTTGTAGTCGTACGGCCCCTCCTGGATCTCGGTGTTCATCACCAAGGCATCACCGCAGTCGGCGACTTCTTCTCCGTAATACTTCCGTACGACCGACATCTTGTGATGCCGGCAGACCAGAAGCACACCGCTGAACGTGACGGCGGCTACGAAGAACGATTGATACGGCAACGCCTGCCGTATCTCCATGCGCTGCTTGAACGTCGGTAGCCAGATCCCGCGACGGATCAGCGTGACGCGTTCGGCGATGTGACGCCAAACCAAAAGAATCATCGTGATGAGGTTCGACATTGAACCTTCCTCCTCGTGAGGGTGACAAGTGCAACCGGGTGTCAGCGATCGCTGACTAGGACCCGAAAAGATACAACACGAACCCCAACTGATAAAGCTGAGGTTCATGTTATATGCCCGAAAACGAAGCTGAGTTTAGTTTGGACTACGACACAAATGTCGTGTCATCGTAACGTGACGTCATGCCTTCCGGCGGTAGCGAGGCTACCCCGATAAGACACTCTTCAGCGGCCCACCGTACGGTGGACGCCATCGGGCGGCAGTAGCCTTCGGCGTTGTCCTTTGCCCATTGGACAGCCTCGGCTCGGTCGGTGTCACGGAAGACGTGACATACCGTCTGTCGGAATTCGTGTGACGTCCGAAGTTCTTCACGAACCGCATCCGTCACACCCGTGTGCTCCACATCCATGATGCGGTGTAACGGACTCTGGGCCTCGGACTGGTGGATGCCGCCCTCGCGATGAAGCGAGGGACATCCGATCATTCCTTCGGTGAAGTAATCACCGGGGAGCGTCCACGCCGTAACAGCCATCGCCATAGCCCTGGTGAACACCAGTGAATGCTCGTTGGCTTTATCGATCGTGTCCTTCTTCGGGAACAATTTACGGAACATACTGCACCTCCTTGTGATAGGGACCGTGTTCCAGCAGTGCGGCCGGGGTCCATGAAATAGACCAAAAATGGCCCAAAACGTGGGTTGTGAATACTACATTACAACCTCATCTTATATGACGTGTTTTTGGGCTGAATTTAGACGAAAAATGGCGGGCCAAATGACCCGCCATTCTAAGATTTCAGATTGTGGTAGCCGAACTAGATCGTGTACTTCACACGCTGGCCACGCCCGTTGCTCGCGATTATCCGCAACTGTCTCGCACCAAGCAACTGCTTGAGCTTCGTCAGTCGTGAGCCCCGGAGCGACCGCACCGCCGTCTTGGCCTGATTGATTGCGTCAGTCGCGATCTGGGTTTTCTGGGACCCGCACCGGTGGCAATTCTTCTTACCCTTCTGGACAGACTCCAACTGCTTCTTCGCAGCAGTCAATCCAGGGAGTATTGCCACGACACGCGGATCGGCCATCATGGCCTTGATCGTGCTGTCTTCAATCACAAGTAGGTTTATCATACCACCTCCCGGTAGTATACCGTGAGCTCCACACCGTCGACTTCGATCGGCGCCGTCGCGGGTAGATCATTGAGAAGCACCACGATCGACATGCCGAAGGCTCCGCGTTTCAGATCCTTACCCGTCATGCTGGGGAGACCCCACATGTCGCTGGAGCCGCCATGCAGCAGCGACTGCCACGCGGGACCCTCCACAGCGTCATTGACCGCGGCGTTGCTGCCCAGGCCGTATTCAGGGTGCTGAATGGCCAGGAACACCAGCCGGGGGCTGTAGGACGGTTCAGAGCTCATTGAGCTCGTGGACGACTCAGACGTCGTCGTGGCGTCCCGTAGGACGGTCAGGGCGCTGATCCCTTCGATAATGGCGTCATCATCCAGCGCGCTGAAGTCGAAGCCCTGGACGAGCAGCAGCTGGCTTGTCTCGCCGTTCAGCAGTGCGACCCGCGATCGGTTCAACCCGGCACTGTCGGAATCCAGGACAGGCGAGCCTGATCCGGTCCCGATCTCTTCCCACGCTACCCCGCCACCTACAGACTGGGCTGTGGTGCCTTCCGCTGTAGCTGACAGCATGGCACTGAGGGAAATGGAGCTTAGACTGCCGGAATCCGCGCTGCTTGACGACGTGAGGTCCGGGTCACAATCTGCCCCGAAAACATCCTCCCCGTCTGGGAAGACGGTATCCATCTTATCCAGCGTCCGTTTGATGCGATAAACATCACTACGCACGGCGGCGATGAAATCTTCGGCCTCCTCGACCGAGCGGAGTAGCACGTCCACGTAAGATAGGCGGAACCACTCGGGCGATGACGCCGGGGTTGGTCCGTCCTCTGGATATTCCTCAATGTCTGGTGGAGAGCAGACGTGACTGAAGGTACCCACGGCAGCGCCGGTTTGCGGGCTGAGCGGCAGCAGTCGATAGGCGAAGATCTTTGTTGCCATGCCAGTAGCACATACAACATTGAAACGCACTCGAACGCCGTCGTCTTTACCGTAAACGTAGTGGCTAGCTGCCCAACTGATTTTGATGCTGCGGTTGGCCGACATCCCTGGGCCTCCGTCAGAATTGAAGTTTTGCTATTTTCCCTTGCCGCTTTGACCGACGATAGTATATCACAATCGGCCGACAAGGGTAACCTTTGCGGCTTTCGATAAATGCCCGGACATCTTCAAGTGCCGGGTCCTTCGTGCGTTTCAGCTCCAGAAGTTTAATGAACAGGGCATCTACGCACCCGCTCATAAACTTCCACTCGCTGCCACACGTTTTACAATGTCTATTGTCCAGATACGCCTGCCATGACGCAAGGGCAACCTCGCGAAGATAGGCAAAAGCCGGGGCCTTGACATAAAAGTCGGGAGCCTTCAGCAGCCCAATCATGTGCTGGCGATCTAGCTTCAATCGTCTGTTTTCACTCACAGTTCAACTAATTTGAGGGCTGGAGGAGCCACTACCCGAGGTTGTCGCGGCGGTACGGGCGGTGGTGTGGCTGTGGGCGATACCAGCGGTGGAACCTCCATCACACGCGTATTATTGCGTGGTGCCGGCTGCGGGGGCTGCGTCGCCGGAGCTTGAGCTGGAGGCCTGGGTGTCATGCCTTTTGCGACCGTGTCGATCAGCGGCATGGTGGACCCGCGGCGGTCCACGGAGCTGGTACGAACAAACTGCTTGCTGCCATTGAACTGCTTGATGGCGAAACCTGCTTGATATACCTGCTCCCCGATCTGCCAATCCCCGCCCGTGTGTGACAGGCCTGTGCCGAGATCGGGAATATCCGCTGTCTTGATACACTCGTGGGTGATTGCCCAGAACCCGCCGGTAGCAAACAGGATTTTCGTGCCGTTCGGGCTAGGCTTGTCGTTGTGCATCCGCCACGGACGTCCCTTGTACCACGGTCGCGAGGACAGGACCTCTCGCTGCGTCGGATTGGTCGTCCACACAAACTTCGCTCCGAACATGTGAGCGTTGTTTGATTTATGGTGATTTACGATATGCTGCGTGAGTATGGACGCCCAGTTCGGGTTGACGTCGCAGACCGAGTCGTCGTCGAACCAGAGAACCCACTTCGTTTCGATCGGACAGTCAGGGTCAAAGAACATCTCGCGCATGACCGGATACTTGTAGACATTCTCGGCGTGCTGGTAATGCTTCCGAATCACACCCTTTTTCACATAGTTCTCGATCATCGCCAACGACTTTGAATTCAACGCGTTGGAACCAACACGCAGATCCATGCGGCCCGCGGGCATGGTAGCTATCACAGATTCAAGACATCGCTTGTGCAGGTCATGGAATTCCTCGCCGCCGTAGAACAGAATACAGACGGTGTACTTCCCACCCACGTCCTCATTGTCGAAGGCCGCCTCGCTCGCGTATTCTCGTGTGCCGCCAGGACGCACGGCCACCCCATGCTTGGCTGACCGCCCACGTGTCTCCAGTTTCGCCTTCGGGCTACCACTCATCCGAATGTTAGCATTGGCTGGCAATTTTACGGAAGTGCGGGCTGACACATGCTGGCTGCCGCGTTTGCATGCCTGCTTAGACGGTACGACTTCGAGCAACTTGGGCTCCTGCAATTCGGGAGGCTGGACGCCGCCAAGGGGCGGGAGGCTTTGGTCGGTGTAATATTTCATGACTGCTTCCAATACAAGTTCAGGGGTTATCATATTCATGCACTCGGCCACTGCCTGTCCTGGCAAGTAAATAGGCCGATGACACAGCAATTTATCATCATTCAGCGGTGTCACTTTGTTCCTCCAACAGCCGTGATGCTTACAGCAATCCAGCATACCTATCGTGTGCAGATACTGATGGGGCACCAAGATGTTTCCACTGGCTGTCGGACCAAAACCTTTGTTCTCGTTGACGTAGGCTTCCCACCACCACGCCTCGCGACCACCGCCGAGCACCACCGCGGGACGCTGTAACGCGGCGGCTATGTGCATGGCTGCTGTAACGCCGCAGATAACACCATCTGCGTGGTGGATCAGACGTATGAGATCGCGTAGGTTTGTCTGCCCCACAAGATCCAACACTCCGGTGAGCGGCGGATGCCAGTGTCCGCCATCGTTTCCGCCAGCCTGCACAACGCCGAGACCCCTTGTGGTCAGGGCGTCAACAACGGTTTGAAAGTAATCGGGTCGCCATACCTTGACCGTGGCATCACTCTTCCCACCTGACAGTATAACCCAATAACGACCATCAACCAATGACACGTCACGCTCAGCGTCGGACAAGTGCAGATCGCCATACGGATGGTGCATCGGTACTTCTATACCAGTCTGCTTCTTGAAGTCACGATGAAAATATCCACAAAAATGAACGGTCTCTATGTTCTGCACACGAATGCCAGCACCGTACGAGAGCTTGATAAACTGCACGCCGGGCTTCAACGCCTTCGGTTTCTTTGATTTATGATTCCACAATTCGGTGATATATGGATTGTGCCGCCACAAGTCTGGACACGTCGTATCGATGTCTATCTCGACCTCGTCGCCGTACGTCAAATGAATGTCGCGTACCAACGCGGACATGCAGACAATGTCGCCGGGAGATCGGTGGTGTGCTAGCACAATTCTCTTGGGATTAACCGCCATATTAGTCCTCTAACTTCACGCCAAGTCGTTTGGCCTTTGCCACAAGCACTTCATTGTCCGGGGCCAGCTGCACGGCTGCCAGCAGGTGTCGCTGCATGCGATCCGTCAGTTCCATTTTGAACGCTATCAACCCGGCAAGATCATGCGGGTGATAATCCCACGCTTCATCGCGCGTCATATAATGCTGCGGCCGTGCAGTGATCACCAACGCTTGGCACACAGCACCGTACGCCTGCGGCCACATTTCATGCTTCATGTGATACTGCGACAGCACGAGCCAAGGCTCTCGCTGATTCGGGGCCACGTGACACGCCGTCATGTAAGCGGCCAACGCCTCGGCGGGTTGTCCGAGAGCCTCATACGCTCTTGCCATGTAACCATGAGCATTCGATCGTTCGATGCACCAAGCGTCAGGATACGTCGTAAGGTACTTATGTGCCGTGTCTAACACGTCCCCCCAGGCTTCCGCGTAGACGTACTCGCGAGCGAGCCAGAAAAGATGCCGGTCGGTACCGGTAGGTGACGTGCACTCGCGCTCCATCAGCTCGGTGTAGACTCGACTTTTTTCGCTATCTTGTCGATGTTCACACACCATAGTTGCTGCGGTGGCCATCGACTCGTCGCTGGCACCCGTCCAGTAAAGATTCTCATGCACGGTGTGTCGCCACTCGTAACCGGCCCGTTGGTGCGCGAAATCTTTGTAGCCAACTGTGCCGTAACCGCCATCTGCCTTGAACGAATGGATGTAGCGAAACTTCAAACGCGTGTGCGCGCCCGGCCGGAAATGCTGTTCGATCGGTTCTCGCCAGTTTCCGACAAGCACCTCATCGAGATCCAATGCGATGCACAGATCAATGTCGGTCGGCAAGCAACTGAGTACCACGTTTCTTGCCATGTCGAACCGCCACGGGTCCACGCAGATCGGTATGACGGTGGCCCCGTGGTCTTGTAGAATCTCTGCCGTGCGATCCTGACTGGGTGACAGCCCTACGGTCACGCTATCAGCGTACAGGTTGCACGAATCCATGAAACGCTCGGCGAACTTCTCTTCGTCCTTGGCAATTGTGTAAATAGCTATTTTCATGCTGCTCCGTCCCAACGATGGAGTATCGCTAGGCCTTTCTTGTTCTGCGGATCGAGTTCCAACGCTTTGAGCACTAACGCCCGTGCTTTGTCATTATCGCCGGTTTCGATGCACGCCTGCGCGGTAATTAGAAACGGATCTGGACCCCAGGCAGCCCCATCATTTGTGGTAAACCCTGGGTCGCGATCCACCACCAGCAACGCCTTAGACCCAGCCCACTTGGCGCCTTCAAAGTCCTTTTGATCACTGAAATACCTTGTGAGCGCGAACCATATCTCTCGCGTCCCTGGGTACTCTGCGGTCGCACGCATGAGCCAGGACAGGGCCTGATTCGGGGCATTGGTGCGAGCGTAGACGTCACCCAGCATTCGCATGGCTTCGGCACGCTCGGCCTTCCAGTGTGACTTTGGGTGCTCCAGATACTTTGTGAGTGTCTCAGCACTCTTCAGGTCCATCCGGCGGAAGAAATACTCTCGACCGAGATAGAACAGCGTCCGGGGGCACTCACACTCAGCCACGGCCAGCTCCAGGAGCGAGATGTAGTTTGGCCGGGCCTTCGAGACCATGTAATGATGGATCTCGATGTCTTCGAGGGCGAGCACCTGGGTTGATTTGTTAAAAGAGGTAAGAGCAGCATGCCCTGGGTGTCGCCAGTGGAACCCGCTACGATCGTGGATATTCCCGGTGCGGAAACGCACGGCTGGGACCTTACCTGGGACAGCCCATTTCCAGGTGTACCAGTAGAGAAACTGCTGAGCTATGCCGTCTTGCCATTTCCGTTCCAGTTCGTCCCGCCAATGGTTACCGCTGTGGGTGAACAGCACCTCGTCGAGATCGAGCTTGATGCACAAGTCCGTATCCTCGGGGACGTTACAGAGTGCCACGTTTGTGGCCGTGTCAAACCGCCACGGCATGATCCGGGCAGGTACCACGGTAACACCAGCAGCGGTCAATCGTTCCTGCGTACCATCCGTGCTACCCGTGTCTGTGACGACAACGTAGTCTGCCCCCTGCGTGGTCTCGACGAAACGGTCGACGTGGTCCGCTTCGTTTTTGGCCATCGTATAAACTGCTATTTTCATTCCTTACCCGATTTTCTCTACGGTGACTGATGTTCCCGGGTGGAGTAGCGATGACGCCGAACCGCCTTGGAACGTGACACGGAGGACATTGGTGACATATAAGTATAACACCTTCTCGAACGACTGGTCAACCGGTTCCGCACCAGTTCCTAGATCGGAGGTTTTTATCGCGTACTGTGAGCCGCCCACGCGGATACGCATGGTCGCCACATCGCCGTAATACGCATTGCACGAACCACTGATGCGATAATACCCATCAGCAGATATGGTCCAGTCCCCGGTACCGCCCGAGAAAGTGATAGCGGTTCCGTCGAATACGTTATCCCAACCTCCGCCGCCGGAGTATTGAAACAGGTTGATTTCCGAGAGCCCGCCGCTCGTGTTTGCAGACGACAGCCACAAGTTAGAGAATTCCGATGTAGCCCCCGCGCCGTCATCGCCGTCGTCGCCATCGGCACCAGCGGGTCCGGTGGGACCGGTTGGGCCAACGCCGCCGTCGAGTCCGTCATCGCCGTCAGGGCCAGTCGGACCAGTGGGGCCGCCGGGTATGCCAGGATCACCTTCAGGGCCGGTCGGACCAGTAGGTCCCGGAGGACCACCTTCAGGACCTATCGGCCCGGTGGGGCCTGTAACACCGACACCTGTTGGACCTGTTGGGCCTGTGAACCCGGTCGGGCCGATGGGTCCGGTAGGGCCAATGGGTCCACCAGACGGACCAGTTGGGCCCGTAACACCTGTGGCGCCGGTGGGTCCGGTGCAGCATGGACCAGTTGGTCCGGTGGTTCCTGTGGCTCCTGTGGGTCCGGTGCAGCATGGGCCAGTTGGTCCGGTGGCTCCAGTGAGTCCACTGCCCGTGCTGCCGCTAGCTGGGCCAGTAGGGCCTACCGGTCCGGTGGGACCAGTAGGGCCGCCACCGCTCGGACCGGTAGGCCCAGTGTAGCCAGTCGACCCGTCCATGCCGTCATAGCCGTTCGTGCCATCGAGTCCGTCAGCACCAGCTACTCCAGCTATCCCTTGCGGCCCTATGGCACCTGTATCGCCTTTATCGCCCTTAATACCTTGAATACCTTGTATACCTGGATCTCCGTCCGCACCATCCACGCCTGGGATGCCTTGGTCGCCGTCTGCACCTGCTGGACCTGTGTACCCAGTAGGTCCGGTCGGCCCAGGAGGGCCGCCACCAGATGGACCTGCGGGACCTGTAACGCCAGTGGGTCCGGTAGCACCAGTGCAGCATGGACCTGTGGGACCCGTGATACCGGTGAGCCCTGTGGCTCCCGTAGGTCCGGTCAAGCCGGAACCCGAACCGCCGCCGGCTGGACCTGTCGGACCGATGGGACCTGTGGGACCTAGATCACCGCCAACACCGCTTGGACCTTCAAGCCCCGTGTAACCCCTTGGACCTTCTGGGCCTGACGGCCCGGCGACTCCGTCGGCGCCATCGGCACCATCGATTCCATCAAAACCCATCGGCCCTTGAATACCCTGGATACCCTGGATACCTTGGATGCCTTGGATGCCATCAGTTCCGTCCGCACCATCCACGCCTGGGATGCCTTGGTCGCCGTCTGCACCTGCTGGACCTGTGTACCCAGTAGGTCCGGTCGGCCCAGGAGGGCCGCCACCAGATGGACCTGCGGGACCTGTAACGCCA